CGAAAAAAGCTAAAAAATACAATTGTAAAACGCAAGTTTTGCTGTTGGTCATAGGATAATCTGTTCAAATCTGTTCTTAACTGTTTTTATCGGTTGAGAACAGATTTTTTTGTTTTGTGGGCAAATCGTGGGCAAAGACCTTTGATTTGACCAGTTTTGACCTCTTTTTCAAACCTTGCCCACAAAAAGCTTGAAAGTTGGCTTGTGGCCTAGAAAAATCAGGGGTGGGAAAATTCGCCATTGTGGGCAAATCGTTGACACCAAACATCGGCCATGATAGAATCAAGTCAGATGAATAGACTAAGTGAGCAAAGGAGTGATATCATGGGTACTATTAGAAAAAGAGGCGACAAGTGGTCGTATCGAGTTGACCTTGGTGCTGTCAATGGTAAGCGTGTGCAGAAAGAGAAAGGCGGCTTTGCCACAAAGAAAGAAGCGGCTGCCGCAATGACTATTGTAGAAAATGAACTGCTTAAAACAGGTGAATATGTAGAAGCAGAACAAAAAATTACAATGCAACAACTATATGAAGAATTCATTGAAGAGGAGGCTCCGCTGACTCGAAAATATACAACCATTGTTCGCTACAAGTCTCTTTATCGAAATCAAATAGAACCTGAATTTGCTTCAAACTATCTGTATCAAATTACAACTGAACGAATTCAAAAATTTATCAACTATAAAGTTAAAGAAGAGAAAAATAAGATGTCCGGCCATTCTGAGCAAGGATTGAGTGCGGCTTATGTTCGCAGTGTTTATAATTTTCTTCTTGTGTTATTTGCTCTTGCAAAGAAAAAGAAATATATCAAAACCAACCCAATGGACGATGTGACTCCGCCAAAAGACTATCGTGCGTATGGCAAGGAGATAAGATATTATACTCAGCCGCAAATCGAATGGATGGATAAGCGATTCCAATCAACAAATCTATACACGGCTTACCAACTTGGTTTATATCTCGGTGTTCGTGTTGGAGAGTGCTTTGCACTGCGATTCAGCGATATAGACTGGGACAATAAAACCATTCAAGTTGGGTGTCAGCTTCAATTCCAAGATAAAGTATGGAGCCTTGTCTATCCTAAAACACCAAACTCTTTGCGCAGTATAAAAATGAATCAAAAACTAATCGACTATCTGAGAGCCCTTCAAAATAAATACGCAGAAAATAAAGAGCTGTTTGGTGCTGGCTGGAAGGGAAGTAACAAGGTCATGGATCGTCGTCCAGAGTTTTATGGAAAGCCAGCTGTGTTAATTACCGTTGATGATTTTATCAATGTTAAACCAAACGGCGAAATGTATGTGACCAGCTCTGATAAAACTCTTGCTCGCATTTGTAAGAAAGAAGCTGGGTTTGATTTTAAATTCCACTATCTCCGTCACACCCATGCCACCATTCTTGCAAGTAAGGGAGTCAATCCAAGATATGTTATGGAACGTTTAGGGCATGGCAAGATCGACGTTACTCTTAAATACTACACCCATATTACAGACGAAATGCATGAGCAAGTTGCAGCTATTATGGATACGGTTATGGGAGAACAGGAGGTCTTTGATAAAAATAACAAAATCAAGGACGGAGAAGATATTTCTGAAATGGCAATTCTTCTGGATACAGAAGATAATGATGAAAAAGAATGATCGATTCTATTAGATGCATGATCAATTCTACGCCTTTTTATTTGCTATTGGTTACAGTCCGTGATATAATATAATCAAAGAAAAACGGAGGCGAGAACTATGACGAATCCTTCTGTGAACTACGAAGCCAAAAAGAGGATCGTACAGGCCGGTGAAAGCCGCATATGTAACAACTGGGTCGAACACACAGATATCACACCACAGGACTTCCTAGAGGCATTAGAATGGGTGTGCGAAGATCCGTTTGATGAAGAAGGTCGTATCACTCGCGAAATCGGTCTGGAACAGAATAGAATCGTCCGCCTTCAAGTTTTTAGAGACGATAGTACCGGCCTTATGAGTCTTGTGGATATCGAAGTGTTGAAGAAGCCATTACCGCATCGTTGGGAAGGCGCATGGTTTGCTGACGGATTCTATCGCAAGATTTTGTTATCTGCAAAAGAACGGGTATGAAATAAATCAGGAGGATATCAACGATGACTATGTGCGAGAAGCTCGGTTTCAAATCTGTAGTGCAATACAAAGGAGTCTCCATGAACGTTGATATGGATGCCGTTGTAGAAGAGGCAGAGAGACAAATAAAAAAACAACACGATCGCGACGTAGAACTATCAAAAGGCACTGGCATTGTTGATCCATACTCTCATTATAGCGACGAAATGATGTATCAGCTGGCGTATGAAGCTATCACTTGGAAGATGCTTAGTGCCGAAGCAAAGCGACAGTTTGACGCGACTGGTGAATATGACTATATTGATGCTCTTGAACCAATGTCTATGGAAAAAGAAGATGCTATTATTAAAGCGCTTCGAAATCTTCGCAAGCAATATGTCATGTACGAGTTAAATCGTGATACTCCTGAGCACGAACAAAATTATTTTGAATATAAAGCGAGACATGATCATCTTTGTGAGTTAAGAAAACCATTTGTAATGCGGAAAGACCCGAACTGGATGTATAAGCTTGGGCCACTACCTGAAGAGGAAAAGTAATATGAAACCAGATGATGGTCGTCAAGCTAAAACTACAAGATGCGATAAAAAACGTAGCGAATCTATTCTAAAAAAGCGCAGAGAACAATATATCGGCTCTGTCATAAATGGATGGAAGATAACCGACGTTTATAAAAAAGAAGGAGAACGAGATTATTTTTGTACTGGGCTTTGCCCTTTATGTAATCGTCCAGCAGAGATGCGTTTGTCTCAAGTGAAGAAAATCAACAAGTGTATGAAATGCACAAATAATATTGCTAAGCCTGCTGAGACAATTAAAAAGATATCAAACGTAGACGGTTCCAGCTTGACGTCTATAAAGGCACGACTCGAAGGAAAGGTAAATCGTAATTCGACTACTGGCGTGACAGGTGTTTGCAAAGATGGTAACAAGTATAAAGCGACAATAACATTTAAAGGTAGACGAATCCACCTCGGCATGTATGAAGATATTAACGATGCAATCAAAGCTCGGAAAGAAGCCGAGAAGATGATATACCAAAAATATATTGATCAGCATCCTAATTGGGAACAAGAGATGAAGGAAGCTCTTAAAGTAATGAAAGGTGACAACTCCAATGAACAATCCGGCAATACTTGATATCGCACTCGGTTTTATTCTACACAAACATAGCCTGGATGAATTCGGTCGTAAAAATAATAAAGCACAGGCTATCCGTGAGATGTCAGACGAAGAACTTGCAGCACTCTTAAATGAACTGGTCGCACAGCAGGATAATTGCCCGCACACAGTTGACGGCTGGAAAGAGTGGCTATCTGAATCAATAAAATAATCAAAGCTAAAAAATGGGGTACTGGTCCAATTAAGGATCAATACCCCATTCGTTTTATATCAGCTCAATATCACTCGGCTCCACATAGCCCGATACATTCACTGAGATTGGATACTTTCCGATGCGGCTCTCAAGATTCGTCACTCGATAACGACCATTTACAAGTTTCCCATCAAAAATATACCATTCACCAGAGCGGCGCATACCGCAGTGTGTTTGGCTGTTTGAAAATAATATTCCGTCTAATTTAATTTTGTCTCCTGCACGAAATGTATTCTGGTTATCTGCCATCAAAACGAACCCCATGTAGCAGGCCCACAGATGCCATCTGCAGCCAGCCCGTGTCCTTTCTGATACTCAATCAGCTTCGCCTTGGTATTCGCGCCAAAAATGCCGTCAGCCTTAACACCAAGATGCCGTTGTAGTACAGTCACAGCATAAGAAGCGCCGTTCATAGCGTCTTTCGCACCTTGTCTGATAGTCGGCATAAGATTGGCTACACTGATATATTTCGTTCCGGATTTACTGATCCAGCGACTTCGTGTGGTGCGCACATCAACATGGACAAAGCCACTCGTAAGCACAGCACGGCTATAATATCCAATACCACCACTCTTGGCAAAGTAGGGCAGGGAAGATACATACAGTGCGATCCGAATCGGGTCAACGCCTTTGATCCAGATATCAGCGGCAGTTCCTTTACAATGTTGGCTACGAGGGCTTCCACCGATTGAGATGTTATAGGCAGGAGTACGATACCCAGAGTTGATATGAACAGGAGCACCGAAGTGAGCACGGATCTGTTCCAACACTTCAATCAGCTGACTATCGACCAGAACTGTATCACTCTTATCGGAGCAGGCGAACTCATAGACGGAAAAATGAGCCGACACCTTTTTGTTCTAGTCCTTCTTCATAGAGTATGTAATAACACCCATTTCATCACACCTTCAATTCTTTTTGAATTCGTCCTTGATTTTATCGTTCTGGATGTCCATCTCTTTGACAGCGGCCTCAATCATTGTCTCGATGGTTGGAGTGATCTTCACACCCAGACGCTCCAGAGCTTCCATAACATATTTCTTCTTGTCAGCCTTTTCGATAGCGCCGGTTGCACCCAGCTTCTCTGCGGCACGAACAGCGATCTGCACCAGCTTATATACGCCGATCTTTTTCAGATAGGGGATACCATAGGCCATAAAGGCAGTACCAGCGCCAGCAATAACCAGGCGGACGATAACAGAAATCAGCTCATTGATAATATCCATCATAATAAACCTCCAAAATAAAAAAGCCCGGGACGCACAGTCTCGGGTTAGTTCGTAATATTCTTTGTGTTGTTCTGACCATCGATCAAATAGTTCTCAAGTGCAGCCTTGGCCTCCTTCATCGGTTCAATTGCGTTGCCGTCGATGCCGTGACTTAGGAGTGCAAGCAGAGCCTTCATGGTGACATTGTTGCCCTGCTCACTGTGACTGATACGCTGTTCTGATTCGAGAATCTTGCGATCATGTACTTCCAGCGTGATACTGTTTTCTTTCTGGTGCTCTTCTAATGAGACCAGCTTGGATTGAAACAAGTCGAGCCTGTCTTTATCTGCACCTAGTTTTCTATTGATCTTCTCAATCTCTGCATCGTGGGCATTCAGTCGCTCGTTCTGCTTGTCATCCGGGGCTTTCGCATGATTGATTGCCTTAATGATAACAGCAATAGCGGCTGAAATAGCAGTGATGCCACCACAGATGCTCAGCAACATGGTCTACAATTGCTGTATGGTAAAAGAATAGACGTGAGGTGCGGCATTCAAACTTCCTATCATGTCTTCTCACCACCATTCGTACCACTGTCTGTGTTTTTGGCTTTCAGTGTTTCATTGATCTCGGTCAGCTGTGTAACAATAGCGTTTAGTGCTGTCACGATTTCTTTGCCGGTCTCGTCTAACAACAGCGGCTTTAAGATTTCCTGCGCCATAATTCCTCCTTTCAATTGACAAAATTCTATCAACGTGATATAGTGATAGCAGTACAAACCCTCCATCGGGCTAGTACAACCTCATTTCTATGAGTTGTTGCATGAGTTAGAGTCTCTGTGATGTAGCCATCGTCACAGGGGCTCTTTCTCTTTATGTGCGTTTTCCGCCATCACATACAGTACGCCAGTGATAATGCGGGCGCTCTTCATTGAATAGAACGTAACGCAGCCAGTCATCAACAAAGATACATAGCAACGCAAGGAAGAACCATAATACTGTAAATGGCAGGCAGATTTGACCTAGCAGATTGAACGGCAGGGAAGAGTAATCCCAGATATGTAAGCCAAGCATCAAATTCAGCGGAACACCTACCACAAGTTCCATAGCAGTCACAAAGAGCGCTCCAATACTAGCCTGTTTCCAAAGCGGCATTTCCCATGGAATATAGTTGTTCAGTCCACCGATCACAAGGAAGCAGATGCCACCGACAACGGCCATCGTCCAATGAGAGTACCCGCGCCACAGAATTTCGATGCAATAATAAAGGCATCCTCCGATCAAAAAGAGGATGCCACATTTGATTAGTTCACGAAGTTTGTTGCTCATTCGGTCACATCCTTATCTGCGTGAAGATCCAGATATTCTGCTAGTACAGCATCATAACTGATTTCAATAGCATCTACCTCTGCACTGTTCGTACATGCCTTGATACCAATCTCCAATTCCTGCTGATGAGAGACAAATGGTTTCACATATACACCAATCGCCAGTGCTAAAGCGGCCAGATCGTCATAAGTCCACTCCACGCATTCATCGCCGGTAGAATTCCATGTCAGTTTAAAAGGCTGCCCGGCGGCTGTAGAGATCTGATATAGGGCAAGATTGCTTGTAAGGAGAGCTTGCTTCTCGCTGGTGACACTGTAATACTTGCCATCAGACCATTGGATTGGATGCAGAGACAGGAAGGTGGAGAGAGCGATTTTTGACTGGGATATTTTACTTGTTTTGAGAGATTCAAGCTTCATATCCTCTGAAGGAACTGGTTCGTGCTGTTGTACTTCATAACAGTCGTCTAAATCAGCAATCATCCAGTAGTAATCACCAGACACAGCAGTCTCGTTATGTTTTGTCACGGCGGCAACAACAACACTATACACGTCACATTCTGCTTGTGTTTCAACAGGCTTCTTTACCTGATAGCCAATTACAACATCTTCAATAGATGGAAGAATAGGGAGACCTTCAACTGGCTCGCTAGGGGTTTCGCCTGGTGTCCCTGTCTCCTCATTCTTTTCGATTTTTTTTATTTCATCCATATACATCACCTCTTACTTCCATCGTCCAATTGCAATATATTCCATCGTATTATCTTCACTTCGCAGGGTGACACCAGTGGTTGATTTACCACCAATTGCATAGTTTTCCCAGCTGCTACTTTTCCATTCACTCATACCAATGCGATAATCTGTGTTGGCAAAAGCTGCGCCAAAACTAGAAAATGAGTTATTACCACATGAACCCCAACATATTTGTGTTCCGTCATCGAAACGAACGTAATTCTAGCCAGAGGCGGAAACGCCATTTCCTAACCAGCTCCGCACGCCATCTTTCGAAGCAGTATGAATCTTCATATCGGAAGTATAGCCAGCAACATAAGCAAGCGTGTTGGCATCAAGGTCTGCGCCCGACCAACCAATTTTAATTGTATTATTTGCATTATTATAATCACGAACACCAGTGGTAGCGATGGTAGCGTTCCCGTCTATATTCGCTGTAATAGTAGAACGATTTATACTTACCCCCGGATAAGACGTTGTAGGAGAAACACTTTGATCGTTGTTAGTGTATGTGCTGGTTTTAACAGTCCAGTCAGCATCCCAATCTGCATAAAGTCTATATTGACCACCACCACGAAGCCAGAATACTGCAACAGAGCCATTACCCATTTGACTATATCCTGCTGGATTTGCGCCAGATGTTACCCAATTACTATCGTTATTCAAACAAATACTATTCGCATATGTTGTTCCCTAACCAAATGCAGTGACTAACAAGTCAAGATTTACAGTAAATCCACCGCTATGGGTACTCCAAGATGGTTTTGAGCCGCTATTTAGTTGGACGTTGCATTTGATATGATGTAGTCCACTATATGGAATGCTGTTCATACTAACAACCGGATACCATGTATTTTGGTCGAGGCTCGTTAAACTTACCCACTGTGCTTTATCGAACAGGGTTCCGTTTGCAAAATCAGCAGTGCCATTTAGATTTGCCACAATAGTTGCGGATGAATTTGAAGTGTTTCTAAAAAACAATGTGTCTTGCTCGGCGATTAACCTTATATCATAATCATGATCAGAATTACTTTCAGCATGGAAATCAATATATTTTCCTAACTCTGTAACACCACTATCTGCAGACACAGTAGGAATTGTCCCCCAAGTTAATTTATCTCCGTCGGTACTTGTAGACAACCCGTTTAACTTCATCGCATTCAGCGCATCACCACCCGGTTCAGGAGAACCAGCGTAATTATGTGTATGTCCAACAGCAGCATATAACGTATCCGTCCTACTTTTGATCCAGTTCCATAAAGCAGCCAGTGGTCTACGGGTGTACTTCGTGGTCGCACTGCCATCACCACTTGTAACTGTAGCACCAACCATAACAGTGTCGGCATCTTCAACAGCATCAGCACTCGTATCCAGTGTATCTACCAATTCGCCCAAGTCATGCGTATGATCAGCAGGGGAGACACCCTCTGCGGTCAACTCTTCACTCGTCATTTTATCTGCTGTCGCCACATGGCCTGTATTATCAACACTGATGCGATATAATCCGGCCTGTTTTGCTTCGTATACCGGGTGAGTATAATTATTAGCTCCAGCTTCAATACCATCCAGCTTTGCTTTATCAGCCGAGCTCATCAAACCATTATTTTCAGTAGTAGCTACATTAGGGTCGCTTAAACTAGCAAGTTTATTTTTTTCTTCTGTTGTATAGTCGTTACTGGACAGGCCGAATCCTTCGATTTTATCTACCTTTGTACCAAGTATAGCCTCGATCGTTTTCCAGAGGTGAACCGCACCCGCTCTGTCTAGCCAACTTTTCTTTTCATCATTCATCGATATGTGATCGCCTCCTTATAAAACGTCTTATTTGTAATGCGTTGTTTATATCAGTTTGCGGAATTTAAATGTAAATGTGGAAGCGGTATCTGCAGCCATAGAGCCCTTGATTTGAAGTCTTAAGCCAACACCTTCGGAACGGCCAGAACGAATTGTCCTAAGATAAAAATGTTGTCCGTTTGTAGAATGACCAGAACAATGTAAACCTATATCATCTGCATTACCGCTGTTTGTTTCTTCAGCATACCACTGGATAACTCCACAAAATACGTCTCCCTAAATATTGCAATACGGGGTCGTATTGGCACGAAACTGCATAACATAAGTTCCAGATGGCAAATCAGTTGAATGGATACCAGTATCTTGCCAATCCGTTGTGATTGTAATCGCAGAAGTTTGAATCGTCACCACGTCTGGAATCACTTCGCTTGCTATCTTACTCTTGATCCAGCTCCACAATGCGCTCAATGATTTACGGTGATACCCGGCGGCACTCGTATTCATCACAACTTCGTCAGAATCTGTGGGGGGGGTGGGTAAGAACCGTATTTAGGTTGGACGGAATGAACTCACTATCAACACCAATATTCATATTTCCTAAAGCCATAATTCGTACCTCCTTTAAGCTGTAGCAATCTGTGCCCAATCGCCCCAACTATCATTCGCACCAGAACGGTAATAAATGTTTCTATTACAAAAAGCTATTTCGTAAGAATATCCTCCCGTATAGTCTTTCCAACCACACAGGCCAAGTAAAAAACAATATCCGTTTCCACCAGCAGACAGATTGACAGCTGAAGTTCTTTTTATTCCACGAAAAATCATTTTACCATGACAATCATCGTTATTTTCGTCCCCGTAATAATCAGACGGTGCTGTATTTGAATCCCGATTATCTCCATCGTCAACAATAAAATTATGAAAATGTTCTGATGGATTAAATTCAGATGGTTTATTCTGCACTTCACTCCATTCAGGGAGCGTTTTGTTTCCGCTATTCATTTCTCCTAGCGCCATATAATCCTCCTTATAAAACGAATATTTTACTCGGTTCAGTAGAATTAAAACTCATATAAATCGAACCAATAGGGTAGGCTTCTACCCCTACGATATTTAAGTCCCGATTGCCATATTTCGTAATCCTCCTATTTTGTTTATGGAATGTAATAGTATATCAGCATATCTCCACGATTTGTTGGTAGTTCGGTTACCAAGGAGCTCGAAATGGTTAATTTATTTCTATCTAACAATTCGTAGCTAGTACCTTCCTGCCAAGCGCCTGTCATTGCGTGACCTATCGCGATTGCCCCATCTGGTAATGAAATATCAAGAACTGTCCAATTACATTCTCCAGTTTTATTTTTTAATTTTACTCCACTTATAGGAAGGCTTACACATCCGATTTTGTTTTTTAATGCTTCTGCAGAAGCGACTTTTTTAGCAGTATTTTCATTTGTTGAGATCTCTTCAAGTGATAAAACATCTTTGTATGACACTTTTTCACTTAGTTTATTATCCACTTGTGCCTTGGTATATCCTTCAACAACAGTACCGCTACCGCTATCTGTTTGTCCACCGCCCTGCACAATATAATACTGAGCTGTAATCGCAGTCGTTGGAACTGATACAGCTCTCAGACGTACATATCCATCAAAGGTCTCAGGGTTTGCAAACTGGGCGTAAGAGGCCACTTTTGCACTTGCCGGTGTCACGCTAATAGAAATAACATCCTTTGAGGTGATCCCATCGATGTCGAGATCAATATACTTTGAATATCGATCTACTGTGTCGTCAGTAAGCTAACTTGTAGTCGGAATAATCAGTGTGTGGATATTGATCGTATTTGCTTTTACCTTCAACTTCTCGTCGATCTCGTTCTGTTGATAATATCGCTCGTCATGGGTATGACTATCGTCGCTTTTCTTTGAGAGCTTTACATTGATTTCGTCTTCTGTATAATAGCGGTCATCGTGGTTGTGTTCTGTATTTGCTTTCCCCGCTAGAGCATCACCAACAGCTTTAGCATCAGCGGCGAAATTCTCTTTTGTCAGGGTCTTGTCCACTGCAACAGAATCCAGCTTCAACCTGTCCAGCTCGGTACGGACATTGGTCAGCCCAGCATCAGCCGATTTTGCGATACTCAACGCCTCAGAGATTCTTGTACCAGTTACCTTTGCATCAGCAGCACGTCCAGATACAGTCAGTGTCGCATCAACCACAACCTGCGGCGTAGGCAGGGGATTGCCGCTATCATCGACCATGCCGCCAGTGATGGCATCGATCTCATCATTCGTCAGTGCAGCCAGCAGTTCATCCGGGTGCGGGGTATCAATTGTGATATCGCCCGTCTCACCAGTTGTCACTGTGGTCACACCACCGCCAGCGATTTTGATTTTATCCTGTGCCGTACCATTCAGGATTAAATTAATGTTAACTTCGCCATTGACTGCGTTTTTGTCGGCTTCCAGTGTGAATTTTGATGGGTTCAAAAGAATCCAGTCATCGCCACTATAAACATACAAGCTGTCTGGACGCAGGTAGTAAATCTTATTAGACAAAGGAGCCAGCGGAAGCGAGCTTACGATCTCCAAGTCTTTGCTGATTTGAATTCGTCTTGTGCCGATATCTCGATAAGTGCTTCCAGTATCAGTACATACGATCAGTTGGCCGTCAATCACAGGAGCTTGATCCAGCTGAGACTGTGCGACCTCGCGTAATGATAAATTTGCCATACTCAACTCCTTTGCTTAATAAGATTCACCACACAGCGTCATTGCCATGTGGTGAAACAAATCAATTAGCCATCAAGGGATTTCCATGTAATAGCGCCTTCCAGCACCTGCACACGGCCATCCATAGTGGTATTCAGACCATCTGCATAAGTCTTTGCACTAGCCAGAGCGTTGTCGGCCTTAGTGGTTGCATCATCAGCGGCGGTAGAAATTGCCTCAGCCTTCGCAGCAGCCAGCTCATCCTGAGTGGGCTTTGCATTCCAAGCAGCGCGCTCGTCAGCAGTGATGTGCTTTACAGCATCCTTGATATGCTCGTCCAACTTGTCATTAACGACCTTAACCTTCGCGTCTGCCTCAGCCTTGGTGTAAGCGTCCGGCACCGCAACATACAGGCCATCTTCCTCAACGGTAATACTGTTATTGCCTTTGGTAGACACACGAACATTGACAGAGATCTTATTGTCATCAGAAACAGTGACCTCAGCAGTAGGAGTGACCACACCAACATAGATATCGATCAGAGCGCCAACAGGGATCTTCACGACCTCGCCAGTTGTGATAGTCAGCTCGATCTCGTGGGTCGCTGTGTTGTAAGTACCGGTCTTCACAACCAGATCCTTGCCCAGATTGATCACTAGCTCATCGCCGCCAAACACAGGCAGCTTGATGGTACGGGTCTCTGCATCATAGGTGGGATCATGGGTCAGGCCGCTCATCACGGTGGGAACAGGAGCACCGTTCTTTGCCACACTCAGAGTGCCGGTAGCAGGGGAGTAGGTGACATCCGTAACAAACAGACCTTCCTTGCCCTCGGTTGCGGCGATTTTTGCATTCACATAGTCTGCCACAGCCTTGGTGGTGGGCAGATTGTCGTCGCTTGCATCCGCATTGGGAATCTCAGTCACAACGGGGCGATTCAACTGTACGAACTCAGTACCATTCCAAATGTGGAAGGTGTAGTCAGTCATACGGATATACAGCAGGCCCTGAATCTGTCCGCTTGCAGGCAGAGCGCTCACCAGCTTGCAGCTCTTGGTGTACTCATCTGTACCCTTGAAAATCTGGCGCGTGTCTGTAATAAAATACAATGTGTTGGCATCTTTGGTAGTCAGCTTATCATAATTCGCTTTTGTACCGTAGCCAAAATTTACATTAGCCATCTTTGCCTCACTTTCTTAAAATTCTTGCCAAACAAAATTTGTCGGCTCAACGTAAAAAGGCTCAATAGAAAAAAGCCCCGTGGCTTCGCTTTGTTGAACGATCCACGGAGCATATTTGCCATTTTCGTCTTTCACCATAACGGTTTGACCTGCATAAGTGTCTTCCGTCTCATTTAATTGCTCGTTTGCTTCAGTAACGCTGGCGAAGCAACGATTGCGAGGACGAATCTTTTGAACGGATAGGTCATCACGCACATACATGAACTCCGAGGAATCCTTTGTGATGATCATATCCCTGCCGTCCAACATTCCCAGCGCAATCGCAGCTTCTACATCTTCGGCGTTACCATATCCAAGCTTGGAATATTTAGCCTGTGCCATCTTTGCCTCCTTATAAAAGAAGCGGATGGCTTAGAACGGAACCACCCGCAAACTACCGTCTTCAGTTTCGACGCTCTCCTGAGTAATCTTGACTGCACTACCGATGGGCTTACCGTTGGCCAGCAGCTGCAGGGTATGATCGTCATTGTAGCTCAGGTCATCAGCCTTACCATCCAGAATAGCGTTGTTACGATCACTCAGTGCCTTAATCTGTGCATTCAGAGCGATAATACGCTGGTCAAGTGCGCCCAGAGCTTCATCAGGAACAATATCGCTCCAATTCTGAATGGGAACAACAGTGATCACGCCGGGACCAACCTTGCGAACGTGCTGAACAGTCGTGCCATCCGGGTCCATTGTCACATTAACAAATGTCAGCTGGATCTGGATATCGCCCGGCTCATTGGTCAGGTTGGTGTCGATAGGCAGCTTATACTCCAGCTTGTTCTTATAAAGCTCTTCTGATTTCTCCAGAATCTCTGTCTTGTAGCGCTTGCTGATAGGCAGAACGTACTCAAGCATCACGGTGAATTCACTCATGTCAACATCCTTGTATGTAGTGTCAGCCAGAAAATGGAGAGTATCCACCTGCTTACTGCGCTCCATAATGCGTTCCCGCTTGCTTACGGTCAGTGTATTATCCTCATTGATCAAAAAGGTATACATATCACACCTCCTTCCTGATGATATACAGATACTCGTCCTTTGAGATTTTGTGTTCGGCAAACAGATTGTCCAGGAGCTTGTCCTGAATCATTCCGCCATTGTACAGCCGATGCATACTCTCAACGAACTCGCTATACTTCCTCTCGTCACTCATAGCAGCCCTCCTTGAATCAAACTCAAAGTGTAAGCATCAATAATAGCCTCAGGCGTTTTACCACCCAAGGCTTTCAGCTGCTCATATTCATACAGGTCAATTTCCTGCAGTTCCACGGTGTCGTACTCGGGACAGGGGATGAGGTAATACCCGTCTACATGCCAGATATGATTACCATCACTGCTGATAATTCCCTGTGCATCATCCTCCACGCAGTTCACCATAATGTCGTGCTTTGGCTGATACTTTACAAAGCGCAGGTGGTCAAGAGCATCGATCACCCGGCCATTTTTCAATACCTTATAATACACTCTCAACACCTCCTTAAACGCTGAACATCAGACGGATACCCTGTTCGTTATTTGCAGGGGTAAATCCGTAATATTCACCAGTCACAGTCACAGAACAGAAATAAGAAGTCTGATCAGCATTCGGGCTTCGTGTCCAATATGCGGCAGGATTGCCATTTCCATCATTGCAGATGCGGCTGGTGTTATCGGTCATAAAGCTGATTGCCGTACCTTCGTAAATATAAGGCTCAACATTCTTAGACGGGAACAGTTCAGCCACAGAGGGCAGATAGAAATAACTGTCCGCAGTCACAACTTCACTACTCTTTCCACCAATGGTGCTACCTACCTTGACCTGCTTGATGATCTGTTGCCAGCCAATCGGGAGAGCTTCCAGAATACGACCGTCAAGGAATGTACGGATATTCGCATCTGCCCAGCCGCCAGTGTTGGTGGAGCCAGTATTCAGAGCCATCTTTTGACCAAGCAGTCCAGCTTGAATAAAGGTGATAGAACAACGCTTGTTGGAATTGTCACTCAGGTAATACCGTTTAAAGCCACAAGCCTCGAAGGTGAAGTCCTCATGTGTCCATGCGGCCAACTTCCGGCAGGCAGCATCACCCAGGTCGGTATACCAGAGCTTGCCCCAGTAGATCGTACCCTTTGCGTAACGCTCGTAAGCTCCGTCGTCTGCCTTAGCACAACCAAACACCAAAGTGGCATTTGTCTGTGTAGTGCGAGTACGGTTCAGCTGAATATAGCCAATCTCGGCAGCAGTGGTATTTGCCGCATAAACATGGATTCCATTTTCACCCTTAGTATGGCGCAGAACGATCATATCACGAGAACCCAGATGAGCGCCGTTTGTAGACTCAGTGCCCCATGCAACCTTAGAGCCATTGTTGACCCAGAAGCGGAAACCATTCATGCCGTTGGTCTGGAAGCACTGAGCAATCACAGAGTTTGCGGCAGAATCTTCGTCGATTCGATAGTCCAGTGCCATAACCCAGCTGCGATCCTCAGACAACAGAGATACGCCGGTATCGACATAATTCTTGCCAGTAAAGATCTTTGGTTCGTTGAACAGAACTTTCTCTTCTACGTCACTAAAGGTGAAGTCATTGCCCATCTTGATAGTGATAGCGTCTTTGTCAGAAACAACACTCTGCTCCAGATTCACCTTGGTCATGGCATAGATCTCAACAGGGCGTAGGTCACTCAACTGCTTGTCTCTGAAATAGCCGCTGACGTATTCGCATATATCGTAAACAGCATTGATATCCTTGTCTCCATTGACATAGCCGCCCTTGTCCCAGCCACTGAACAGATAATATTTATAAGCAGTCTCTTCGCTGGTATAGGTTGGAGTGTCGCCATCATACAAAACCATGGAGCCATACGGAGCAGTTGTCTGCTGTAGAACAGCGCCACGATTCATATAGCGCACACGATACTGACGCACAGATTCATCGTACACAGCAGTAACAGTCTGATTCTCAAAGACAGGAGTGAACTCGGTGTCCCAGCCACTGAATGTAAATACCGTACTGATGGTACTCGGGAAGGTAGGTGTCGGGATCGGATTGTCAGAGCGGGTCACAGGGTCAACTGCACGCTCGCCCTTGTCAATATACTGAATATCCAGAACAGTGCCATCCTTATTCACGAACTTCCAAGCGTACTGATTGATCATGGTGTTGTAAGTGATCTCCAAGTCAGGCCAGCGCTCAGTGTACAGCAGCTTCTCACGCTCACGGATGATGGGCACATGCACTTTGCCTTCCACAACGGAATTGTCAGTGTTGTAGCCATTTTCATCCAGACCGCTCATTGCATATAGGCGATTCAGCAGGGAAGTATCAGCCAGTTCCCAATCAATACCGGTAATACGCACACGGTTCAGGTTAGTGCACTTGTCCAGCATATCTTTCAGATCGATGGTTGCACACTTCTCAACGGTCAGCGTAGTGATATTGGTGTAATCCTCAACCGTCAGGTCAGTCAGATAGTTCAGGTTCTTTGCGGTCAAGCTGGCGATTGCAGGCAGATGAGCGATTTTAATCTTGCCTCCGCTTGCAAAGGAGACACCGGTAATACCAGAACCGTCAGCATAGAACTCGGTCAGGCTGGTGCATCCGGTCAGACCAATAGACTTCTTCAGGTTCGGCACGTTCTGCAGGTTCAAATGTTCTAGCAGAGTGTTATTACCAACAGCGAAATCGGTCATGTTCGTATTCTTATAGCCGCTCACACCGGAACCAACTTTCAGTTCAGTCAACTTAACACCGTGGCTGAAGTCAACATAGCCGGGATAGAAGCCAGAGATATCACCAATGCTCTGAATGATAGAAGCATTATAGATATAAACTTCAGTATCGTTCATTGCGGTGATCGGGCATTCAATCGTATAGGTCTGTCCGCGCTTGCCACGCACCTTCACAGGGTTAGAGCCATACAGAACAGAGACATAGGTATCAGCGTAGGGTGTGATATGGAATGTGCCATCCGGCTTCACGCCAGTCCAGTTGGTAGGAGTATAGCCACGAATGGTCATATCATCACTGGTTGCAACAGAACCGGAATACTTAGATGCCATGTATTTTTCCTGATAACGCTGGAACTGCCGACGTTGGTGACGCTTGTTGCCATGCATCATAGGCAGATAGCTAGTGGTATTGATGGTAGGATCTTCGTAGGTGCGGAAATATTTGCGCCGCATATCCATGATCCAAAGCTTTTCTGGCTTCACATCCTGATATTCCTCGAACTTTTTCAAAATACGAGTCGCACTCCATGCCAGCGCATTCTCACGGTTGCGGAACATCGCTGCCATCTCATCGGGGAACAGGTCACGCAGCTTGCACCACAGCTTGGAATCCGCAGCGTTAAACACATTCTTTGTGCCGATAGTATCAGTGTCCTCATAGCCATAAGTCAGAGTCAGACCACCCTCGTTATCATTGCCCATGGCGGTATCGTTATCGTAGTCAAAGCAGAAGTCCCAGTGAACCAGATCGCTGGTGTGCGGGAACACGTTCTTTGCACGGTTATCAACCATGGTGTGACGCTCAGTAAACAGATAATGGAAAATAGCAGAATCCAGATCGAAGTGATCCTTGAAATGTGCCTTGAATTCTTCATCATCCGCATTCACCACCCAGTTCTGAGCTGTAATCCACGCCTGTTTGCCAGCCTCGATCTCTTCCTCAGTGCAGGCAGGGTTACTGTAACGGAACTCAAAGGAGTGATCGCCGTCCCAAGTTTCCTGTGAGAAATCGCCGCTCAGGAAGCGGGTTTGCTCATCGGCGTTGTTGTCGATCTCAACAATAAATTCCTTATGATTCTCGGGGTCCATACCCATCGTATCATTGTTCTTTTTGGAGTTGCCAATATCGCCGCAGGCATAGAAGTGCCACTGACCATCGTTAAATACGGTCGCATTGGTGGTATCGGTCTCCTGAATAAACACGACACAGGGATAGAACGCCATTGTATCACGCACTTTGGGATTATCCTTCTTAGCCTGACGCACATAGGGGTTGAACTCATTAAAATCGTTTGCCAGCAGGGCGTTGTTTGCATTCTCAGAGGAAGCAACATTGACTTTGATGTTAAAATACTTCTCAGGAACACTATTTTCGGTCAGTGCATAGGTGTCACCGGTAGTGTCGTCACCAAACGTAAAGCCGCCCTTGCAGTTGATATCAATGTTTCGGGCAGATGCGCCATAGTGGTCGGAGCTGGTGCCTTGACCCTTGTGAGAGCCGGTAGCAGTCCAGTTATCCTCCTTGGCACGACCATTCTTATAGATCTGCTGGATCGTAGTGTTGGCGACTTCGTTCTTCTTGCCGGTGGTGAAAGTAGGTGCTGAGATCTTGATGATACGCAGATCAGGGCACTTCTCTGCCAGCAAGTCAGGGGTCAGTTCGCCGCTCGCATCCGTAATGTCGTTGCGCATATAGCGAGAGACCATCTCTTCGGCGTTCTTCGCATCGGCAATAAAGTTGTCCAGAATCTCATCATCCGTCAGGTTCATGCCGTAGCTCTTCATGCGGTACACGATAACGTCACAATCGTCAGAGCCAATAGTAATGCCAACGGGAGCAGCCTGAGTAAAGCTGTCGCTGGTGTCATACAGTTCAACACGGCAGGGGATACCGTCACACCACAGAACCATCTCGCGGAACTGCTTGTCCGGCAGAATATTGAACTCGAACTCAAGGAGATCGTCCTCACAGATGGGCAAATCAATACTGTTCTGATGGCTGGTCAGCGTAACTTTCTGAGCCTGAATGTTCAGACCAACACCGCCATTCAAGCAAGTCACGGCAGTAGCATCATAGTTGCGGACGTTCGTGGTCTTAAACACCAGCTTGAAATTCTTGCCGCTCTTTTTTGCATCGTCTGCGAAAAGCTTATAGCTGATGGTGGCGGTCGTACCAGCCTTTACACAGAAGTAGGTGTCGCCATCTTCGTCGATCTGGTAGCCACCGTTCACCCAGTCAAAGTTGTCGCTGACAGTCATCTTATTGCTGCCGGAACTCCACAGGCGGTTCACGTCTGCGTTGCTGCGGCCAGCTGGGTTAAAGTCCAACATCAGACCGGTTTTAACTGGCTCAATGGTGATACCCAGGTCTTCGATCTTTGCGGTGATGCTCTTAATAGTAGCGCCGCAAGTAATGGTCAGAGTGTGGGTGCCAATATCAGAAGATTTAAAGCTCCAAGTCTGAGCAGTACGACCAACAGTCAGTGTAGAAGTCTTAATGCCGTCAACTTCAAGCGTAATGCTTGCAGTAGAAGAGGCCGGGTTATAGACAGTGTAAACAATGCCAGTGGTACTGTACTGTTTTGCGGTGAACTCCTTTGTGGCGCAGCTGATGATCGGTGTGTTATTGCCTTCTTCTGCCCACATGATATCTTTATAAATGGTATTGCTGGTCACAGCTTTGCCATTGATATTTGCAGTCATGGTCACTTCCAGCAGGTGAGCGCCGTGTCTCTGTGCCGGAATCGCATAGGTCATCTGTCTGCCGGTAACCGCAGTTGTAACACTACCAAGCTTTTTGCCATCCAGAGTAAAGGAAACGTCCTTATTGATATTTCCGTATGGAGTAAAACGGAAAGTAACTTCACCACTATAAACCAGAGAATCATCGAAGATACTCTCCAGATAAAACTCGACAATATTGATATTCCAAGTCTTTGAACCCATACTGCCAACGGAGTCAGTAACCTGCAATTTGATCTTGTTGTCGCCATTGTGCAGATACTGAGTGATGTCGAAGCTGTTCTTTCCCTGGTAGACAGTCGAAGTGGCGACCTTTGTATTTCCAACGTACCACACGCCAGTAGCATCGCCAGTGTCTTCGCCAGAGTTGTCCACAGAAGTAAAGTTGAACTCGACAGTTGCGGTGTCACCCTTAACAACAGCGATAGAAGACTCTCCAATACGCTCAATGGTGATTGTAGAGGTACTACCACCGCCACCGCCGCCACCTTCAATAATAACAGTGGTCTTGACCGTGCCGTTCTCCAACAGGTTCAGCTTAGAATCTTCATAAGTGATATCGTACTCGCGACCAGAATTCTCATCAGGCTTAAAGTCTTTCAAGGTTTCCTGAATCTTGGCGATATCCGCATTGGCCAGATCAACAGAAGTCTGAATGCCGCCAACCGTATTCTTCAGGCCGCTCACATCACTGGATAGCACGTCAACGGTCGTCTTGTCTGCTTTCTTATCAAGCAGTGCATCAGTAGCTTCCTTATTATAATAGGAGGACTTCAGTGTCTCCGGCAGGTCGCCAACACTGTTCTTCAGTTCCTGCACGGCGGCATCATTTGCGGTCTTGTATTCAGTCAGCTCAGTCTGAACAGGGGTCACAGCAATGCTGATCTTATTGTCCACAATGCCGTTGTACATGCTTACCCACTCAGCAGAAGGGTCAGTGTTCAACTTGATCTTTGTGATTTCTTCAGCACCATTCAGGAACGTCAGAGTGCGAGTATCGTTGTCATACTGCACATTGAAATTTGCCAGACCATCCACGGCGGCAATCTCACCACGCAGCATCGTAACAAAGCCATCAACCTCGTCCTTCTTATAGAACTGCGCTAGCTTTTCATCCACACTTGCAACTGCATTCTTTGCGTCCTGTGCGCTCTTCTCAGCAGCGGTTGCGGCAACCTGTGCTTCGCCAACTTTTTGACTCATTGTTGCCAGGAACTGGGTATACCAGTCATTGCCACTCGGATCAACCATCTGCTTGCCGGTCAGCGATTTCAGCACATTCAGTCGGCCATTCGGGCGGGTGCGCCACAGGTAGCTCTTGGTGGTACTTGTATTCGGGACATTCACAGCACCGGATGCCATGATCTCAAACTGTAGCTCGCCATCTTTTGCAGTAGCATCATTTGCTACCAGCCAATAGAAGCGGATCTTGGTGTTGCTATAGCTCACGTTGATAGGGGAGGCGTAGTTTTCCTCTCTGTCTGCGTTCAGGTAGTGGATCTGAATCGTCATCTGAAGCAGGTCAATACCATCGTAGTAACGCGGCATTTCAAACGGAATAACCTGCGAGTTGGATTCTTGTGTGATATTGATCTGATTTGCATCCAGCTGAATGTCTTTGTTTTTGTCGATGTAAGACCACTGGTCATCAGAGTAATCAGCAAACCAGGTGTAATTGCCACTACGCTCAAATGTCTCTTCTCCGTTATCATCATACACGGCAATTTGGTCTTCGTCATTTAATTCCAGAGTTGCGACATCTATATCATCAACAGAAACATTTGCGGGGCTTGCAGCTTTTTTCGCAGCCAACCGCTTAGATTCTCCAAAAGATAGTGCCATTTGCTCACTCCTCTCTTATTGTTCATCTGCCGTAGTGGCAGTTAATTCGGGAAAATATTTATCAAACAAATTGTCCTGATAGAACGTATATTTGTTGTTTACGATGTAAGTGTAATAGGGGTAATAGCGGCTCAAAGAAAGTGACATTGTGCCTTCGCCCAGATTCATAGAGATGCTTTTGATGATCCAATCCACGGGGGTCTTACCGCCCAGATATTTGGCAGCATATTGGATCTTTTCATTCACGTCGAGCCACGGAACCAGTCGCGTGGTCACACTCAGGCCGTCAGTCAGGCGGGCACGCTTCCACAGTTCGTATTGACAAACTTCCATGGCTGCGTCATCCGTGGTGTAATTCTCGTAGTCTCCACCCGATAGAATCTCAGTTCTACGACCGATCTTTTCAATTGATAACCGTGCATTGTACAGGTCATCAATATTATTCGGGTCATTCACACAGATAAAAGCCATGTTGTCGCAGTTATCTTCTGCCTTTTGAGCTTCGATCTCTTTGGCAGCCGGGATTTCGTCCACCAGTTTTGCCATAGCGTGACTCTGCTGTTGGCCCAAAAAGTAGATGCGGCCAGTATTCGGATTCCACTGGAGAACATAATACTTCGTTGCCTTAATACAGCCTGGGTCTTGAATAATATCCGAACCATTAGCATCAGTCAAAGAACGATACAGCGTGCTGGTCTTTGTCTCAGAGCCAACTTGTTCATTGCCGTCTTTATCCTTGTACTTCCATGTAAATGTCAATACAACTGTCATAGCGCCACTTGTTACGTTGCCATTTTTGTCCGTCTTGGCAGCTTCAACATTTGCAGGAGCCACAAAAGATACTTTCGTTTCACTTTTCCATGTTGATTCGGTTGCGTTCAATACAAGGTTGATTGTTTTATTTGTTCCAGACCATCCTTTTACAGTTGCAGCTCCATCCGCTTCAATCGTCGCACCAAACACTTCGACACAGTTTCGAACAGCGGAATAATCCACCGTGGCCGATTCGCCATCGTTTGTCACAAGCTTCTCGAATACTTCCGGGTCAAGTACAGGCGGGTCGTCAAATCCACTGGGGATTTCCTTGCATACAAACACATCATCGTCAAAATACATCTCAAACGGATAATACAGGTCACGCAATTCTGAGAGAATATCCCAAACAGTCGAGCCAGTATCATAATCCAAGTCATGTGGAACAGTGCGGCTCCAATAGTCGATAGAATATTTCTTAAACTCCGTCTCATCTCTCATCACCGTCCAGATGGCATCACCGATACGAGTGCCTTTCTCAATGCGATGTGTACCACCAACCAGCTGTCCACCCAAGTCTCCGTTGGTACGAGAAACCAAGTCAACACAGCTGGCCTGCACAGTGTTTTCTGTTGCGCTATATGTAAAGCCATTGGATGTAAATGTATAGCACCTCTCGTTGTACCAATAGATTTTTACACCATTAACATAAGAACTATCAGCTGAATTGGAATAGCTAAGGAACAGGTCGTTATACAACTCATTCAACGCGGTCTTTGTGTCAATCACTTCTGCTTGAATGTCGTGCATGGAATGTCCTGCAAACACACTGGTTTTTCCGTAGGTCTCCCTTAATTCGTCCTCACTCTAACCGGCAATAGCAGAAACATCCACCTTACCAAGCGTAACTCCGTTCAGAACCATACCTTCAACAGCAGCAATCATCCCATGGACATGCATTTTGTTACCATACACGAAACTATCGATGCCTGATTTATCTACCTCAAAGATATTGGCAGGGGAGAGACCGCCGCTCATTGACTTCGCTTTTGTTGCCACAGCATCCAGATAAGCCCAGATATCATCCTTCACAAGCGGCACAAGTCCGTCTTTGGTCTGCAGCATCGGTGTAAATGCGATATAAGGGCCATCTTGACAAATTGGGTCATCACTTCCCAAAACTGTAGAGTAATCACCAAGTTTGGTGTACCATTCTTCTGCTTCAGCTGGGTCATCCGGTGGCGTGCCGTCATTGATCTGGTCAAAGAACGTATGATACTTTGAGATATTGGCTCGTGTCCACACTAGCACATCTCGATTCAGATTGTCGATATTGCCGTATTTTGCATAGCCTCTATTTGTGATGTCCTGAATCAAATCATCATAATTCGTCGCAGCGAGCTGATAATCCGCATTTTCCCTGATCATCTCGTCAATACTCTTTGAAGCACTGATTTTCGACATTCCTCTTCCTGACAGACCAATGAATACACGCACATTTTTACTGATCCAATCCTCTTCCGTCAGGCTGGAAATGCCGCTCTTCTTACCCAGATACAGGGTCACATTAAAGGTTCGCCGCACATCAGATTCTGAGTCGATAGAAATAGAACCATCGATCACAAGACCTTCCAAACTATCAATTGTAATAAAATCTTTGTTCAGCATATCAATGCGGCAGTAAATATTAGATGAATGATTGTTCAATAGCGCCAGGTCTGCGTCAGTCGGAAGATATGTCATACGCTGCCTCCTGGCTGATAATCACTCAGCCCATTGTTATACATGTCGCTCTCACTCTCTGCGTCACCGAGCTCCACAAAGTCGAACTCCAATACACCCTTATCGTAATGATCAGAGCAGGAGATAGAGACATTGCCATTGACACCCATTAGCCATCTGCGGCCATCAAACATCTTCAACAGCTTTGCACTGCCGTTGGTCAGCCATTCGCTCAGTTCATCACGGAATGCATTGCCGCCATTGATATCAAAGTCTTTCATTGTGTTATCAAAACGGATGCCAACACCAGAGAAGTGGCCGCTGTAATAATTGGCTTCACTGCCAGCAAATAGATACGGGTACTTGCTTCCCATCGTCTCGACAACTGTAGCAGAACGTACCTTCTCAACACTGTCCACTTTCGGTTCAAGGAAAATATGGTAGGTCTTATTGCCGTCAGTGATCACTGCACCGTCAAAGTCGCTCACAACGCTGGCCTTCGCATAGCCAAGCTCAATGCCATTTGCAACGGGAGCTACGGCGTACTCATAGTCGGTCTTGCGGCCAATGGCATATAGGTCGGTGTAATCAATCATCACATAACCATCGTCAGCGCTGTACATATAAAAATCATTGAAGTCTTTTGGCTCCAAATCCTGATTCTTTGTTGCCGATACCTCAACACGATAGTATTTCATGTTGTTCAAGAAGGTCTCAGAGAACCACTCCTTGTATTCGCTGGAACTTCTGAATTCGTCGGTCGATGTAAAATCACTTGATGCCTTGATGAACTTGCGGTCAGCAGTATATGCAATCAGACAAAACGCCTTGTCCTCAGATTTGAACTGGAAAGAAAGAACTCGATTCTTGTCGATATAATCCGAGGTCACTGCCTTATAGTTGCCCATCGGTTGACCAGTCGTTTTATTGATGTGGAGGTTTGACCAGCCCATCTTCATAATGACATGGTTCAAGTCGATCTCTTCCTGGTAAAGCGAAGTCCAGATTGCTGCGCCTTTCTTACGTCGCTTGATTCGCAAGGCATTTGCACCACTGCTTCTTGTCAGGAAATACTGTGCGTGCATACTGATATTAGCCATACGATAATTATTCTGCACGGTGAATTCTACGTCATCCACATACTCTGGATAGTCAGTTCGGAACGCCTGCAAGCCAGTGTCCAGCTGATAGCCGCCAACAGATTCTGCCGTCGCTCTCAGATAGTATAGGGTATGGTTATCCAGTCCATCGATCTGGAACCCCTTCAATGAATCACGGTAATAATAGCTCACCGACTTTTTCAGCAGCTCGCGATTCGCATCATAAAGCCAGAATTCATAACGATTGACAGATTCACCCTCCGATACCTTATACTTGTAAGAAAACTCAAAGGAATAAGAAGGGTAGGGGATAGTAGTCACACCTGAAGAACTCAGGTCATTCAGCTTGATTGTCGGTTCCTCATGGCAATAAAACAACAGCTTGTCCGAGTATTCTGAAAACAGATTCGTGCCTTTCAGCCGACAGCGAATAATCATATAGTACGGATCTTTGCGGTTTTCAAACGTGCCTGCCGGAATTGTAAAATATCGTGCCAGACCAGTGCCACCGGCAGGGAATGTACCAAACTTATACACGCCTTTTGAAAGCGTATCACCCTGCAAAATACTGCCCGTTGGAGTATCGAAGACGATAAGAGCAATGATATCAATGTCTGCGTATGCGGCAAACTGAAATGTATGATCCTTTGTGGCATCAAATGCGCCGATTTTAGATAGAATTGGTTTCAAGTTATCACCTCCGAATTATCCTTCGATATATAGCAAAGCTCACCGTTGGTATTCACAGCCAGATTCAGTGCGGCCAGAAAATTGTCAACAGTAATTTCTGAAATCGTTTTATTGATATCTGATACGTTCGTTTTCAAGGTCGAGATGTTCGTATTTGCAGCAGAAATCTTGCGTGTCACATCTTGATAGTGGTTGGATTCAGCCGTTTTTGCGTAATCAAGGTCTGTCCTCAACGAAGTAATATCAGAAGTATTTTTCTCAATGTTGCTTTTGTTGTCATATACTTGTTTCTTTGTGGCGGTATAGTCTTTGTTTGTAAAACCACCAAAATTATCATTGAAGCCATTCATCGAGCGCCACAGACTAGCTACATCGTCGGCTTCTTTTGTCTCAAGAGCGCCAACACGTTCAACCGCTGCGTTTGCGGTCGTATCATCCGTATACTTTGTCGCAACAGCCCAGTCGCTGAATGTCCATTTTTCGGTTTCACCTCTCGCAGTAATACAGATATACAATGCACCACCAACACCGCCATAAATCCATAGATCATTCACATCGTATGGAGCAGTCGGTGTATCAGTAAAAACACGAACTTTTTCTGTCGCAAGATCTCGTGCGGATGTTGCCATCGACAGTGCATTGATAACACCGGCATCCACAATTTCCATCCAGAAATACTGCTGCTTATCCTGATCATATACCCAGCGATAGCAAATGCCAGTCCTTTTATCATAGTAGATGTCGTTGACGTGTGCTTGTTTCTCTTCATCTGTCTTCCAATCTGAAGCAGGGTAGTTGTATGTATGCGGATGACCGTTTCTATACCAAGTATTAATGGTATTTTTCAGCTGATCCTGAACAGTATCTTCTGTCTGCTGGGATTTGTCTTTCATCGACTCAAACTCGGCGTTCAAGCTATCGACACCGGTCACCAGAGATTTCACTGTCAAAATCTCAACGCTGGTATTACTCTCCGATACGATCAGGTTACGGAAGTTGCCCTGCAATGCAGTCACAACAACCTTCTGGCCTACAATATAGTCATGGTTTGTTACAATGCCATACTCGCCACCGAATACAGCGATTTTATAGTGCTGGTCTTCTTTTTCTGTAATCACTCCATAGGCGGACACGTCAAATTTTGCGTTCTTTACGGCGTGTTCGGCGGCAGAAGTCACCACTTCGGCCAGCACATCGGTTACTGATTTATCTGCCATCCTATTCCTCCTAATCAAAAATAAAAGCCGACCTGCTAGGTTATCCTAGTGGTATCGGCTGTAAAAACTATTACTTACCGCTTGCTTTGCATTTGAGCAACCTTAGTCGGTAACTTCTGTTTGATTTCATTTGCCAGAGCATCAGAGCTGCCAACAGGATTCGTGATAATAATATCGCCAATCGAAGTTGTAACATCTCCGCCGCCGCCCTGAACAATCGGCTGAGAACCGTACTTTGCCATCTGCTTCTGGAACCATGCGTCAGGGTTGCCACCCATCTCGAACAGGCGAGAGGTGATATCGGCAGGGACAACACCATCGCCAGTCTCAAGATAAGTGTACCGACCGGAATCCGGCTTACGAACCAGCATCTCAGGACCCTGCTCGTCAACGTTAGCCATGTGAGGGAACTTAGCAGACTTCAGACCATTTGCATGGCCAAACAGACTGCCAAAGAAACCGCCAATTGCAGCGCCGCCAATTGCACCCAGAGGCCCAAGGAATGAACCAACGGCAGCACCGATACCAGCACCAGCAGCGGCTGTCACGCCCTTGCTTGGACCGGTATTCTGCTGTGTGCTCTGTTGTGCTTTCTGGCTTGCTTCACTGATTGCGGCAGAAGTATCAGCAGCCTTCTTACCAACGGCTTCAAATGCATCGCCTGTGGTCGCCAAATCGTTTTTAATCGATGTAACGGCAGCTTCACATCCGGCCTTGATGGCGTTGTAAGACTGGTCCATCATCCAAGTTAGATTGGTGTTAATGTCCTTTGCGCCAGGCTCAACATTTGCCCATGCGTTATCCGTCTCAGTGGATAGAGAACCGCCATCGCCAAACGTATTTGCGGCATCAGAGGTGATCTCGTTATAAGCACCGCCAATGGTTTGCTCGGTCATGTCTGCCAGATGAGTTACGCCAGCCTCGTTCATGCTCCAACTATTGTCAAAGCACGCACGCATATCGTACATCAGCTTCTGGGTGTCTTGGCTGGTGTCAGCCCATGCCTGCTCCATTGTCTTTTGAACATTGGTACTCAGGGTTTTTACACCGCCACCAACCTTACTCCAGCTGTGACCAAATGCCTTGGAGATTTCGTTCATGGCCTTATTTGTGCTGTCAACAGAGGACTTATAAGACGCATTCAGCTTGTTAGCAATCTCTTCAGACATATCGCCAGAAGTAGAAGCAAGGCTATTCCATCCGCTGGTATAAATCTTTTGCAGCGAATCAAACATTGTGTTGGTGACATCTTCAACCTGTTCAGCGCTCAGACCGGTATTCTCATTCAGTGCATCAAAGGTGTTATTCACCAGCTCATTCATCTTCTCAGACATCTTTTTGCTGGTTTTTTCAATATCCTTTGTGTCCAGACCGAGCTCGCCAGCTACAGATTTCCAGCTAGACTCAAAGTTGCTCGTCATAGACGAAATTTGGCTCTGAGCCGCCTTCTTTGTGTTGCTTGTGGATTCTGTCACTGTCTTAGAGGAGTTGATCTTACCGACCGTAGACATACGATATGTAGTCTTGGTGATCATATAAATCATGCTTTGAACGGCAGCAATGATCGGATTATCACTCTTCTTGAAGATATCAGAGAGTCCAGACATGAACTCGTTTGTATCACCAAGGATCTCGTCATACTCGCTCTCGAAAATTGAGCCAACGCCAGCGGCTGCGGCAGATGCGGCACCACTCAATTGAGCATTCGGACCTTGGGCACTCATACCAGCACCGGCAGCGGCACTACCAGTCACTTCGGCCAAGCCATTTGCCAGCCAGCCCTCGGGGTTAGCACCAATCGCCATCAGGTTGTCGGTTTCCTTTGCAGGAATAACACCGTCACCCTTTTCAAGATAGGTCATGCGTCCTTGATCTGGGTTACGAACAATCAGCTCTTCGCCCTTTTCATCAACGTTTGCAATCTGGCCCTTCTTAACGCCACGAGTACCCTTTGCATATTTCTTTGCTTGGAATGCAGGAGTAGGTTCATCAACCTGTGTACTAGAAACATTACTTGCAATTGAAGCAATCGTAGCAATCAGAGCAACTGCACCTGCAACAGCTGCGGCGGCAGCAATCCAACCAGCAATAGGAATAGAAGAAAGAGCGGTAGCAATCGCTTGCATCATAGCGGCCATAGCACTGCCAACACTCGTCACCAGAGTACCAAGTCCGGCGAAGATAGAAGGGAAGAAGCTCACAACGCCAGACGAGATGGCACTACCGATAGACTGTGCACCAGCCGCAATTGGGCCAAACATACTTCCGACGGTCTCAACAATGCCACCAAGACCAAGTCCTGTCTGACTGTTCAGCAGACCAAATCCTTCTGTGAAGAACGAGCCAATGTCAGTAAACATCAACCCGGTTTTCTCAGAGATAGATGTCTATGCGCCTGAGAAGAACTTACCGATACTACCAAGGTTGTCTTTCGCAGCACCAACCAGTCTCTCAAAGAATCCACCAGATACACGCTGAATATCGCCGGTATTCACCTTTATTGTGTTGCCAAGGATATCCAATGTCGCAGTGGTGTCTGATTTTAGTGCGGCAGAACCAGCCCTGTTCTTACCAGTAATCCAGTTCCAACCGTCAGAAACCACCTTAGCAGCTCCATCGAACATCTTCTTGAAACCGCCACCCAGATCAAAGTCACCGTTTTCACCAGTGAACATGTTCTTGATTTGATTGATAAAGCCAAAGACTCCGCCGCCGTCACCAGTTCCACCATTAAGAAGGTTCAAAATATTCGCCAGTGTCTCCAATGTAGAGATCAAATTGGAAATATCAGTGATAACATTCTTTACGTTTGTCGCGCCCTGAATGGCCTGCATATTGTTAAGGACACTACCCCTGAAACTGTCATAGTGACCTTCCATCTGCTCAAAAGTCATGGCCTCGAACTCAGCTGTGTATTTTAGCTTCTTCTGATAATCATCCCAGCTGGTGCCAATAAGATTATTGGTTTCCTGAACTTTATCCTTGAGCTTTTCCAGCTTGTCGATTTCGTCTTGCTTCTTATACTCGCGCTGCTTGTCAGACAGGTTCTGCCCGGCTTCACGAACGGCATTTTCATCTGCTTTCCATACGAAGCCCTGACCTCTGCCGCCATATACATGGACAGTCTTATTGGCCTTTGCACGCTCGTATTCATCCTGAAGTTTTGCCAGCTCGATTGCTCGCTCCTGTGCATCATTTTCTTCATTAAGCGCGTCGATACGTTTGTCAATAACATCGATCCAGGCTTCACCTTGAATCTTAAGGTCGTTGGACTGTTTGTCGTTCAAGTCATCAAAAACACCGATAAAAGAATTCAAAACAGTATTCAATTGGGATATCAGAGTCTTCAGCTTATCAGCTGATTTGCCCATGCCATCCATCGAATCTGCGCCCTTATCAAGAGAATCCGCCAACGCACGCAAAATCTCTGCCTGATCTTTAGTTTCCTCTTTTAGTTCGAGCTCTGCGGCCTTTGCCAGAATGTCGGCCTTGGTTTTTGCCAGCATCGCTTCCTTATTAAAGACGAGCTGGTTGCCCTCCAATTTGAGAAACTGCAGATACTCTGGGGACATTGTAAGCAGTTTCTGAATACTGTCAATGCTCAAACCGCCGTAAGTGTTATACTCGTTTGTAACATCACTCAGATCAGTCCAGGCGCTCTGCATTTCATCGATCTTGGAACTAAACTCTTCAACCGTAGAACCCAGTCCGTCGAAATAGTCCTGAACGGAGATAACGTCGTTCTCAATGTTCTCTTTCGCAATCTCGTAACTTCTTGCAATCGCCTCGGAAGCCGCGCCACCTTCAGTACGGGCAGCTTCTGCCTGTTGTCTTAATGATTCTACAACCGCATCTTTCAGCACATCACCACTCAAGTCGATCTTGCCAGTGTCTTTATTGTAGGCTTTATTGATCAGATCCGGGTCGTATTGGCTGTACTTTTTAATGGATTGCAGCGCAGCACTTTGAGCTTCGGTGCCTTCATAATCAAGTGCACCAGTGCGGCTTTTCTCTGTTTTTTGTTTGACAGTTTTGCCATTATCCCAGGCATCCTTGAAACCATCGGTGATTTCTTTTGCCCCTGAAAGAGCAGAAGAATAACCTTCAATCGCCGCAACCAGATCCCAGTAGGACATGGTCTGATCCTTGATGTTACGGTTTGTCCACTTAAGAATCTTGTTATACTGGGTTGCGCTCGCATTATCACCTTTGATTTTAGCATCTTTTAATTCTGCTTCCATCAATTCATTGAATTTTGCAGTCTGAATTTCAAGCTTTCCCGTTGTATCGTTCTTCTGAAGCACCGAAGAATATTTATCCTCAAGGCCGGTCAGGCTCTGAACAGTTTGCATTGTTAGATAACCTTGTTCGTTAAACTCTTTCAGTGCAGATGTAACAGTAGACCATGCATCAAGGAAAGTTTGAGCAGCTTTAGAAGAATTTTTTGTGGAATCACTAAATCCATTCAGTTGATTTTTTAGACCACTAGCACTGTTCATGGCGTTATTCATATTAGTGCTGATCAAAGACAATCTGGTATTTAAAGCCGTCATAACAGACGAGATTTTTGCTTCTATCTCTTCTGTATTGTCTCCATTTTCAGCGGATCGGGCAGCAGCAAGGGCACCAGCCAGTTCTCCAGTTCCAATTGTGGCATTTTTTAATGCAGGAGCAAGAGCTTCAAGTTTGTTCTTTTCGTCTTCAGTTGCTTCTGTGAATGTCTCTGCTTTTTCTGCGGCATCTCCCTTTGCAATCGCATTTAGCTCTGATATCGCTTGAGAAATGGCTTCCATTTGAGCTTCTGCATATTGAGTGGCCAAAAGATCGGCATAAGCGCTCTGGTTGACCTGAAGTTTGCCATTGACAAGCTCAAGGGTATTGAGGTATGCATCATCCATCTGAAGTAAACTCTGTAAAGAATCAATGCTCAAATACCCATATTTGTTGTATTCTTCAACCGCAGTAGAGCAATTCTTATAAGCGGATTGAATGTTGTCAATAACGCCCATTGTCTCTTCAAGCTGAGACGCATAGCTGTTAGCTGCCTCAGCATTACTTACCTGAAGAAAACCAAATTGCTCAAATACACCAATCAAATCTCCAAAAGAAATATGTGCTTTATCAGCTGTCTCGTGTAGAATTTTTAGTGCGTTCGATTCCGCTTCTGTTTGATGTTCGGTATCAGCGTCGATATTTAAGACGGCATCGCCAGTCATGCCGCTAAATTCATTAACAGCGCCGATATAAGAATTGCCTTTAGAATCATTCGTACCACGACGAGACATAGAAGCTTTGACTGCACTAACTTTTTCTGCAAAGATATCAACATTGGTCGTATCAACACTAGTATCGTCTTGTGCATCTGCAAGAGCTTTAGTGGCTGCGGTCATTGCGTTCGTACCGGCAACATATTCATCTTTGTACTGATCAAAATTATCAGCGTCGGTGCTATAATTGCCCATCTGCTCAGACACGGCAGAGGAGAGCTCTTCGACCTTGGTTTTCTGGGATTCAAAAGCTTCATTCAGAGTATCGAGTTCTTTCTTTTTATTTGCATACTCTTTAGAATCTTTCCCGCTAGAGGCTTCAATTTGGTCAAGTTCAACCTGAAGATCACGACGTTTTTGAGTAGTATCTTCGAGTGCTGCTGTATACTCCTGGAGAGATTCGGTCTTGGTGACTTTATCTGGTGTCGGAGAGAATATCGTAATAGGATTACCATTAGAATCATAAGACATCTGTGGTTGCGTATTAGATTTAACGATACTATTTTCTGATTTATCATTCACAACAGCGCTAGTATCTGTGTTCGCCTTATCATCAGCGTCTTTTGAAATCTGTTTCTTCAGTTCCAGCTGTGCTTCAAGCATATCGTTGATAGCCTGAAGACGTTCGCGCTCGGCAGGGTCAACAATGTCTTCAATTTTATCAACGCCCGCATCCTTCAGAGATTTGTTTAAATCGTCAATCTTGGACTGAATCTCTTCAACATCCTTAGTGGCCTGTTCGGCAGCATCGTGAGAAGAATTCATCATATCGATTAGTTCTTCAGAGCGAGTTTTAAGATTAGAAATCCACTCGATAATCTTAGTAGCTACAAGTGAAATACCAAAAGCGATGAGAGATGCCATCAGCTGCTTGCCAAGAGCCATAACGATATTTAATGCTTTTTGTTTAGCAGTTAGAGCAGTCTTAACAACACCTTCAGCTTTCTCAATACCGGCCAGTTGTTTGAATTTCTGAGTCAGAACATAGGTGGTTCCGTTCATTTCAATAATGCCAGCATTGTATAGGCGGTTCTGCTCATCTGCTTTTGCGACTTTGTTGATGTATGTTTCAAGAGCATCGACTGCTTTATCAGTTTCTGGCAGCGCATAGTTGTCGCCGTTCTTCATGCCTCCGGCAGCCATGAGATTTGAAACATCATTAGGAAGGATTTTTTCGCCGTCCCAATTCTTCAAAGCGGATTCAAAGGTGCGAGAGTTGATACGGGTGAAGTTTGCAACCTCATTAGAAAGATCCTTAATGGTTTTGCGTACATCATTATTTTTTTTATCAAATTTTGTTGCACTGATAATAGCATCCTGCTGTGTTTTATCAAGATTCGCAATTTGAGAAACATAATTTTGGATGTTTGTTCCATTAGAATCTTTTTCGAAGTTTGTACCGTCAATCTTCTTAGAAATTCCAGAGCCAAAATCGCCAAATGTTATAAATTTCTGAAGAGGAGCCCATGTGCCATTTAACTTACTCGTTGCAGAAATTGCTCCTTCAAGTGTTCCATCAAAATTTTTAGCCAAATCAACCATTGACTTATTGATTGTCAAATTGTATAATAATCTAAATGGTCGGTAAAGATTATTTGTCAATGGGGTATAAAATTATGAAGCTTGGCGATATGAGATCAGATGTTGATATATCAAATAGGACAGCTCAAAATTTTTTAGGGAAATATACAGAAAGAGCTCTTACACGAGAAGGGAAAAGGCTTTACAAGAAACATCCAGAATATGAGTATTTAAAAGAAGACCCATTTCTTAATGATCCATGGAAAGACGGATATGAATTTGATGAAACCGAATTCTACAATTCTGTTGTTTATGCTTATATGGCAGAACAATTTTTAAGACAAAAGCCAGAATTCAACAAAAAATATCAAGAAATAATTAAAGAAAGAAAAAATAATTGGAACAAATCAAGCAATAAACTTATAAAAAATAATATAGATAAAATTTACAGCTCTTTTAATGGTGAATTTTTCTCTTGGTACTCTGACTACCTTCGTGAGCAAGCAGATCCTGGTATCCTTGAGCGAGAACGCAAGCAGTGGGAACAAGAGCAAAAGAATCTCCAGATCGCCCACGATATGCGTAAGATGCAGGCCAAAATCCAAACTCAGCAAGACCTCGCCAGCGGCAAACGTGTCGTCTGCCCCTACTGCAAGTCTACGAACACTGAAAAGATTAGCACTATGAGCCGCGCCGTGTCTGTATCTCTCGTGGGCGCTGCCAGTGGAAAGCTCGGCAAACAGTGGCATTGTAAGAACTGTGGCAGCAACTTCTAAGCCTGCGCGGAGGACATATAATGGAAATTTCACTTGAAAAAGCACAGCTTATTTCAGAATTAGAAGAAAAGATAGCCAATAACACCTATAACAAACACAACAACTATGGACGAGGCGGCTGGTATCGCTATCCAATCAACTATAAAGATATCCATGATGGGAAAGAATATAAATGGGACACAAGAGCTGTCTACGTTAATTCTGATGTTGTAGAAAGTATGCGATACGACTTTGGCGAAAACCAACTCTATATTGGATATGCATTGGAAGAAGTTCTTGACTACATTGAAACACGATATCATCTTAACTTTACAGAACTCGAAAAGAAAGAGTTGGCTAAATTTCATACCGATGAAGACGATGATGACTAATAACCGCCCAGTCAGTCACCGAAGCCAGGCAAACAGTTCAAGTGTAAGAATTGTGGGCATAAGTTGTAAGCTGCAACTAACTTGAATAGCATAAATTAAAACGCCCGGCCTCCCAGCAATAGGGAAGTCGGGCTTGTTCATTATGATGGCTGCACAGCAGTTATTTCAGAAGTTCGGCAATCTCTTCAGCAGTCATACCGCTGGCCAGCGCGTTGGCAACAATATCTTCTGCCTTTTTACGATTCAATTCTGCTGCAATCTTTGCGTCAGCATCAGCCTTTTTCTTTTCGAGTTTTACAATCTCTTTATTGAGTTTTTTCAGCTCTGTTTCCTTGGATTTTCTCTCGGCATTCAGCGCGGCAATATTCGTACCGAGTGCTGCAATTTCTTCAGCGAGAGATTCTGCAGCAGTATTTTTCTCAGCAATCTGTGCTGCGTAATCAACGCCATCGAGAACCTTTGTTCTATTCTTGCTTCCTTTGGGTCTTGCCATAGTAAAAATACCTCCGTATATTTTGGATACGCGATTGTACCTTTATTATAGCCAGAACTATTCTAGTTGTCAATGCGAATGGTGTTAATTGGAAGATTGCGCATCGTTTTTATCAATTGCGGAATATCTTTCTCATCAACTATATTCTGACATTCTATAGCAGATATAGATGGACGACGAATTGTAACTGTTGTACGATTGTTAATTCGACTAATTGCAAAATCTCCCTTATTAAGAAAATCCATACCAAGAATAAGATTGAAATTGTTGGAAGCAAAAGGTTTGACTATAAATTTACATTTGTCGAAAATAGTATTTTTAGGTATACCAAGATATTCCACCATTACAATAGGATAAATACCATCGAGCTGAGTGGTAACAACTTTCGTCTCTTGTCCTGTCTTCACTGGATTTAAAACCATAGATAAGTCACTCGAAATATAACTCGCCATAGCACCAGTGTCGATTAACGCATTAGCTTTTAATATAATCCCATTATGTGCAAGAACACATGGAAAAATCAATTGATCTACAACTTTATCATATTTGATTGTAAAAGCTATAACGTCAGACATTTTTGCCCCTCCGATTAAATGACTTTAAAATACAGAAAGAATTTGTACTTTTTTTGGAAGCTCATCAATCTCAGTAAAAATCTTAAATCCATAAGCTTCCCCATAAAGATACCGATTACATCGCCAGGAAAGATTATGTTCTTTAATATACCGATCGATGAAATCACGCATAAAGGCGTCGGCTTTTTCTATATCTGGATAACGAAGGTTGCTGTGTTCTTTCATAAATGTTTTATAGAGATCTTCTGATACAATCCCGTTTTCACAATATTCAATGCAAACTCTTTCGCAGAGCTTTCGCATCTCTTCGTCCATATTTGCCTCCTGATACTATCATATAATAATACTTCTGTCAACGCCACGGCGTATACCATGATTTTACTTTCTCCACTTTTGACAGCAGGGGAGAAGCCGCCTGTAATTTTGTCTACGGCGTTACAGCAATGCCATACGCAGTAGTGATTTGGAGCACCCCATAGTGAATCTACGGCGCTGTTACGCATGTAGTTCCACTCCGACATTATGCTCTCTGAAGCGTCTCTGGCAGTACCTATTATAATAATGTAGGCACATACAGAGCTTGCCTGCGGATTCCTTTCGGTTCCCGGACGAGAATTACCCAAACTCGCCACAGCTTACGCTGCCATGTTCGTCGGTTTTACTAAATACTCCCTCACACCACAGCACTTAATATAATAAGCACAGCAGGCTTGTTCCGTGTCACCACCCGGAGTATTGCTGGGCACAATCGTGAAACCCGTCATTTTGGGTTTACCCAGCTGAGTGATAAAGGTTGCGATACCAGCGCCCATTGGAATAGCGCCAGTAAATTTGATCATTGCATCTGCGGCTTTTGTAAGTCCAGTTGCGAGAGATACGACAGTCTTGACCAGACCGGAGTCAAGTACATCGGTAGAAAGAGCTTGAAAAGATGCGTCAAGCTGAGCAAGACGACCCTGAATAGAATCAAGGTATTTCTCATTCTCAGCCCATGCGACGTTTGCACTGTTTGCAGCAGATTCCATGGAAGATTCAGCAACGTCAAAATTATTTAGAATAGCACTAACTGCATTTGCGTTTCTCTTTCCGCCAATCATCTCAGTGACATTCGCCTGTGTTACATCGGACAGGCCACTCCATACTTGAGACAGCTCTTTCATGATTTGATATGTGCTCTTGAAATTTTTGCTATCCAGCATGATGTCAACGCCAGTCAAAGATTTCAGTTCACTACGAAGTTCAGACACAGAATTTGCCATGCCATCAACTTCAATGCCTGCATTCTCTGCGTCACTTTTAGCAGCACGGAGATACATGGAAAGACTTTTTAAGGTTGTGCCGACCGTATCTGCATCTTGGATAACTGCGTTTGCAGCAGTACCAAGCGCAATAGTTTCTTCCAGCGTATTATTAGCGGCCGACATAGCAGCAGAACTGCGAGTCAAGATTTCACCAAGGTCTTTCGCGGTAACGGGTTGTGTATTTGCTACAGCGTCAATTTTATTAACAACGTCCTCTGCCTGATCAGCAAGCAAACCAAAGCCTTGCATTGTCGAAATCAGATACGAAGACGAAGTGTTAACATCATCAATTCCGTCTCCCACGTTTTTGAGCAGGGTAGAGTAGGTAGCCATATTCTCAGCGTCTTCATCAGAATAACCGAGGCGCTTCCAATCAGCAGTCGAATTGACGTAATCACTAATCGAAACACCTAGCTTTTGTGCTTGTTCAGACGCGCGGCCCATATACTCTTCAAGAGATTTGCCGGCGTATTCGCTGACTTTGCGCAGTTCTGTAACAGCTGTATCGATTTCAACTACATTCTGATATACGATCCGCAGAGCGTCTTGCATCTTGTGCAAAGCGGCCATGGTGATCATAGTGCTCAGATGCTGGCCAAAAAGCTTTTCAAACTTATCAAATAGACTTTCAGATTCCAGACCAAGCGCTTTAGCTTGAGCACGAAGTTCTGCCATCTGTTGCTTTAGTTTACCAATATTTTGATAAGCATTTGGATCAGCCAGAGCAGCTTGTAATTCTCTAACAGAATCACCCATTGCGCTGCTGACTTTTGGAAATTTCTCAAGATAGTCCATTAGCTGAGACTTGAGGTTGGCCACTTCGGTTTTGCCCTTTGCTGTCTTATTCATACGTTCGACATCAATACGCAACTCTTGAACGTCAATACCAGCTTCATTAGCAGCGACTCCTAGCTTGTTATAAGCATCGATAAGAGATTTAACACCATCAATCTTATTGTCTTTAGCCTAATCAATAGCAACTTGATTCTTGTCGCCAGAAGTATCTTTTCGAAGTCTGTTCAAAAGATCGTTTGCAGAACCACGAATGTTCGTGACGTTCGCATAGGCAGGCATATCTGTTTTATTGTCTTTTTCAATAGAGCCTTTATATGCGTCGACTGTCTTAATAAACTTTTGCAGAGAAATAATGTCTTTATCCTGAACTTTGATAGCTTCTTCTTCAATTTCTACGCGCTTTTGTTGAGCCTCGTTAACAGCGTCAATATCTTTTCGGTACTGACCCATGATTGAAGAATAACGCTGATCGGAAGATAAACCGGTAGCGGTAGCCTGATTCTGCAAATCAAGAAGATTATTATCCGCAATATTATTTTTACCAGACTTTGAGACCCAATCTTTTGTCCCTGGCTCTGCTTTTATAAAATCGTCATACGCCTTGATCTTACGATTAACTGCTGTTTGCAATTTTGTAAAGAAAGCGGCATTATCTGAATCTTTTTTATCAGTAGCTTTTTGAGCTTCTTTTGCCGCTTTTTCTGCGTCGGTGATAGATAAAGAATCTTTCCAACGCTGAATTTCATCCCATGCGTCCTTTGAGATATCATTGTTGATGCTAAGAATTTGACGTGCTGCATCGATAGCTTGTTTGTTTTCATCAGCTCTCTTTTGGTATCGAGAAATCAGTTCTTGTGCGTTAACACTATTTGGATCAATTCTATCGATATAATCCATATTTTGGAGCCAGTCTTTATAATTCGTAAGATACGACTCCTTCGCAGTATTAACATCATAAGTGCGCTGGTTATTTGTAAAAGTCACAGCAGATTCTTTGGAAATTTTACTCGATTCTGCAACTTTATTTGAATAATCGCTATTAGCATGTAAGTCAATACCAGAATCTAATGCCTTTATTTCAAGTGTGGTAATATCATCTGTTAATTTAACTACCGCTTCATTAACATCCTGAAGCTGCTGAACGTCTTCTGGCTTAAACAACTTTGAACGGCGCTGCTCCAATTTATCAAGCTTAGAATATTTCCCAATAATCTCGTCAAATGTTGCAGCAATTTCTTTATTGGATTTTTGCTCATTAGCAAGACTTTGATCGATCTTGTAGCTTTTCTTTTCAGAGTTTATCTCGTCCCACGCGTTTTGAACAAGCCCGGTATAATCACCACTATAAGAATTTATACGAGCTCCAGCTGTCTTCTTGAGATTTTTGGCATCAGATATCTTATCAATGATATCCTGCTTTGTAGCAGAATCTTCTGTAGTCAAAAGCTCTGCTTGTCGTTTTATGATTTCTTTTTCAGCATCAAGATAAATCTTTTTACTTTCTTCAATTGATTTGGCGACACGATTAACCATATCGACAGAAGATTTTTCGACAGCTTTTTGTGCTGCTTCTGCTTGCTTCGCGGCTTCGTCACGACGTTTTTGAAATGCTGCCTGGGCTGCATCATGCTGTTTCTGTTGTTCTGTATTTGCTTCACGAGTCATCCCAGATTGATATGCGGCCATTGCAAAATTATTTTCTTTTACTTGATCGTCATATCCAGGAATATCAGATAGAGAACCAGTATAATTTGATTTAAAATCATTGATAGACGATTGATTTTTATCTCTTAAATACTCTGCCTGTTTTGCTTCAGCACTATTATCGCCATACTTCTTGCGTGCTTTTTCAGCATCTGCCCACAACTTTGGCTCTTTTGCGAGATTTTCAAGAAACTCCTTTTCAGAAGCGATACGTTCTTTCTCTGCGGATTTATTTGTAGCAACGATTGCTTTTTGCTGATCTCTAGCAGCAATTTGTGTATTTTTATGTCTAATATCGTCGCGATCCTTACGAAAATTCGACATATTCTCAGCAAAAACTTTACGACGCTCAGGCATCGCCTGTAAATATTGACTTCCAACTTTAGATTCAAACTGGTTAATTATATCTAATGTATTCTGTAGCTCTTTTTGAGAAGATTTTACATATTCCGAATCATCACCATATTTGCGACGTGCGGCAGCAAGTTCTTTATAAATCTTTGAACGCTGGCGAAGTGCTGCGATATATTTTTCTTCTTCTGCAACTTTGTCTTTGTCTGAGTTTTCTGCAACACGACTGTTTCGAATATGCTCTGAATCTTCAATAGCAGAATGATAGATAGAACTACTTTGCCATGCAGAACGTCCACCGCGTCCTTTATAAAGTTTCGTGATCTTACCTTTCGCTGTACGCTCTCGTCTTGAAAGTTTCGACAAGTAGTATGAGTCTTCAGCAGCGGCTTCTGATTGCCCCTTACGTGTATGAGTTGTAAGAGAGTTTTGAACACGTGCTTTACCTTTCATAATGGAAGCAAGGCTCGTCAGAAGTTCTTTACTTTTACGCTCAAAATCTCGATCGGTCAAACCATTTTTTGTTTTCGCTGTAGACTGTTTTGGTTTCGCCTTTCTGGTAGCTTCCTTAGTCGCTTCTTTTACCGCATCAACAATCTCAGCATTTTTCAGAATCAGATTACCGTTAATATCAAATTTCTTTTTTGAAATCTCAACATCATCAATTTTAATATCACTTGCTTTAATTTTTACAGCGCCATTGATGTTTAAAGGATTAGGTCTCTTGATATCCTTATCTTTGAGTTCGACTTTGCCAGTAATATCTACTGGATCACTAGCGACCGCTACATCTTTTGTATTCAGTGAGATGGAATTAGCTGTTGTGCCGTAAGCATCTGTCTTTTTTGCAACAAGGTCCAAGTCTATGATTTGATTTTCCAAAGCTTTATTCAAAGAATCTACTTGACTCATAGAATACTCGAATGCAGTACCAATAGAAGCGATATCTGTCACATATTTATCAATGCCTGTTGTAACCGCTTCAAGATTGCGCTTAATGTTTGCAATAGATGTTGCCTGCTTTTTTAAATCAGAAGTTGATTGTGATTCACTTGTCGCAGTAGCAGTCGCTGTAGTTTCGCCATTAGCATTCTGTTTTCCAAATGTTAATGTAAAATCAATATTTTTAAGTGCATTTGTTAGTTCTGTACGAACATTCTCAATTGCTTTTTCTGCTGGCCTGAATCCGATGGGAGCAGACACTTTAGCAAAAATTGTATCAATAGAGTTCTGAAGGTCTTCTTGTTTTACATCAAAAACAACTTTTTTTATTTTTGCAATACCATCATCAATCAAAGATTGAGATTCGTTTTTGTTATTTGGCGCTCCAGGAAAATTAGGAACAGAAGTTGTAGAGGCTGATTTTGATTTCGACTTTGATGTCTCTTTGGGTTTTTTCTTGTCACCTGCTGGTACATTGGAATCTTGTATAGCAGCTGCTCGATCTGCAATACCTTTCAATTTATTATCGTCGAAATTTTTAAGAATATCGGAATATTCCTTCAACTCATCCTTAAGTGATTCTTTATTGAGTTTGACTTTGGACAATAACGTGCTCTCAAGGTTAATAGCGCTTTTTCTTTTTCTATTTATCTCCTCATATTTAGTTGAAACCTGACTTAGCGCCTCATCAATACTATCAGCATATTGTTTAATAGAAGAAGAATCAAGTAATCCAGAAGAATCTTCTTTTTTAACAGATTCTACCTTTTTTCCAACTTGTGCCTGTGTCCGTTGCAATACATCTTGTTCGTGTATCACTTCTTTTGAACGTTCTGATACTTTATCCAGATTCGAGATAGTAGAATCGCAAAGTGTATCTAATGAACTGCTATATTTTCCAACGTTTGCATATAGACGTTCAGAAAAATCTTGTGCTTCGGATTTGTCTTTGAAAATCGGTGTTTCAGAAATTAGATCAAGAACATTGATTAGTTCAAGTAAATCCGAGCATGTTTTTTCAATATTAAAGTCCTTATTATTAAATACCGAAGAAACACTCTTCATTCCAATAGTTGACGAGAATCCTTCTAAAACTTTTTTTAAATCTTTTGATTCTGATTTTAATGTTCGAAGCTTTTCTTGAAAACCTTTGACATCAATAATTTGTTCGTCTTCATCGATATATTTTTCATCTGTATATAAATCGGTTAATGAATCTTTTAATTGTAATATAGAATCCTTTACTTTTTGAATAGATGTTAAAGTTGTTTTGGATTTATAGTTTAATAAATCGTCTATGGTTAATGGTTTGACCGACTTTTTTACGGTCTCAGTAGCATCATTGACTGCTTTTGACACTTCTTTGCTCAATTTTGCTCCTGCTGCAGAAATATTTTTTGTTGGTAGCAAATCATTGACCAACCCAGTTAAATTATCAGAATTTCTTGTCAGATTTTTCAAATAGTAGCTGAGTTTATCGTTAACATCTTTCAGTTCCTTTTTTAAAGCAGAAGATAATTCATTACTGAAATCGCCTACATCAACTTTAAGTGGAACCTTTGGGAAATCTGGACTTTTAACAGCCTTATCAATTTCCTCTTTAATCTTTCCTTTAATATCTCCAGTAATATTAGGAGTGATATCAACTGGATAATCTCCACCAAGGTCATCTTTGATAAAATTATCGAACTTACTTAAATCGGGTTTGACAACCACTGTCGGCGGATTTTTAATATCGTTGAATTTTCTTTGGATGGTATCTCGTGTTTGCTGTGGATCAACATGTGGATCTACTTTTACTTTGATACTCAATTCTGGTTCTCTAGGCATATCATATTCCTCCTTTTGGAGCCGAATCTAAAAAAAGCAGGCTTTTAATAAGTCTGCTCATCTTTTTAATTACTTCAGTTGTCGTGATTGATTCGATTGCGTAACATTTTAACAATGTCGGCATAACGATAATTGATATCCTTTTGAGTGTTTTCAACAAATAGACGTGGATTAGTCCAACGATATCTCTTATGTGTCCATGGATTATGTGCGCCTTGCTCAATCAGTTGAGCCAAGCTGTCATTTTGAGACACCCAGTTTGGAGCATCAAGTCGTGGCCCTTCTATTGGAGCACGTTCATATACATATAAAGTTCTATTATCTGTCCGAACTTTGTGCTTGATATTATCATCATCTACTAGACCACCATCTTCTTCACGACGTTCATATTCAACAGGGGAGTAAGTAGCATAAACATCTTTTTGAACATGTTCCTTAAGTTTGTTCTCTACATAAGGAGCAATATCTTTGTTTAATGCTTTATTCGCTCTTCGCATGATTTCTGTCTGAAGTTCTTTGGTCGTAGTACATGATTTCTTCCCCATAGTTTACTCCTTGCCTTCAGTGGCCGCAGAAATAAGCTCTGCCGTATCAATTGAAGGAGCACTATCGAATGCATCTTCAGGAGTTTTGACGCTATAGTTATCTTTCTCTACCGGTTTCTTCAGATTTTCTTCAGCGATTTTTTCAATCATTTTGTTCATGTCGAACTGATCACCAATGCCGCTCAGTACCTCGGCGGCCAACTGCATCAACTGTTCAAATGGCTGATTCTTTGCAGCGGCTTCAAATGCGGCCATATACTGCTGGCGGGCAATCTCGATTTTTTCGCGGCAAGCCTTGTTCAGTGTAGTCAGAATATACTTGCGCGGAGCCTCGTTCATCAACTTGGTCGTTTCATCAGAGAAAGCCAGTTCACTCATCTGGTCCTGGTCCATCTCACTGGTTTCAAGACCAGTAAACATGATCAGTGTTGTAATTCGGAAAGCGTAGTCATACAGCGCCGGCTCGTAACGGCCATCGCGCTCAGACAGGCTTACCACGCTGTCAACAAACAAAATTCGTTCAGCTAAAGTCAGATTATTCTTTGCATCCATAAGTATTAGTCCTCCTGATTTAATTTATTGTTTTCAAGCTCCATCTTTACAGCAGTCGCAATGCACATCGCGTCAGCTTCATCAGACGAAACATCTTCTCCATAATAGGTTTTCACATAGTCGATGGCCTGCTGTTTTAATTCTGCGCGCTTTACTCGACCCTGTTTAAATCCTAATATCTTTCGCCACTCGGATGGCTTAATGATCTCATAGGGAATATTGTTTAGCTCACATACCCCCATAATCGCTCCTTGCAGTTGCGCCAGCTGGATCAATGTTTTTGGCGAGCTTTGCAGTGCAACATCTTCGATCACTACAAGGTCTGGACGATTGTTCTTGATACGGCTCTGGATCATCTGGCGCATCATTGTTGAGCGTTCCAAGACATCCTTGGTTTTACTCAGGTCGATCAGCGAGTGGTAAACAGTGTCGCCATCAATGGTACAGACACCCGTCTTGCCGAGAGCCTGGTCAAAAGCAATGATTTTTATAATAAACACTTCCTTTTTCTTTCTGGATGTGGTAAAATTCAAATTTGAAGAACACCTGCGTATCCCTTTTGGGAATTATTAAAACGGCGAGAATTAGTAGGGGCTTCCCAAAGACCAGTAGTACAGCTGCTGGCAGAAAGGAGGCCCGTATGATGATTGACTTCGACACCATGTCTAAGTTCGTTCAATTCGTAGCTGCTTTGGTGACTATCGCCAAGTTTGTTATGGAAGTAAGCCAGCCCCGGGCATAAGCGGGGCCAATTGTCCGATTATTCACTGAAGCTCCTATGCAAATTAGAGAGCGGAAAGTCGCCACGTGGGTGTTCTTCTTATTTGTGAGTTTCCTCATATCAACGCGCAATTGCAATAATTGTGCGCTCATAAAAGGGGCAGAGCCCCGAAAGACTCTGCCTCGTGTAAATGCTATGTATCAGCCCTCGTTAGGGAAGATGAGAGAGAACATGTCGCCATTCTCGTCAGCCAGAACGTCGAAGGTCATGGTCAGAGAAACGGGGTCGCCAGTGTTCTGCCAAGACAGCTCGAAGCCGGCCTGAGGAGCAGCCTTGTACCAGATGGGATGTGCCTCGATGATGTCGTCGCTCTCGGTCTTGTAGGGAATGGAACCCTCGACACGATAAGCCTTGGGGAAGTGACGGCTATCCAGGTGCACAACCTGAGCGGCTGCCTGCTTTGCGTAGTAATAAACAATGTAAGCAGTATTCTCAGTTGCTTCAGCAACGGTAACCTCAGTGCCGCCCTCAGTAACAGTAGCGGTGACCTCGGTGCCCAGATCGTCATCAGCCTTAAAGACCTGAATGGCGGTGGTGCCAGCAGCAGTAGAAATGGTCAGCTTACCAGCTTCGGTGCAGGTGACCTTCTCGCGCTTCAGGAAGTTTGCGGTGGTGCCCAGGTCGTTGCCAGACAGCATCTGGAAGACCTTGACGGGGTAAACCTGTGCCTCGATGGTCAGAGTGCCGGTACGAGAGCCGTCAAACTGCACGCGGTTAGGTGCGCCCTGGCCGCCGGTTGCGAACACGCGGTCACCCTCAAAAGAAGTAGAAGTGACGTTAGCCCAGTCAACATTCAGGAACAGCTTCTTGGTGGAGTAGTCGACCAGCATCAGATCGGCGACCTCGCGGTTGGCGAAATTTGCATTCTTGTTAGCCATAATTGTTATCCTCCTATAGTTTCGTTTTCTTTGTCAATTCGCTCTATCCATTTCGAGGGGTCATATTTACCGCCCCAAACGGAGTAATTCATTTCAGCGATATTTAGTTGTTTTGCGCGTAATAGCTGGGAGAACGTATCTCGTATCTGCCCAACTGTCAGCTCAAAGATGTTTGAATAATTCAAACTTGGATGAAAAGTACATAAGAGAGAAATCATGTTCGGCAGCTCGAAATTCGGGTCTGCCTTTTTTGTTTGTTTGAACTTTTTCTTCTTCTTTTGGAACTTCTCATAAAACAAGCGATCTTTTTCGGTCTTGAATTTTGGAGCTTCTTCAGGGATGTCGCTTTCGTCGATATCAACCATCTGCAAACAAATCTTTGTTACGGTTGAATAGTTGTCTCTGTCGATATAACCACCGATAGAAAATCCTTTTTTGCCGCTATTTTCTTTGTCGATAAAAATTGCTCGATGCTGCTCGTCCCACTCCAATTTCCCAGAAACAAAAAGACCCAGAGCCGAAATTAGTTCAGCCCTGGATTCATCTGTCGATGTAAGAATATCAAACATCGCAATATTTGCTTTTTGCTCACTTGTCATTTGCTCCCAGATGTCTGGCATCTTCATCATAGTTGCCGCATCGTGGTAGTATTTTTCTGGGGTATATAAAAATAATGTCAGTGCGTATTGATACTGGGTGTATCCTATCTTCAAAATGTCTTTCAGAAAAGGGGAGTGGATTCGTCCAACGTCTTTTAGTTGCACGCCATATGGACTCAGATGATCAAGGTACGAAATTTTTCTCATCAGCGAGCCCTCCTAAAAGAGCCGACCTGATAAACAAGCATTCGTCCGTAATAGCACTGCGCCGGCTTATAGATGCTGCTTCCAGCCCATTCAAGCGGTCCAATTCCAAATTCTTTGTTTCCATTCAGAAGCTTATCAATATCACTGACCAAAATATCAATGCGTGTCCCAGCTTGTCCTTTCCGATGATATGTCTGCATAAGGTTTTTACTGCAATATGCAAACACGTAAATAGTCATCATCGTAATAGAATCTCCGCTGGTCTGTTCTGGCACAACCTCAACACATAAAAATGTTTTTGAGTTTTCCTGTGTATCTGGAACATACTCATACTTAAACACGCATCCACCTTCACCCGACCCATTCTTACCAAGCAGAAGAGTTTCGGGATCGTCGATATCATCTGTATTGCCCAATAGGACATCAAGGACATTTTCGTCATTGATCAACTTGGAAACGACCCGATTTTTAAATACCCCGATCTCATCGAGATTCATATCAGATCACCTCCAGTTCGATCTTTTCAGTAAGGCCGGCTGCTTTAACCGTCAGTACCACGACTTGTCCAATCAACTTAGAATCATCCACACAAGTGATCTTGCACTTTGCACCGGTCGTAGTCGTATTACCGCCTTTGAAACATACTCCCGCAGGAGTACAATCGCCGGTAAGCGTCCATTCTGCGCCGTCGTACACTTCGCCATCGATTTTTGCAGTAAATAGCTTGCCAAATCCGCCCGTTGGGATGGATGGTTCGCCCGTAAACTCTATCGAAAGCACTCTGTCGTCTACGATGTTATCGTCAGGATAGGTGATTTCCACGTTATCGGAAGCATCTTCAGGCACATAATTGCAGATCATTTTCTCTACATTGTCTGTTTCTGCGTTGTAAAGATCCTGTTCAACGTTAAACGAAAGGAACCCGATCTGGTCATTATCATAGTCAATTCGGCCAGTCATCTGGTCAATCGACGTGATTCGATAGGTCTTTGGTTCTCCATTGACGATCTCCAACATCAGCCGCTTTCCAATGTTCAGGCGAGCAGAATACTCGTCGAACGGAGTTTGAATGCGGAATTCACGGGTTGAATAACTCATTACCTTATTCTCACTCAGGTTGGAGTAATACGGCTTTTCCACAGTTGCCCATAGAGATACGATCTTTTTTGTCTTGTCATCCTGCCACACGATCTGTTTCTGGCAGATCTGAATGCGGCCGCGCACGGTAATCTCATCGTCTGCATCACGTTCGGTAATCAGCCAGTGGCTCTTACCCCAGTACATAATGCTGCCGATCTCAAAATCCTCACCAGGTCTTGTGCGGAATATTTTCTGGTTTGTAACAGTAGACGATATAATATTTACCCAGCGGGGTACGTCATCTATCGTTACTTCTTTATAAGAAGGATTGACTGGCGCTAAAAAGCGCGTATCATGGAGTGCCTTATTGACCACCCTGTCACGCTGCGTCTCTCCATCCTGTTTCAGCATGGCTCTATATTGAGATCTTGTCATATCCCACCGCCTTACTGTGTCCATTCAGAAACACTGTTTGACTTAAAGGAATACAAGTTCATCTCAGCAGTCAATTTACGCTGCGACTGCGATAAAAGGTCTTTCATCTGCTCCAGTAGCTTAGCAGGGGAGAAGAAAGAAAAGTCCTTTGTGCTCATAGCGTTCTTCAAAGCGTCAGAGTTGTAAACATACGGCTCCAGCCAATGCACAATCATGCTCAACGCCAGAATACTCTGTTCCTTGCGGGTCAGAGTAACATTGAACTGCTGTAGCTCATCGTCATAGTCAGTCAGGTCTTGCACGCAAATGTCCGCAAAATCATCAATGGCGGCCTGAAGCAGGTCGCTCTCTGCATCTGCAAACATCTCGTCAGTATATCCTTCCTTGTCATAATCTCGAATGCGCCCACGACAGCGGGCATAGATACTTTCAAAAGTGGTTGCCATGACCCGCCTCCTTTACATCAAATTGTGTCTTCCAACTCAACAGACAGGGAGTCCTCCAGCGCCTTAATCGCACTGCGGCTGTCCAGCTCACCGGTTTCGATCTTTTTCTTAGCCTCAGATGCAATCGCATCCTTGGTGCCGCCCGGCAGTGTCGGGACGATCTTCTTAATCTCATCGGCGGGCATTGTAAACACGTCATTGAAGTTGTCGGTGGTCAGACTATTTTTGTAATAGCGCTCAACGCCAAGCTTCTTGATAATGGCGGGATCATCGATCAAAATCCAATTTTCCTCAAAGAACCGGCGCTGATTACCGCGCATAGAAACCAGCTCGCGATACTCCATTTCCTGAACATCGCCAAAAGCCTCCCACTCAACGGTATAGCCGGGATTCAAGGTGGACTTATAGATCAGATTACCAGCTGTGCCATTGCGGCACTCCACCATGGTCTCGTTTGTAATTTCGACTACGGGCTCAGTCACCACGGGAGCAGCGGCTTTCGCAGCGGTAGTCTTAGTTGTACGTCTTGCCATTCGTTCCTCCTATTTAATAAAAGAAGCGGCAGGGTTGTTGCCCCACCGCTATTCAACTCAAATTATCGATCAGGCCATCTTATATGCGCCGAAGTCACGATCAAACACAATGGCAATGCCGGTGCGCTTCATCATCAGGAACTCCTGACTCATATCAGCGTTGTTCATCGGTGTGCCCATCAGCATAGTGACATCACCCTCGGTAACGCGCTTAATGGGCTTGGTGTCGCCAGCAAACACGTACAGGGTCTTGTCATCCAGGATGAAATCGGTGGTGCCGGTAGCGTGACGCTGCTTCACAGCAATCAGCTCAGTACCATTGAAGCGGCCAAAGTGACCCATTGCGTACATATCTTCCTTGGCGGAATCAGACACAACGGCAGTCTTGATCTGACGCAGAGCCTTACGGGTGCCAACAATCACAGCGGTCTCGCCAGTAGAAGCCTCAACGTGCTCGATCAGGTCCAGCAGCTTGTCCTCGTCAAAAGAGCCGGTCTCAATGTAGGGAGCATTCAGCTTGCTGAACATGCCAACGAATGCGGCGTATGCAGAATCCAGCTCATCCTTTGTGAAGGACTTGGAAACGATATCAACAAACTTGTTAAAGTCGATACGGCCAGCCAGAACACGGTTCAGCTCCTCGTAGATCTTAATAGCGTGCAGCTGAGTATTGACGGTGATGTCAGTACCAGCTTCCAGACGCTGACGGCGCACGCCCTGAGTACCCTCGGCGATATCGGCAACAGCAAACAGGCACTCGCGCTCGATGTGGAACTTGGGAGTGTCGCCCAGAGCCAGGTTGCGGTCCTCGACCATGTTCATAAAGAACTCGTCACCCTTCAGACCTTCCTCAGAAATAACATTGACCAGCTCCTCAACAATAGCGAACACCTTGGAGCAGCTGCCATCACGCAGAGCCTTAATGTCCAACTTGGTGGAACCGCCATTTGCCTCAACCAGAGCCTTACGCAGAGCCTCCTGGGTGTCGTTCACAGAATAATCACCAGCAACGTGGCCCTTGTAGCCATCGAGAGCCAGCTTGACCAGATTAGAATCAATAGCCATGGTATAAACCTCCTATAATAAAAACGGCCGCCCGCTTTAAACGGACGGCTTTATGTTGATTTCTTAAAACTTCGGAATCACTTCAGGGTGATCATGTAGTAGGTATAGCGACCATCGCCAAAACCAACAGTCTCAACAAAGTCGATGCAGCCAAAGGTCTTGTCATCAGCAGTCTCCTGAATCTGGATCTTGGTGTCATCGGCAGCAAAACCGACATACTTGCCCTTTGCAGGAGTGCCGTTAAATGCCTCGGCAGTAGCAGAGAAGCCACCCTTAGAAACATTCAGAGCGTAAACGCGCACGGGCTTGCCAGCCTCATTGACCCACTCGGGCAGATAATGTGCCACGGTCTGATCATAGAACAGCTCGACGCCAGCGGTCAGATACAGGTCAGCAACGGTGGAAGTTGCGGTGGGAGCGGTAGCCTTGTAGACCTCGCGACCCAGCTTTTCACCCAGAACAACCAGCTGAGCGTTATCGATCTCAGCGGCATCGGAATCCTTGTAGAAAATAGCACTCTCCAGCTGAGCACCATCCAGGGTGCCACCCAGCTTGTCAATGCGCACAACAGCATGCTTATTATTAGCCATAATTATGTACCTCCTAATTTTTGGTAAATTACTTATTGCCGAGATAGTGTTCGATCAGACCACCATACGCGACATCTGAACCGTTCTGGGTGCCACCCACGCCAAAGCGGACAGTTCCTTTGTTGTTTTTATTGGGAACATAAGAAAACTCGGCACTCTTGCGGCCAACCAGCGCATAGCACTTGGTCTCCAGATCGGAGTAGCTGATCTCCTTGTTCTCCTTCAATGCGATATACTCAGCATCTGCGCCAAGCTTCTCGTCCATAACAGAAAACAGCTCATCACGCTTAGCTTTTTCTGCTGCGACGACTGCCTCTTCCTCAGCCTTCTGGTAAGCCTCCAGCTTGGGTTTGATTTCGCTAACTTCATTGGCTGCCTTAGTAAAGCTATCAGACAGTTCAACAAGCTTATCAGTCAAAGTAGAGAACATAGTGATTAGGCCAGGCATCACGTCGCCCTCGTCCCAATCCTCATAAGTGACTTTCTTACGCTTAATATTCGCGTAATCCAGAACAACATTGTCGCCATTCATAGAGTAGGGAATACCCATTAGCTGATACGTGCCAGAATCGGTCACAATTACCTCGCTGTCCAGAATATCGGTGAGCCAATACTTAGGAATCATACAGTCAGAATCCCATCGAGAAGGAACCTGAACTTTTAGCAACGCATTATAAATTTCGTCTCGAAGCTGATTGGCGCTTAGAGTAAACTCAGCACCAGCAGCGGGCTCATTCTCGGTAGGAGCAGTATTCTCAGTTCCGGCGGGCTCGGCAGAAGCAGGCTCGGGTTCCGTAGTAGGTGCGGCATTCTCCTCAGCGGGGGCCGCTGCAGGCTCAGTTACAGTGTTTTCATTGGGAGGAGTAGCCTCATTCCCGGCTGGTTCGGTAGGGGCTACCGTGTTCTCAGCAGGAACCTGATTCTCCTCGACGCCAGGGGTCTTAATTTCATTTTCATTCATTGGCGTTGTATCTCCTTTCTCCTCATCGGATGGATTATCATTTTGCGCAGTATAGTTCTGCTGAATTGCTTGATACTCATAGAGCCGATCGCGGATCTGAGCAGTAATATCTTCAACAGAAAAATTGGCAGTAACGCAGCTGCCTGTCATAGCGGGCTTGATACTCGGATCAGTCGTAGACAGAATGCAGCAACCGTCAAATTTAAAAGACCCCACAGGAACGTTGCCGTTCTTATCTGCGGGGCCACAAGCCATATCGGTCAGCTCAACACTGTGATTCTTCGTACCATCGCGGGTAAAAATATCTACAGGATCGCTAAACTTTGTCCAAATCAAACCATCAACACGCAAATACTCCCGTTCAATACCGGTGCCGTCATCCTTAACGATCCAGCGAGGATTACAAGATTCAGGGATAACACCATAAGCTTGACCAGCATAGACGTACTTCACGTCTTTGTCGGTGATTCGCAGTTCATGTTCATGTCCTTTAAAGTCCTTGTCTTCCTCGTCAAGTTCATCTACAACATAGCCCAGGATCGGCGTATTACGGATTGTCGGTACTGCTTTGTTGATCGCGTCTTTTGTAAAACTTGTTTTATTGAGGTTTGCTCCAGTGTGCATTACATCAATGCTGACATCAATGAAGCGAAAATCAGAAGATTCGTATTCGCCCTTCTTAATAAAAGAAACCGGATATCGTTGATTCATTCTGTTTTCACCTCCTCGTCAGCAAAATAAAAGCCCTGGCGAATCGCAACCTGCAACTCAGCCAGAGCATTTTCAAACACAGAATCGTATACAAAAACATACTTGTTTGTTGGGTCTATTCGCAGCATCAGAGCGCCACGGTCGGTCAGGAACTTTGCCATCCCGGCGGAGTGCGCTCCGTGTACGATAACTTCATAAATCTCCTGACTCATCTTATGCCTCCTGTCTATCGGCGCTTACATTGCCAGCATCAGACAGGCCTTCGCCCTTACTTGCGTTTGTTGGGCGGCCGCCTTCATCCCCGGCGGAACCGGACTGAGTATTGGAGCTCTTGAGCGGTGTTTCACCAGCACTAAGTCCCAGGATTTCATTTTCAAGATAAGTCATGTTCTCATAATCGCTGCCCGCATAACCAGTAGTTGCAAGAGCGGCGGTTCGAGTCGGCATACCATAGGTGGCATCCTTGAGATATCTTTCATGCATCTCAGTCACGTTATAATGAGTAACTGGTAGAAAGTTTAGGCGGAACCTATAAGAACTGGAAACGCTCTTCAGCTTGCGATTGATCCAGCGTTCCAACTGTCGCATCACTGCAAACACGATCTCCTGGTCATTCACAGTACACAGCTGCAGGGTAGTAGCAGAAGGATCTTCGCCACCGCCGAACAGATTTTTATTCACGCCAGCGCTTGTAAAGAATGCGGCCTCAGCATTTGCGACCTCTTTAGAGTCACTGTTCACGCCGCTCTTTTCAAAGTTCTAGCTGCTGATTTTCATGGGAGTAAGAATTGCGCCAATATTCGACGGCAGTACATTACTCATCATGTCATAGAACTCTTTTGCTGTATCATAGTCGATCAGGAAAGAGCCGTCAGTATCATTCACTGGGATCTCCATTGCCAGCGCCTTATAGTTATTGGTCTCACTTGCGTTTTTACTGATGGCACGGTAGTCTTCAATATCGGCAAGCGCACTAAACAAACTCACAAACGGGGGAATGGGGATATAATCTTGCTCGTTTACTTTGATACAGATGGACTTAGAACTGTCCAGCTCCTGCCACTTGTAGTTCTGCGAGTCAGCCTTATATTGGTTATACATCGTCTCAAACTCTGGCGGATAGTTGGGCAGCTTGTCTTTGTTGGAATCAAAATAAGAAAAATCAAAAGCAAAATTATAAACGCCGTCCTCAATGCTGCTTATTTTACAATAGTCTGCATCAAGATTTTGAAAAGCAAAACTGTCATTTGTCTCCCACGCATAGCCATAGTAAACGTCATCGCGGAATGCAATTGTCAGTATCTTCGTGGCTTCGTGCGGGATATTCATCAGCTCAACTGCTGTTACAGCAGAATAATACGCCTTCTTAAATTTATTGGCGTTAATTGTCTTAGAGCGATCAAGTCCATACGGAGAAATCGTGTAAGAATATGTAGACATATTCGCAAAATACTGAATCAGTCGGCGATAGTAGTTTGAAATATTGAATAGATATTTACTCATATTTCGCAGCTGCTTCTCATAGTTGGCGGGGTTGCCAAGATAGGTGACGATCTGATCTTTCGTATATTTTGTATATGTCGGATTTGTGTCGGTATTCGATGCCAGATTACGGATACCGATATGTGACAGGTTCGCATAAACGCCATTGACAAGATCCTGATATGTTACATAAGAGGTCTTGCCATCTTTGGCATTTGTTACGCGGACCTTTTTCTGCATTTTATCTTCAGCCATTACAGTCCTCCCTTCTTTAATACAGGCGCTCTAAAGTTAAACGTGAGCGAAGTTGGCTTTTTATTCTTCTTCTCCATGCTTCGTTCAACTTGCTGCGCAATGTAATAGTTGTAAGACAGGGAAGAGTAGCGGTCTTTACGGCAGCCGGATTTCTCCTTGACTTTGATAACGTTATTTACGGTTTCGTAGCCCAGATTTACAAGTTCGTTTACAGCAAGCCCGGTATTGATATATGGCATCTGTAGTGCGGCTCGTTCAGTAGGCGACATTTTATCATAGCCTTTATAGATTTTGCGCAACTGGTCTTCACATCCGTACTCACTCTGAAGCAGATGGATACGTCCTTGCTGGAAACCGCTGCGTAATCCAATGGCTACATCACTGTTAAACTGAGAGCTGCCCATAATTGCCTAGATGACCTTTTTGGCATTTTTGTCAGAACAGCGAGATGCGATTTCTTGATTGTTACAGCAGCTAATCGCAGGATATGTTTCGCCTGTTTCTGGGTCATACATATCGCGCATTAACAGGTCGACCAGAGGTAATCCAACGCCTCTACAGTCAACCCCGATATAATCACAGTTGAAGTAATCGAAATACCGTCGCAGTTTTAGTGCCTGGTCTTGCGCACTCATACCCTCAACGTTCTCTGAATAGACAAAATTGCTAGTATAGCGCCCTGATTTATTTGGCAGCATACAATTCAAGAAGATACTGGTTGCATCGTTGTCGTTTTTGCGACTGCTCATCAATGCAATATCGGCGGTGAGAATTCGTACTTCGCCATTTTTCTTTTTCGGCACGTCCATAGCAGCTTGATTAAGTAAAAGATTTGGTGCGTAGAACGCCTTTTCAATGACGCGCGTTTTGTTGATGTCATCAAATTGGAATAACCCACCCTCAGTAGCACCAAGCCACTTACATTCATTCTCCATTGCAAATGTCAAATCAGAAAAACTGGATTCACTCATTTCGTCCTCTACAGCTTCTTTCAACAGCAAGCCGCTCTTGATTGACATTTGATACGGGAAGGATACGCAGAAATATTTCTTATTAAAGTCGATCATATTTACAAAGTAGTCCTGACATTTTTCATAGCTCCAATGGTTTTGGAACCAAGCGGAACTTAGGTAGAATTCTTTGTTTCGCTCTGCAAGATGTGCATATTGTGGCTTGTCCAAATATCCAGGATGACGAACAATATTCAGGAACTTCTTCAAAATCAAATCTATAACATCTTTAGAAAGCAATCTATATTCATCACAGATGAGAAGTGTAGCTCGACTACCACGACTACTATCTGTGGCAGTGACTACTTTGATATAGCTGCCATTCTTAAATATAATCTCTGCTTTCTGATTGTTGATATCGACCTTTTTGATTTCAGAGCGTAGAAGGGGACTGTTGGGGTAGATCTCCTTCATTATCTTTTCATCCAAAATACTGATAGATTGGCTTCTTACTTTACAGGCGATACAAACCTTGGAACCAGGCCATAGAATACATGTAATCACACAGAAAACTGCGGTTAGAAATGACTTACCAAGGCCGCGAGCAGCAATGAAGCAGAAGCCGGTGCATCTCACCATCAAAAACAATAGTAGCTCTTGGAATGGCTTCAATGTCAGGTTTAAATAGTCTTTTGCAAACCGCTGAGGATTCGCTCTATAGAATGATGCCCTCATGGCAACTGCGTTCATTATTTTTTCTGATTTTGTATTCGCTACTTCCTTATCTGTTAATTTCTCTTTACTCATGCGGAACCACCGCCTTCGCCAATACCGAAAATAGTTTCGCGGAGGCTAGTATCTGTGGCATCGTCCTCATTTGTCTCTGGTTTATGAGCAGTATATCGTTCAAACTCTTCGTCAAATTCGTCTTGATATGGATTCTTCAAGTTGAACATCTTAAGCAACGTACCCAGCACCCACACTCTAAAATACTTACCGATACCATCAACGTCCTGCCACTCTGGCGACGGTTCTGGAATCGGCTCTTCCTCTTCCTATTTCTGAATCAGCGTGCCAAAAGTATTCGTTTCAGCCAATGCGTTATCGTTCGTCTGATTCGGTTTGATCTGAGCGGACCCCATCAGGTTCTGCAGGTTGTCGTTTGCTTCTTTTATTTTCTTTGTGTCGCCAGTGGCATCAGCCTTATCGCAATTAAGTTCTGCCTTTGCAATGCGTTTGAACAGAATTTCTTGTGCGGCCGTCTTACATTCATGTCTAGTGATAAGATTTTGATAGTGCTCATCAAGGAATAAATAATCTTTTTCATCCAGACCAGTACCCCAGAATTTTCTCATCTTCAGAGTGACCTTTGTCCCCTTTGTATCACCGGCAGCCAAAGCGTCTTTTTTCTTCTGGTCGATCACATCGTCATAAGATTTATCTGCATACTGACGTATATTAAGCCGTCCCATATAGGTGTTAATTTTTAAAGCAGATGCCACAGAATGTTCTGAAGCGTCAAGCAATTTATCATTTACATAGGTATCGAACATCATAGCCAGACGGTCAATCGCTTCATCTTCATCGTTATACTTCTTAACATAAAACTCAAACATCTTCTCACGGCACTCATTGCACCACGGGAGGTATCCGTCGTTACCAATAAACCATTGACTCTTCGTTTTTGAGAAATTACCTTTGCGCACGTCATAGATTTTTCCGCAACACATACATTTACCACCACTCCAAGATGGCGGAACCTTGATACGAGGCGGTTTCTTATCTGCGGCAACTCTGGCCATAGCCAATCACCACCGTTCCATCGTCCATCATATCATCGAAGCGATATTTGATCTGATCCTATAGTTTTAAAACTTCATTCAGTTTTTTCGTCTTGCGGAATTTTGTATATACAGAGCCGGTTACCGGGTGCTCTCCAATCTCTTCGTAAAAAATTCCCATAGCGCGAACAAACAGCGCTGTCCGTCTGGAATAGCAGTAGAAGTAATCGCCTCCTAAATCTTTGTGATATTTTTCTTCCATCTCTAATTTGGAACCCTCCTTTTTAACTTATTTTTGTGGGTACAGGTATGCGAGTTGAACGCATCCAAACACAGCTTATGAGGCTGGTCAGCACACCGGCGCTGTCACCTGCGACATATAAAAATGCCCCAGGCCGTAGCCCAGAGCATCAAAATCTCTATTAAATTACTATCTTTGCTGGCTTCTCCAGCTTGACATCGTACAGACATTCTAGGCCGCTGTCATCGATTACAGCCACTGCCTGTTGCGGCACATCATTCTTGCGCAGTCCAATTGCGTAGGAATCGCTGCCACAAACACAGCCGCTCTCAATAACCTTCGTACCATGCACCGTTGTCATGCCGTTTGTGTGGCGGTGACCAAGGAACACCATGTCAATTGGCTGCTTCACCATCAGTGTCAGGTGCTCAACGACGTTAGCAGGGGAGTCTTTATCTCCATGTGCGTACATCACAAGACTATTCCTAGCTTTAAAGCCACCAAAGGTCGGATCGAGCTTCTCTGTTTTAATATCAATGCCAGCCAGATTTTGCAGCCGTGCCTTCATATAAAACGGGATCAGTGCCTCAAGTTCATCGCCTGCTACCTGATCCTCTTTGCTGGGGAATACTCGTGAATGATTTCCACTCACAGAATACACGTCAATATGCTGGCATACCTCGTACAGTGTAGCAACAAAATTACTTACCAGCTCTGCAGCAGTCATAACCTGCTCAATGCTGTTTTCATTGTTCTGTACGCGGGTATTAACATGGATATGCCCATTGATCAGGTCGCCCAACAGCAGCACATGAATCTTTTCGGCTGTATGTCGCGCTACGATATTGAACACCTGTGCAGCATAACTCTCAAGCCGAGCCTTTAGGATATCCTTGTTAAACTTATTCCACGCCGAATCAATACCCGCGCCAGCATGTAAATCAGATAAGCATACAATCACATCGTGACCGCTGTCTTCGTACTGCACAACATTCAAAAAATTGTCAGGGTTATACGGAGCAACGTTCTTCAGGATCAATTCCTTGATGGATTCAGCACGGGCAACATCGCGATACACCTTGTTTGCTGCATTGCGTTCATCTTGTAATTTGATCTTTTCAATCTTCAGTCGCTGCAGTTCGTCCTGGATCGTTTCTTCGTTGGCGTGATCAATAGCGTAGTCATAACCAGCTTTCCACGACTTATAGGTCTTGCGGTATCTGCATTCGCCATAGTCTGAGCCGGTCGCTTCATTCAGCAGTTCTGCTGCCTGATCCTAGGTCAGCTTACGTTCACTGCATGCCTCACCGATTCGCATCATATATTCGTCAAAGGTCTCGCCGTCCGCTTTCTTAAATTCGTCCATGCGCCACCTCAGATCTCAAAATTGGTGTTGGTACGCTGGGTGCGGTTCAGTTCGCGCAGCGCCTCTTCTGCCTCGGGATTTCCAGGCAGCTGAGTCAGCACAGACTTGATTTCCTCCGCATACCAGTGATGAACGGTACGAGTGATATGGACACCGGGAATAACCTTACGCAGATACTCTGCCTCACGCTTAGTAATTTCAACCATTATAATAAATCTCCTTTGTAATTTATAATCGAAAGGGAAATATACAACACCCTTTCATATATTAAGAACTTAAAGTTCATTTCGGTCGTTTGTTTCGATTCGCATTCTTTTTCGCAAGACGTGCTTGTTCTTTTTTTGCCGCACACCCTTTACAATATCTGCTGGCATTTGGCTTTTCTGAGTGATACTGTTCGCCACACACGATGCAATAGCATTCCTTCGGGTCAAACAACTCTCGCACTATTGCGCTTAGATTCAGACGATTGTTTTCAAGCGTTACATTAAACGTGTACGCAATCGTGTCATTCTTATCAAGTGCAAAATTTGGGTACTGGTATAAGCATCCAATGTCGTCAGTGCCGGTTCTGTTCAGCAGGCGATAGTCGTCAGAGATCTCTTTCATGCCCCGCACTGTATTATAGCCGTCGTCCTAGTTCTTCCCAGCGCAATACATGATCTCTGTCTGCTCTTCAAAGCAGCCACCAAAACGCTTCATCTTGAACTCGGTATCCAAGGCAAAGGTATCGCTTCCATACAGCCGGCAGAAGAATATCACCCCAAACAGAACACGTAATTGTGCGTAGTTGATATGATACTTTCGGCGCGCCTCTGTAATATAGTCCAGATCTTTCTGATAAAGCACAACTTGACGTACATCAAGTATTGGTGCGTTATTTTTTCGGCCTCTGCTAAACGTCTGAATCAAGTGGCTGCGGTCATAGCTGACAGACTCAGGATTTTTCATCCGCTCATAATAAATCGTGGCGCATTCAATAGGAGAGAGGGAGGTTCGCTTCAGCAGGTTTCGCAACATCAGATTTGACTCGTGATAGTCCTGCCAATGATCAAGCAGCATATTCTCATTACAATAAAATGTCGTATAAGCCATTTAACCTCCTTGCTCAATTGGTATAATTTTACCATCGACATAACGACAAAGCTGTCCATGTTCGTTATAGTATGGAGACATATATCCACTATGTAGCCAATAATATATAACTCTTGTATTCTCATCATAGATAAGTTTCGTATTAGAAATACTATACAAAGAACTTCCATTATAAACAGCTTTATCGCCTACATTGTTTTTACGCGGAATAGATGCCCAAATTCCAATACCTAAACATAAACATATTACAGCTATCAAAGTAATGATTGTTATTTTAAAACACCGATAACTCATTCTGTTTCATCCTTCCAATCAACTGCTTCGTGAACATAATTTGAAATACGCTCGAATTCGGTATAATCAAAATACATCTCGCCACAATCACAGCATACCATCGCCGTGATATCCGGCACATGAACCATCTGATTTTTATAAGTAAATTCGTGCTCCAGTCCAGTCTGCTTTGTCAACAAGCCGCCACAGGTAGGACACTTGGTTATTTTCTGCAGCTTCTTTGTTTTCTTCTTAAACCAACCCATATTATTTCACCCTCGCTTCATGGATTTTCGGTTCAGCCAGACTATATCGCTGGCCAAGGTATTCGTACTCGCCGTTCGGATCGTGAACTGGCAGCTGAACAGGAACCGGCTTGATATTTTCGACAACCCCAGCGCCAGCCATATGCCACAAGAACTTCTTGAATTTATTGGGATACTTTTCATAGCAAAGCACTACAAGAATATTCGCCAGCTCTCTCACATCAGGACACACCAGCTTGCACTTGTTACGGTAGACATTGTAGATCGCCTGCCAGTTCGTCTCATATGTTTTAGCCTCTTCTTTGGTAATACGCGACTCGATGTCCTTATGATATAATTGCCAATTGCGGCATTTCTTTTCGAACTCAAGCTGTTCCTTGCGGCATTTGTTGAAGTCCAAGAAAATGGCTTCGATCTCATCAAAGACTGCCTGATCATAGGAGACCTCTGGGTCGTACATGATATGCCAATCAAAGCTACCTGCGGGCTCTTTGCGCCACCGTACACCGCGCTCCCAACGCTCCAGACTCATGCAAAGCAAGTTCATGTTGCTATGTGCCTTGCTGAGATTATGTAAACGTGCGTAGTAAGGACCTGCATACTTCATAAAGTAGGGCAGGGGACGACCATAAGCTGCCACATTACGCGGGATCGGATATAGAACACCTGTTTTAGCATAATCGATAGCTTTTCCGTTGCAGATGCTCAAAAGCGAAATATTATCGTGATAGAGCTTCTTGGTCTTTTCCATGGTCGGAACCTTATTATGGTATGCAGTTGCGTAGTTTGAAATCTCGCCAATAGAACTCTTCAATCCACGAATGGTGCAGGCGACTTTGTTCTTCACAATATCACATTCTGCTAACGCAGTGATCTTATCTTCAACATCGAGTGTAATAGGGATATTATCAGGAACACCACTCATCATCAGTGGATTATCGATGATTAGAACCAGGTCGCCGTCAAAATCAGAACCATTAAGTCTGGAAGCCACGATGGATTTGATATTCACCATAGCAACATTCTGAAGATGGCTGCAGTATTTGCGGGTGTATTCGTTGTCTACGGCCTTGGCCTTTACATGTTCGGCAACAGAGATATGGGGATTGCGCTCAATTAAGCGGTCTCCCTCCATCACACCACGACGATCAAAGCTGTAGAACTCACCGTCTTCAAGGCAGCCAGTCACAGGAAGGCCACCAATGTGCTGCAACAGTGCAATAAGGTCAGGGGCCCAGAACTTAAAAGTAGCATTCATCCAAAGCCGACCGCACTTCATCTCATTGCGATATTTATCAAGCAGCGAGTGAATATAATCTTTGATTGCCGGCTCTTTTACCATCACTGGGTTGCGCAGGGCAGCAGCCATGTAATGATTCATCGGGTCGTTGTTCTCAGCAAGTAAACCAAGGAAGCAGTATGTATAAATCGGGTCGCCTTTGACAATATTCTGATACCAGGTAATGCTGTCGTCAGCTAGATGCTTAAAAGACTCATTGTCGAGCTGTAGATCTTGAATGACCTGATAGTTGCTACGGGTGGAAAGCGGTTCTTGTTCAAGCGTAAAGTTCCATTTAGCTACACCAAGGCAGTTATCGTACTTCTTGAAAAGTTCCCAGTATCTCTCCCAGTCAGAATAGGTACCAGTTTTCTTGAAATATTTGAGACCCTTGTACATTGAAGCAGTAATAATAATCATTGGTTCGCTGCCAGGTGTTACATCATATTCCATGCCCCAGATGTCCTTGATTTTTGTAACGCCGTTCTCTTCAAAAAAACGCTCGTAATCAATCTCGTGTAAGCAACCCTTGATATATGGAGCACGCAGAATCAAGCTGTTCATCCGTTCAGAAGTGCCGATACGCTTTTCAAATTCGCGCATGATACTTGGGTGGCAGATTCCAGCGCCATCAAAGGCGTTGATATCAATGTCAACTGTTTTTGTGGCGATATCTTTTTGAGTCCAGGTGCGTTCTTTGCCTGTTTTACGGTCATTAAACGTCACAGTCTTGTCTACTAGGTACTCGATCCACTGATTCTTGATCGTTGTCATATAATCTGGAACAACAATCATTTTTGGGTACCAGTTCTCCAGGCAATGGCAGCTGCTCAGCATCAAACCACGATAAGCATAGTACTTGCTCAGGACGGTTGGTGTCTCAGAAAAATCCAGTTCCATGCTTACACGGCGGTCGAGTTCAGGGTAGATATGTCGTTCAACAAAACTCAACATGCTCTGACGGACCATACTTGCACTACGTTCACAGAACAGATATTTCTGGCCATTAAATTTGAATCCATGCTCTACTAAATGATCGATAGCATCAGGGTGGTTCTGACCGCCTGTTGCATCAACAAAGATAATAAAGCGCTGGAATTTATTCTAGTCGTCGGAAATGAGCCGAATCTGTCTGAACAACATATCGTCGCCCTGTAAGACCTTATACTGCTCCATCTCTTCTGGTGTCAGTTTAAAATTATAGTTATGAGAAACGATATAATTCAAGTTAAATTTTAGTACGCTATATAATGGTGGACTAAACAAATAATATCACTCCTCAATGAATCAAATTATTCCAGTGGTTGTTAAAGTGGTCATCGCCGTCATCTTCGCCATCGCTGCCGCCCATATCATCGTCGCCATACATGATCTCATCGTAGGCCGCCAGACACCTGCTGATAAACACAACCAAAATTGGCGTAACCACCAGGGCAGTAAAGAGCACGTCCTAGAATCTGATATGTAAGCACAAATACAACAAGCATTTCTGCGACAGTAAACATCCAATCAACAAAGTCAACGGAACTTAAAACACCAGCGATAAGTACCATCAGCGGAATAGAGTTAACGCGGATCTCCTGAATATCGTCTCGCTCTGTATCGTTCTCTCCGCCCGGCTTCTTAGGCTCTTTGTCCATACTACTGCATACCTCCTTAGTCTTCGTCGTCGTCCCACATTGTACGCCGCTTCCGCCGCTCTGATTGCCGCTGGCGTTCGCCGCTTTCCTGAGCCTTCTCAACTTCCTGCAAAAACTGATTTTCAATCATACGCTGTTTGCGGGCGTTACGCATATAGCTGCTCTTAGACACCTTATCACGCTTGCGATCACTCATCGTCGCCGTCCTCCTCATCATAACCATAATCATCTGGGCAGTACATCTCGTGAAATAAATATCGTGTCAAAGAAGGGGACATAGGCGTGCCGTCTTCCATCCACAACGTATCATAAAGTGATGCATTGCCGATCAGTTCCTGCTATTCTGCATATACCTGAATCGCGTCAAGGATATCCTCATAAGTTACATCATAATCGCGCATAGCATCAGCTACGGCAAATCCAATATTATAAATATCCTGTTTTGAAAAGTCGTTTTCTTTCATATAGTTCCTCCTTATATCAGCGGCTCACAAATACATGGTCCTGTCAGTAAATCTATTTTATGTTCAAGTTCTGCGATCCGAGTTTGTAATTGATCAATCGCAGTTTGATACGAGGTTGTTGTTGCTTTTATAGTATCTATACGTTCTACTGCAAAATGCGACAGAGCATTTGCTTCGTCGACTTTGATAATCGCATGGTTTACTGTATCGTGCATAGAAAATAAATGATTATCTATTTCTTCAACTCTTACAGTTAGCTCTTGTTCATCCAATATTTTCATCTCCTTTACAATAGACTTTCACAATAATATTCACTATTTGTATTGATATCTCCATTTATCAGTTTAAGATATCGTCTGTACATCTGTTCACCATAAGGCCCAGCAATTTCGAATTCAAATCCGTTATTTAATAAGAAAAGTCTTACTTTCCTTTTAACTACAAACGTTTCATCTGGCTCTCCATAGCGGCAAACCGTCATATCGTCTTCGTCTATTTGAAATCTAAAATTATCAAATTCTATTTTACAATCATTTTCAATTTCGATATGTAATTGTAGGGCTGCTTGTTGTTGTACTTCTTCACTGATATATTTTTTCATAATAGGCTCTCACAGTAACACTCATTGTGAATAGATACACTGTATTCTTCTTTTGGAAGATTTTTCGATACATAGTCTTTGATAAACTTTTGTAAAGTTTCATCAGTAACTATGGTGTCATAATCAACCCATTTGTCGAATTGAATAGTGTGATGTGAATTGCCATAATTTACAGTGCCTATGGTCGATCCATTTTCAAATTGAATTCGTACAGGCTGCTTCCAATCTGATGGATATATGTATATCTTATCATCGGGTATCAATAATTGATTGTTCATATCGTGCCTCATAATAGTGATTCACAAATACATTCGTTCTCTGCCTCGACAACATTAGGAATTGCAATCGTCCACAGCGTGTTGTGTCCCATTCCATAGTATTTTACTTCCGCTTGAACTTCACGCTGGTTACCATTTGCGTCAATGTAAGATACGACTTCGTTCGTGGTCCGTAGTGGCTTATCGCTTGGCAGAGTCCATGTGAATCCATCTTTCGTGCAGTCAAAAGTAAACTCGCCACTGTTGACATCATCGGGATATCTGTACTTATACCATCGCAGCGTGCGATCATCATGTAACGCATCAAATTTGTTCATTGCTGGCACCTCTGTTATACCAAACTGTTACACACGCATTCATCCCGCTGCACTTCTTGAGGCGTAGTTGGCGGTGTAAACGCAACCTCGCTCGGATCGTATGTCATCAAAGAACAGGCATCGATTCGCACATTCGGGAAGCACATGAACTTAAAGCATCGGTCAATATCATCAACAACAAGTGGCTTATCCTCTAAGTGCAATCCACGATAATTATCGGGAGGACAAGTAGTTGTTATCACGTGAATACTGTATTCTCCGCGAGCTCTGCTTTGTAAATCTACTATAAGGCATTGATGATCAACCCTATACCCCTAATATTGAATATCAAGGTTCCTTGCGATTTCCTTGATATAGTCCTGTGCACATAATATAGCTGTCCCGCCCATTGGCACCAAGATGTTACAGTTGTTTTTGACAGCATATTCGCAGATCGCATATGTACGTCCACCGCCTCGTGGCGTCAATATTCTTTCCATATTTCGCCTCTCCTTTACAATAGCGGTCTGCACACACATTCGCACTGTTGATCAGCCAGAGCATCGTGGATTACATCGTCCAGACATTCGGGTGTGATGGAGAACTGCTGGAACAAGTCAAATTGATTGTTGTTCATCAAATAGTTCATGGTGATCCGCCGCATTTTATTTTCTGAAATATACTTCGCATCCTCTTCACCATACAGCCGCACGATCTCCTTGAAAAATTCAAAGGTATCGGTCAGCGCCAGCCTATCGTCAAAATAGAATGTCGTATATTGTGCGCCGAATTTATCTTTATTGAATATATTCCAAAAATCTTCGGGTGATTTACAGATTGCGGTCTCCTTGCGATGCTTTTGCACAGTATCCATGCGTTCATACCAGTCACACACTGTGTCATAGATCGATGGCCTTACGAATAAAACGCGCATGATTTCTTCTCCTTCAAAAACTGTTTTTGAGTTATGATATTGCGCTCCATATATCAACGTCCTGAGTTGATTCTTTTTCTTGTGGAGCCTAGCACCAGTTGCATTTGCTAAGGCTCTATATGTGTTAATCAAATTATTTATTCTGTCTGTCATAATAAGCTCTCGCATATATATTCGTTTTCTGATTCTGGATAGTATGGGATTGGACAACTGTATTGAGCTACACGTCGATCTTCAGAGCAATTTCCTGGACGAAGTATATGTCGTGGATGAAAAGATAAGTCATGACCAAGCTCCCAGCGAAATCCTTGATAATCGAACCAGGTAGTATCTTGATTTTTGCTCAGAGCATCATATAGATTGTTCATCACTTTATCAATTGTCATATACTGTACCCTTTGTTACTCATACGGCCTCCGGTATCATCAGGTTTGCGCAGCGGTCTTTTACGAACTTGTCGATGAAATACTGCTGACCCTTCTGTCATGTTTGTTCTCCTATGTATTTCTTGAATAACTCTACTATCTGTTCGAATTCCGCCTCTTTGTAACGGTCATACAAAGCTTTCGCCAAACCGTCAATCGCTTCATAGTTCCAGTCGCCAGTAGGAGAGATGTAATCCATTAGTCGTAAGCCGTCTATTCTTACTTTTATCATTCTGCTGCGCCCATTAGTCTAACAGGTCAGCCAGTTGTGCGGTCTCGCTGCGTTCCGTCTTGTTCAGGTAGACATATCCAAAGTGCGGGTTGCCAGCCAGACACTGAATTGCCTTACGCATACCGCTGTTATTTTCAAACACGGCCTCGTCAGTCTGCTTCAGATCGCCATCAAGCCACAGCATAGATCCTTCACCAACACGGCCGAGTAGCAGCTGTACATGCTCTTTGGTCAGATTCTCAGCCTCTGAAACCATAATAATTGCGTTCTTGTAGTCGCGGCCACGAATAAATCCAAGGTGAGCTACTTCTACCTGCCCATTATTGATCCAGTATTCCAAACCAGCTTCGCCGCCCAAGTGATCAGCCAGAGGTCCAGCAAAAGAAGCAGCGCCGAGCTTCTCTAGTAGAGTGCCAGGTAGTGCACCCAACTCCTTGGTATTCTTGACTTCGATGTTATTGCGAATCCAGATCAGCTTCTCAACCTTGTGCTTCTCGATCATATCAATGGCAGAGGACACCATAAGCATTGTCTTGCCGCTGCCGAATGTTCCAGCCAGCATTTTAACTGTAATATCGTCGTTCTGCAGCATATCAAATGCGAGCTTCTGTTGGTCATTGAGTGGTTTCACATCACCAGTGAAGCGATTACTGATCTTTTTGTATTTGAGTGGTACATATTTCTTGCCATTCCATCGTAGCCAGCCTACCGCATTGCCTGCCGGTATATCATCGTCTACTGTGTCTGGATCACGAACAATCAGATAGCCATTCACTGGAGTGTCAAACAGATTCTGATATGTATAGCCTTCATCGTGGGTCTGATATGCCATCGCCATGGCTTCCTCGCCGCCTTCATCAAGAGTGACTTCGGTCTAGCCAGTGTAGTTATTGTTGGCGCTTGCTGCTGCATCGGGATAGGTGAATTCGATCGGCAGATAAAGAATGCCGCTGGCGATATTGGCGCAGCTCAGGTCGCTGGTGACGAACTTGAAAGAATCAATGTTGGCCTGGATCTGTCGCTGTGCTTCCGGGAGTCCGGCTTCAATCGCGTCATCCAGATTGCGCTTCATCTCATCCAGATACCAGCGGGCGGTTGCCATGATTGTCGCGTCGTTGTTATCACTGATCGGTTTGCCATCGAGAATGTAGAACAGGGAAGACATGGGGACTGCCACTACCATAAAGGTGTTGTCGTCGTGATGCTCGGCCAGCAGGCGAGTTACAGTACGTGCCTTATAGCGTATCTCTTCGCTTTTCTTGCCGCTTGTCTTGATCTCTTCCAACTCGTGCAGCGTCATATCGGCAATCAGAAACGGCTCTGTTGCACCAGAAGCGGTTGCACTAGCAGTTTCGAAGGCGGCAGCTCCCAAATCAAGAAGCGCGGAGGTGTCATAAAACTTCATTAACGGGTTATCCTCCTTTTATAATGATATTGTAAAGTGTGATTGGTTACTGAAAATATAAGCTCGCAGCTGTGGAGAGAACTGCGGGCTTTTTCTTTATACCTTATTATACACCTATGGCGTGGTAAAAGCAATAGTTTTGTGCAAAATACCGGAATAAAATAATCTGTTGTAAAAGCAAATAAAATATAGTAAAAATAGCAGAAAAATTATTAAAATTAAGCAAAAATGAGCAAAAATAATGCATTTTAAGCGTTTCTACGGCGCTTTTGGGACGCTATTACGCGGTGATCGAGATACAACTGCGTGAAGATTGGAATGAAAATCACGATTGATGCGGAACATTTTATAACGATATTACGTTATTTACCGGAGACGAAATCGGGGGCTAAATATGGGTGTTTTACGGATGCGCAGATAGGTGAGGTGACGGGTGATTTAGGGGCGATCAACAGGTGATTTTGGGTGCTGGTGACTGCGAATTAGGAGCGAATGCGGATGGATGATTGTTGCGTGGAGGAGGTGAGTGAGAGGCGGGTGAGGTGCGAAAACCGGGTGATTTGGTACGGGCTGGGGAGATGGAATAACTGGTACGCACAACCCAAACTCGACCCCCTTTCCAATTTTTAACATCCCCCCGGTATGGCCTGAAAAGTCTAGGAATCATGCGGGTTTTCGGTGAATGCTACCTTCCGTTATTAGGTAGTATTCGAGTATTTGCGAACCGTTTATTTATCGTTGTTTTTTGATTATACCTTTTTATATATAAAGGGAGAATCGACCATGGATTATTGTTTGCCAAAATATTTTGATGGGTCTATACTGTAATCACTCCAAGGGAACACGGAGAACGGTGAACAGCGGCCCCATTTGCTGAGTAGTTCACTGTTCCGGTTTTATCGGTTCATTTACCGGATGGGGCTTGCGTCATTTGTTCTTTGACAACTGAAAAAATTAGTCCGGCGATACTACTTGATAGTATGCACGGTTGCCAGTCACTTATACGGCGCTACACTTCTTTAGGGTGTAGTGTTGGAAAAATTTAAGTAGATGTTACAACGTCAAGAAATGGGGGATTCTCCCAAAGTAGGGGCGGGCGAAAAACGTCAATGGGTGGACAAAAGTCCATAGTGTAACTAACCATTGTAGGAAGTGCAAAGGGGAAAAGCAAGCCGTGGGGCTTTAAGTGGTAACTATTGTATGCTGTACGAACTATGTTTCGTCCGTTCATCACGTTGCCATAAAAAGTGCGGACTATGGGTTTCCCGACTTAACCAGAAATAAAGCGGGCAATGGGGGAATAACCCATTGGGTAAAAGTTACCAGTGTAGCCATTGCACAAAAGTCCTAACTATATCCTTTAGCTGTGGACGTGCAATCGCAAGGGCTTGCAAAGTCCGGGCTGTAAACTTTTACCATTGCTTGAGATACAAGGCTTGAAACTACCTGTTCACAAGCATAAACACAAAAGTTTTCCGTGTTCGCTATGCGTAAAGTATAGCGGGCACTTGAGAGGGTACAAACGCAATGTTTGTGCCTTGTCAAGTGTTGGTGGTTGCCAGCACATAAATAATCATAGACAAGAGGTAAAAAACTATGAAACTTCAGAAAAACGTCAAGCTCAACCCCATTTCCAACCTGTTTCTGGATATCGTCAACCCCGATTCCGAAACCACCGCAATCACCGCTGAGACGCTGACCAAGTACGGTGTTACCGAGTCCAAAGACGGTGTTCTCAAGACTTCCACCGCCCTGTATAAAGCGGTGGCCGTCCTTGCTACCTTGCGTGAATCTAAGGGCACTTCTGAAGAGGACCTGGAGATGCTCAAAGCTGCTTCGGACGATGTGCGCAAGACCGCAGGGGCATGGTTTATGATGCTGGGTTCTCGTGACCCCGCCAAGCTCAAGGAGACCAAGCGCCGCCCCCTGTATAGTGTCACCAACGCTGACTTTGTAATTCTGGGCGAGATCTCCGCAGATGCACGCACTGCCGTAAATGGTGACCTTGCCAAGGTATACGAAGCATTTCTGACTCAGTTAATTTTCGCAAGTGCCCGCCTTATCAAGGGAGAGCCGCTTCAGCGTGTTAATCAGACCGACATTAAGGCCGCACGGTCTGCTCTGAACAAAACCAAGGCCGACAAGGCCGCCAAGACCAAGGAAGCCAACGCCAAGAAGGCCGAAGAGAACGCCAAGAAGGAAGCAGAAGCCAAAGCAGAAGCCGAAGCCAAGGACAAGAAGATTGCCGACCTTGAGAAGCAGGTTGCAGATTACGAAGCCCACGCCATTGACGTTATGGCTGTCGTTACTCTCGTCAACAAGTCCCACGCAACCGCCGAAGAAAAGCAGGCCATTCTTGATGCACTGTATGGCCGCACCAAGAAGGTCGAAGAGACCAAGGCTGAGCAGTAACACACAATAGCCGGATACCCTTTCGGGGTCGCACCGTTCAAAAGCGGCCCCTTTCCAGCTCCGCAATAGGGGCGTAGCGCCTTAGAGTGTGGCGCATTGTAGACACTCAGAAAAGAGGTTCACTATGGATTGTCCTTACATCATTCGTGAGAACATCGGCTTCGGCCGTGTTCGTGAGCATGGTTACTATCAGCTCGATGAGATGGCCTATGACCTGACCCACGACTTTGCAAACGCAGACGTTGAGGTCATCACTCGCCCTGCGTACAATGTCGTCATGGAGAGCGGCGAAGAGCTTTCCCAACTGGATGACGACACGGTGTTCAAGATGTTGAGCGCCGGTCTACCTATTCGGCACGTCGAGAATGCAAGAGACGGGTACATCATGTACTCTCGTCCTGAGAGCAAGCCAGCTGTCAAGGTTAAGAGAGTCGGCGGTATCAGTCGTGCAAGCGCAAGTCGTGAACAGTACGATGATGCAATCATTATCCCCATGGCAAAAGAGTGGGCGGTTCTTGACCGTGCAGACATTGGCGACCATTACCGCGTTATGGAATTCAAAGACAACGCCATCAATATGTTTGAACAGAAGACTGAACGTAAATGGTGCAATCGTCCGTTTTATGATGAAGTCCGCCTGTATCACAATGGGATGCTTGTGCGACTTTCTGTAAACGGACACGAGTTCATCTTTTAACATCGTCGTTTTCGTCCCGAGCATGACGTTAAACTGCTTGTGTCCGCACAATGCTATGAAATAATGGGTAACACCATTATATACGGGTATACGTAAGGACAAACCATAGCATTCCACCTAAGTCCTGTACTGCCAAAGGGCTGAAAAGGCAAGTGCAAAAATATGATAAATGGCCCTGATTACATGCAAGTTTATGAGCGTAGCCTTGCATGTATGAGAAAGGTATGGCAACCAAAAATGCCCGCTTACCCCTACAATCGGAACGCCTTGACGTGGCGCAGGGGCTTTGAACTAAGAGTCCGAAAGAAAAGAGAGGTAAACATGTTATGAAAACAAACTACAGAAATGCAGACGCATGGGTCATACAAGCTCGTGTGGAAACCATGTTCTGCGGCAATTATGTGAACATCGGCGAGCTTTATGGCTCGTTTGATGGTGTTCATTTCATCACGGAAGCACGTGCGACTGCTTCTGGAGTGTATCCATCAATGGTGATCCTGAATGATGGTTCTAAGTGGGTGCGAATTTGTCCCGCTAAAATCAGCGCGTTCCTTCTTGAAGCAATCCATCAGCATCGAATTCAGGTTTGGAAAATCAAATCCAAGTCTGAGAAGCGGGCTGAATCCGCAAAGCGTCGAGAGGCGGCTATTTACCATGGCGCATTTGATGAAAATTGTAATTCCTGTGTTCGTCGGTTCAAAGGTAAAGGTATTGGTCATGGGAATAGTGGAACTTCTACCGCTCCGTCTCACGAATACCTTATCGCAAGCCATGAAATCTATGGTGGGCAGGTCGATGTGAATGGTCGAATTCGTTTCATGGACAACAAAATGGCCGCCTATATGGATGGCAATACAACCGAAGGATACCGCCCTCTTGAACCTCAGTTCCCAGTAAAATCTGGTAAGCGTTAATTTGATTTCTGTCTTGAATTTACTTCCGCTACTCTATATACTTAGAGTTGGTTCTACTTCATTCCAGCATAGGAGGTAAATTCAATGGCTGAAAATAAATTCGTAGTTAAAACTATCAGTTGCCTTAGAGACGAGCCGAAAGTCTTAACGACAACCGATTTTGCTACGAAAAAAGAAGCAGAAGAGTTTCGTGATTTGACTTTATACGCCATGAAATTAAATTATGGCGAAAATCAGACCGTTATTCGAGTCGAAATCGAAGAGCTTTGATGCTTCACGTCCCGGGGCATGACATAAAACCGCCCTAATTTAATAACCAACCCCAACGTCAGCAAATGCAATCGCAAGATGCAAGTGCTGGCGTTTTCTTTTTACCTCTTTTCCTTGTTCAAAATGCTGGGCGATTTACGGTACCAGGGCAGACGTAACCGTAACCACAACCAAACAAAAATTAAAAGGAGCTTAGCAAAATGAAATTCGTCAGAATCAACGGTGAGAACCACGCCGGTTACGCTCTGCTTGATATCGTTGAGCACAAAACTAGCAGCATGACTGTCGCAGAGCTGATGGAAGCCTTGTCCAAGTGCAGCCCGGACGCATACGTTACGTTCGGCAATAATTACGATGATTATGTCATCGAAACCGTAAACCAGATTTGAGTATCAAACGAAAAGGAGAATCATCATGGATTACTTTAGCACTGAATTCATTTTCGCTTGCGGCATCATCGTTGGTGTCGCTCTGGCAATCGTAGCGCAGTCTATCTGGCATGATTTTCTCCGGGCAGCACGTCATCACTAAGCGCCGCTGTTCGAATATAAACCAAAAAAAGAAAGAGGTATATCGTTATGAAATCCATTATGAAATCGCTGAAGCAATCCGCCCGTTCCATGGCAGTGACAGTTGCCGCTGTCTTTCTGATGGCCGCAATCTTTGCCCTGCCTGTTCCCACTGCAAGCGCCGCCGGAAACTCCGTTGTGAAACCCAATGCCGGTGGCCGCTACATCTTGAGCGGAACCGTTGTTCAGGAACCCATCATTGAATGCGAAGATCTCGATGGGAATAATATCCAGCTCCTGTACTGCATGATTGAAGATTGCAACGGCGAATCCTGGTGTTATGCATATGAAATGGACAACCTTAACGATGTGCCGCCCATGTATCAGAGTGTGATTCTGGTTATGAATTGCAATGGCACGCCGGAGGATATCGACGATGACATCATCGAAGATATTCTGTGGTGTAACTGCGACTGCGCCGCTGAGGAGGATTGAAAATGGAATTCGATGTGACAAGTATTGCGGCCGCTCTATATGATGGTGGCTGGCGTGCTGGTGATTATGACTGGCTGGTGCAAGAGTACCATCTGACCCCGGAGCAAGCAAAAGCAATCTGTGATGATCTGGCGGCATTTGCTGCCAATTGATAAAACAAAAAAAAGAGAGGTAAAACAAAATGGATAACATGAAACTGCTCAGATACGCCCGCGCCGCCGCCGTCGACAAGTGGTGGTGCTATGACAAGATTGCCAATCAGTATGCAGGTCACCGCGCTGAAAGCCTGGCTCGTAAGTTGGCTGATGAAGCAAAGGCGGATGTGAATGCAATCGCCGAGATGATTCGCGCTGAAGAAGCCAAGCGGCGTCTGAATGCTGATGTGATTGCAGAGCTGAAGAATCTGGCCGAGAAAATCGTCGCCAAGGAGCAGTCCGCCGAGACACAGCAGTCCGCCGGGGCCCAGCGCATGAAACAGGCCATCAAAGAAGCCCCCTACGTTCTCGTCATCAAATGGAACAATCCCATCATGGGCGAAATGGAATACCCCTTCAAGAGTTACGCCGAGGCTGAGAAGAACTTTGAGGTCGCCAAGCGTGAAGTTGGCAATCACCACGCAACCGAAGCCCATGTGTACGAACAGAGCGAAGGTCAGCGTATCCCTGTGATGGGCATTATGAGCGGCAAGCTGTAAGTCGCCTGGTGAAAGGAGATGTTCGCCAAGTGCTGACAGTGAAACAAGTCTTTGAACTCGCTCGTGACGGAGAATTCGAACAATATAATTCGGCTATCAAATATGGTAATTTCGCTCTGGCAATGCAAAATTTTCAAACTATCAAAGAAATTCAGAATGTCATTGACAATCTCGACAAAAAAGAAAACTATATCGCCAGCTCGAATCCAGGCACTGAAACCGCTGTGCTCTTTGCTCTGAATCTGAAAGAAGGCGATGTACAGAAACTCAAAGCGGCAAAACGTCCACAACCAGTGCAGCTGTATCAAGTTCGCGTCACCCATTTGACGGGCGACGAACAGGTGTTGCGATTTCCGATTCTGGCCGCAGCCAGTTCTACGCTCGAGCTGCTCAAATATGAGTTGGAAGTCGGGCGAATCCGTGGGGCAAAAATCGTCAGGGTAATTCCAAGTGTCGGCATGAAAGAGACTTTGGTCAGCATTGGCGAAACTGAAGGAGAGGATACTTTCTAATGATTTTGTCAGAGATCTATCAGATGCATGACAGGCTGTGCGCCGTTGTGCTGGACCCGGAAAGCGGAACCCTCACGCCGATTCGTGTTGTAAATCTGGATGTGAAAGAGCTGACCCCGCAGTTTTTCAGTGATGCGAGGGCGGGATTTCCTGATGCGAAACCATTTCGACCGTACAATCCGAACAGCCTGAATTGGCTTATCATTGAAAAATATGGTCTACTGGTTGCATCTATCAATAATCTGGGTGGATTTATCGTGTTTGAAAGTCCTGATATGATTCCGCTGACAAAATCTCTATTCAGCAAGAAAGCGAGGTTGAATTATGAGAGACGTTTTTCCCCCAGAGAAACACGCGATCGCCGTGTATCCGCTCAACAACTGGGGCGGGCTTGAAATCACAGCGATTGAAGAAGCGTGTGTCGAAGTCGCAATCAACAATGGCGAGCGTCGCAAGCAGGCTGGCCGCCACAAAATCTATCAGACGAACAAGGGCCATGCGTACTTCATTATGCATGGCTCTCGTTATTATCTGGACGAATTCACAAGAGTATAAACGCCGCAGCAGCCCGTAAGAAGCGCCGCAGCGCAGCACAAAAACGTAGTAAGAAAGGAGCAATATGAATTATGTTCGCAACATACCTTAGTGACACGGATTCCACCTGGATGCAAGAGCGCCGTCATAAGCGCCGCATCGAATTGGCTGACCCGTACTTCCTGCCCTATAGCAGACTCCGGCCGCGTGTTCAAATCGAATTGCAGTTTCACATTCTGACTCTGCCATTCACAGTAAAGGAGGGTGATTTGATTGTCTGAGCATCCTATTGTCTGGGTGTTCGCCGCCATGTTACTTCTGGTTGGCGCACTCCAGCAAATCGGAACCGGCCTGTATTATCTGGGATGTTTCCGCCACTACAATCAGGTGATCGACACCCTGGCACGCTGGTTTAATACTGTAGATCCGATCAAAATGACGGAAACGATTCGCGATTTTTTCCTCATCTCGATCGCCCTGACTCTGTTGATTGCTGTGGTCGTCTAAGCGGCACGCAGTAATACATAAACGCAAAAAAAGTGAAAGAGGTAATAAAAATGCTGTACTATCGTACCAAAAAGGAAGCCAACAACAAGCCCATGTATATGGGAAAGAGGCGGGACCGCGAAGAGAAGTGGTCGATCTATATCGCAGATGAACTGTTCACTGAGAAAGAAGTGTGCAGGTTGAATCTGAATATGGATTACCTGGAGCCGGTTGAAATTCCGCGTCTTCAGACTCACAAGCAGGGCTGTTTCCGTGTTGCGAATTTCGATACCACCATCACCAAGGTGAAAGAGAAGCCCCTGGTCGAGCCGCTGTCCAAGGAAGCCACGCGGGAGTTGGTGAAGAAGATGAAAGACCGAGAGCTTTATAAGGCCCGCACCAATCAGATTCCCGATGCCCGTCCCGCCACCATTATGGTTCGGTTCAAGGTGCCAACCCCAAAGCAGGTCGGCGCTGCAAAAGTAAGTGGCGCACAGTCGAGCGTGGCAGAGAAATAATCCGGCGGCACAGGCGGCGCACATAAGCGGCGCACTGCTGGTAAAAATAACCTACATACAATGATTTCCAATCGCATCAAAGACAGAACCGCAGATGATATAATCTACGAAATTTTGATGTGATTCAAAATAACGCTTTGTAGTGGCGCTCTGGTAAAAATCGGAGCAACAAACTGCGGAGCCTATGTCGGGCGACTGGTGGTACCGAGGCAGACGTAACCACATCCATTTACTAACGTATCAAAATGAAAAGAGGTTTCGTACTATGACTGACTATGCAGACGCTGGCTATCAGCTCCAGCATTACAAGATTACATTCTACGCCGACAACAATGGCAAAATCCCACTCAAGGTGGTCCACCGTGCATTCGCCAGCTATGATTGTGCCAAGATGTGGGAAGCTAATGTGATGTATCGAACACCTGAATATAACAGTGTCACAATCGAGATGGAATGAAAGGAGAACACAGTATGTTTGTCTGGGGAATTTTCATGTCTCACGAAGCCCGCGACGAAACGATTCATGACGATAACTTCCATTACGACCTTTTCGCTACTGAAGAACGAGCACTTGAATATCTTAAAAGTCAGGAAAAATGGTGGCGTGATTTCTATAAAGACCCGTGTATCGTAGATACGGCCAAAAAGAAGTTCTTTGGTGGGAAAACGCCAGATGAATCCATTCGCTTATTCAAAGAGCCTGCCGAAATCTGCGGCGAAGAAGATGTATGGGTTCTTACTCGCGATTACATTTCCTCAACTGGAGCCGAGATGCGCGAAAGAATCATGGCAAAAGAACTATCAGTAAAAGAATAAGGGGGCAAACGTAGCAATGGTTCTCAACATGACTGAACTCTCTATCGCCCAATGGTCCAATGCCCAGCTCGATGCAGCTCGCAAGCTGTGTACAGATGGCACTCTTCATGATTGTGCGCTACCTACTATCGTGCCGACTGATTCCTCTGTCCGAGTCAGAGTTCTCGCATGGGATACGGCTGATACAGTTATGACCATGAAACCGGAAGCTGTAATTCTTCAGGGCGAACCTGTTTTTGTAAACGCATTCCTTGAGCGATACGGTACAAGAATTCAGTGTTACTCTCCTTGCTACGCTGATGGCAAGTTCGTGCAGTTCAGGAGGTTCTGATTATGTCTGACTGGAAGCTCGGTAAGGACATGATTCCCAGCGATACGATTCTTGATCCTGTCACATTCGATGACTTGATCCTGGCTCTGAAATGCAACTGTGAGCGTATCACGCCGGATGCGGTCATTGTTCAGGCGACGGAGATCGTCAATCAGCGTCTGGAAGATTGGAAGTATCTGATCAAAAATAACATGGAAGAAATCATTGCGCTGGCAACAGATGAACCGCTTGAAGACGCTGGTCACGATGATATCACACTCGAAGAATAACAAGTAAGGAGGTAACGCAGCGATGACCATCAGTGAAGCAACAGGAATCCATCAATGCAACATCGATAAGGCCACTGGCAAAGAACTCGGTTTTCGTGAGCGCTACACTCGCTACATCGATTATCTGGGCGGTCTGGATGCAGTCAAACCGTACATCCCGTTCGAGCTTGACTATTTGATTTCGAAATTCAAAAATGATCGCCTGTTCAATAACACACCGATGTCAGCCTGGGACAATGCGGCTGGATTTCGTCGTCTCGGCTCCGATGCAATTCCTACATATAGCGGACTCTGGAACCTGTATCGCCGGCATGGAATCAATACAGTAAGTTGTGCAACCGGTGTCTGTATTTTGAAAGAAGCGGCCGCGATTCTGTGTGAACGAGCGGCGCAATAAGAGGAGTGTTAATTTGTATACGATCAAAGTAACATATCGTGCAGCAATCGCAACAAGCACGCGGCTCGATTATAAGAAGGCTACTTACCAGTTCGAATCTGTGCCGAATGATGTGGTCGATACGCTACGTGCTGCCATTGATACAGAGTATAAGAAGCGATCAAAAGAACAGCATGGTGTGATGATTCACCTTGAGGCGGCGCTTGAGACCATGGAGCGATTCAGAAAGCGCATGTATGTGCCGAACTCCATCGAGAGTGTCGAGATCGTTGACGAACAGTCCGCAAATGGCGACTAATCAACGCCTGTTAGTTGTTGAGAGAAACCCCAAACGGTTGTATAATAAAAAGGAGCGTAACAGTATGAAGTCAGTACAGATTACATACGATGCAAAAGTTAAGATCGGAACCAGCTATGAGCGCGGCGAAGCATGTACGCAGCTCGATTTCCTTGACGATAAGGTTGTGGAGAGCCTGATCGCTGATGTGAATGCGGCACCTGCTGAACAGAGTTCGCACTGGTTCGATCTGCTTCAGACGCTTACTTTTATGAACATGCTGCAAGGACGAATCTTCATTCCGACTTCAATTAAGATGATTCAGGTCGTTGCTGAGATTCCGAATTAAGTCACAAAAGAACGAGTGATACGATAGCGATGTTGAAAACTCACTTGTTCAAAATGTTGAAAACTTAATCGCTGGTTCATTCTTTCGCTTGCAACAATAATTCATTCATATTTCGAACTCAAACTCAATTACGCAATCGCCAATGAACAAGCGACGCGAAAATAAAATTGATGATTAAGTTTAAGAGGGTTATAGGAGATAAAGGAGATTGTTAAGGGGAAAAAGAACCATCAGGGAGAAAAAGAGAAAGAAGGGTTTTTATGGCGAGCTTAGATCTTGGCGTACACGAATTCAAACCGGAGGACTTCCTCAAGCTGGTTCAGCAGCACGATGACTTCACGATTGTGTGCGGCTCGAAATCTTATCTGCAGATCCATGTGCCTACAAAGTGGGTTCAGCTGGGCAAGACCACTCGTGGGACGGATTACCTGACCTGCCGCAACAAACGCAAGAGAGACGGCCATCTGTTCAAAATTTACGGAAGTAAGTTTGTTTTCGAGATCACTGACACTGCACACGGATTGAGCGGGGTTTTGAAAACTGATCGAAGCGACGATGAATTTGTTGTTTCGATGTGGAAGGCAGAAGGTTTTGTCTTTGACGGTGATGACGAATAAGGAGCGATAAATCGTGGAAGAAATCATAATGAAAGCCATTCCTGAGCATGGCGGCGTTTCGATGTCCCGGGCTGAACAGGAGACCATCATCACCATTGGAGCTCTGGATAAGACGGCTGATGTGTGCACTAACGATCCTGTTTACTGGCGCAAGCTCGATGCCATGTGCGAGAAACATCCCGACGAGTACAAGCTCACCAAGATCCACCGCACGAAAGACGGGCTGATCCTGTGTAAGTGGTATTCGGTGCCGCGTAAGCTGGTTCGGTTCGGAACGCCGACAGCGCCTCGCGAACTGACCGATGAACAGCGTGCAGAACTTCGTGAGCGAATGAAAAAGGTACAAGCGGCTCGACAGAATAAGGCCAGCATCGATTCTCAGCCGAATTCATAAAGAGTTTGACTGTATTCTAAACATACATCATGGTTCGGTAATGAAATTACTCTACTGAGATGTGTTAGGTGTTTTTGCCTTGTAATTCTATTAAAGAAAACAGCAAGGTTTGAATCAGGAGGTGAATGAGATGAACACAATGCCCTTCGACGATTCCGCATAGCGCAAGCAGAGTCGCCGCGAAACAGATTGAGATGAATAGCAAGTCGAAAGGTTTGCACGTTTAGGCCAAGCCAAACGGAACGAATTGTTAGAGTGAGACACCCCACCCGTGGCTGCCACTGAAGGACCGAGGAGCTCATCAGGTGACCCTACTGGGAGGAACTCACGGCGGTGCCCAAATGGAATACAGCGATAATGCGTCATTCCGAAATCCCAGAAGCGCTCGCAGCTCATCCGCAGCTCATCTACTTGCTGCCTGCTGCGACGATCGCATGTGAGGCACAGGACTCCACAGATATTTAGATCTCAATTTGAAACAAAAGTACATAATCAAATAAGAAAGCGAGTTGAAAACTATGTTGAAAACCGGTCCTCCCATGTGAGGAATCCCGTATTTTACGAGCAGATTTGTGATGAATTGTTATCTGGTTTTACCATGATAGCACGTTTAGGCCAAGCCGAACGGAACGAATTGTTAGACTGAGGGGACACCCCCGAGGAAGGCGGAAGACGCGTCGACTGCAGGTACCAGACATCGCTGGCCACACAGACCGGTGTCATCAGGGGGTTGAAAGAGCCTCATAACACCCCAACCGACGCATCCAACAACCACATTTGGGCCTCAACCCCTGGTTCATGAAAGATCACCATCTCCAGCTAGTAGCTTCAGACAGATTTAGATCACAAATCGCCTATATTATAATAATGAAGGTTGTGATAAGAGTAACAAATACAAACAAAATGTAATGCTGTCATTTGTGAATATTTTCCAATTGACAACGATACGTTTTTGTGTAATACTTGTTTCAAGCGAAACACACTTTACAATGCCAAACGAAAAGGATGAGGTAAAAAATGAATGCGAATGTAGTAATGCAAGTAGCCACCACCAAGCAGTTCGGTGACATGGAGATTCAGGTCTATGAGAATCCGGCGGTCGATCACACCAGAGCTCAGGATGATTTCTATATGACCCGTGAGCAGATTGGCACGGCGTTGGGATATAAGAATCCTTCAATTTCGATTGGAACGATTCACAAGCGCAATGCGGCTCGTCTCGACCCGCTTTCAGGGTTAATCAATTTGATTACCCCTGGTGGAAAACAGCAGACCTACGTATATAATATGCGTGGTGTCATGGAGATCTGCCGTTACAGCACTCAACCCAAAGCGAATGCTTTCATTGATTTCTGCTGGGATGTGATCGCCGCTCTGATGCGGGGTGAAACCGTATCGCTGAATGCCAATCAGACTGAGCTCAAGCGGCAGGAGCGATTCGACAAGATGACTCAGGCGCTGACGGAGATTCATTCTAAGATGGACGCTCTCGAAGCCGCACGCCAGCAGGACCGCAACGCTCTCGACAATGTGTTGTTTGTCTGCAAGCAGATGGAACGAAAGCTTATCTCGATGGGTCAGCCGCAGAAGCAGCCTGAGCAGACCGCCACAACTGCCACAGCCACCGTAAAGGAAACCCACACCACTACATACAAAGGACGCAGCGAATGGCGGACCGAGATTTACAAGCTCGGCAACTCCATCGCTCGCATGACTGGTCTGACGCTGAATGCGGTTCTTAAACAGGCTTATGATTATATCGGCCGCAACTATGGCTGGTATTTCAAAGACGAACGCAAGGCGTATGTTGAGCGGGTCGGCTACATGGGTGACATCAAGAACCTCAGCGGCTTGGACATTATCGAGGACAGCGAAACGTGGAAGTCGATCTTTATGTCGATCATGAAGGATCGGTATGATAACGAAAAGCATGACGCTGAGGTCCGAAAGGGGATTAAGTCGGCACTCACCAAGAAGCCGCCTATGATCCCTGCTGATATGATTCCTACTCGCCACAGGGTAGAACCTGCTCCTGAGGTCGTTGCTGAAGAACCCGCACCGGTCGTTGTGGCCGAGGCTCACGCAGTCGAGATTGAAACACCGGCGGCTGAAACACCGGCGGCTGAAACACCGGCGGTTGAAGAGCCGAAAAAGAAATATTATTACTACAAGCCGAGCATCACGCTTCCGATCGTTGAGCCTATTGCAAAAAAGCTGGGCGATAAGACGCTTGGGTATTGGGTTACCTATGCAAAGATCTATGACGCGATCGGCACTGCAAAGATGGACCGAATGCGTAAAGCGTATGTACGTTCTCACAATAAGCCGCCCAAGTCTACTCCTGATATCTTCCAGAATTCTGATAAGAACATGAAAGTGTTTAAGGAGGCTGCAAAGATCGTGGCGGCAGCTATCTAAGCTATCTACTTCCTCCATTAGCCTTTGAGGCTGGCAGCCGGGAAAGACCGGCATATAACCAGGTGTAGCTCAATTGGCAGAGCGCGTGCTTTGGGAGCATGAGGCAGCAGGATCGTAACCTGTCACTTGGACCATAGCATAGGGCTTTATCCTTTCTCCCTGTGCAAAAAAGCGAAGTTTTTTCTCTTTCACTTTTCCTTTTTCTTCGCTCGTGGCTGAAAATGCCGGGCAGGTACGATAATCCTGCCTTGATATGGAGCTGATGGTCGTACAACAGTTCGATTCTGTTGGGCTCCAGCTAGGTTCGATGCAGCGGCGTAGTGTAGTACAAAGCTGCTGGGGTGGCGCAATTCCACCGTGGGTGATCATACTCCCCCTCTGACACACCCATAACGCTCTGACCGAAAATAATATCCATGATGCAACGGGAGTAGCTACCCGCCACAGTGGATGTGCATGGCTCTATTATGAGTAGGCGAATTTGGCACTGCCTGCGAAAGTGGCATAGATGCTCGGTGCCCAGAGTATCGGAGAGTGAATTTGAAAAGGGCAGCCTTTGAGGATGGACACCATAAGAGACCAATTCGCTTATGTGTTGTATCCGCTGACGCGACTGAGTATTGCGCAAACTTTGTAAGCCGCTTGCTCCTCGCCGATGCCGTTACATGGTTAAATCCTCCTCTCTGGGACGTTAGCTTAGTTGGTTAAAGCTCCTGGCTCATAACCGGGTGATGAGGTTAATTCTTCACGGGGGTTCGAATCCCTCACGTCCCACCAAATGTGCACGAATATTCACAAATTAAAAAGAGGTAATCAAAAATGGCTGATAAGTATCTTAGTATCATCACGAACTTCGGGTGCCACTACAGCTGCCCTGAGTGTATCGTCCGCAATAACAAGCTTAAGATGACACCGACAGGGGAGTATTCTTCTTACGCTCCGCTGTGGCAAGTTCTTCATAATGAATGCAACGATTGCAACTGGGTATCTGTGTCTGGTGGCGGCGATCCTCTTTTTCACTGGTGGGAGCATCAGGCATGGTGGCTTGGCTTTTTCGAGATGTGCCAACGCTCTTGGCGCAAGACCGAACTGCATACCAGTTACTTTGATGCAGAAAACAATCACGAGGTTATGTTGTTTCCGTTTGATAAGTTCGACCGTGTTGTCTACCATGTTCACGGGCTGGATGATCTTGATAAGATTTGCCGTCGAGGCAATGAAATCGTTCGCGTTGTCTTTGTTGTGGATGACATGATGGATGAAGAGGAAATCAATAAGATCGCCGACTTTGTTGAGATGTCTAACGAGATCGACGAGCTCACCTTCCGTCAGCGGGTGGATGAGCACTATAAGGAAACCTATCATCTGCACGATTTTCTGTTGGCTGGTCATCAGAAGCGATGGTGGTATGTGACACAGTGCGATTACAATACCTACTTCCATAACGGCAAGCTGTACACGAAGTATACGGATATCTTTGATAAGGAGTGATTCAGATGTACATCGTTGCAAGCGATTACACCAACGAGAAAGCTGATGTCTACAAGTCAGTAAGTATTGATAAAGCATTCAAATCAAGAGACGATGCGATTGCTTTTGCCGCTGTTAGTTTTCAGTGCTTTCTCAATGGGATGCCTAAAGATGAGGCCGCTCGGTACGAAGATGCAGTGAAAGTTGACACTGAATCCTACGCTGATTTTTGTGGATGCGAGTTGAATTCATATCCTGAGTATGTTATCGGAGCATCGGTCGGCGATGGTGAAGATAATCACATGTACTACATGGTGTTTGAAGTAGAGGAGTGACCTGCGCAAGCAGTGGCGGCTCGGAAAGACGAGCATATATGGCCCCATGGCGAAATTGGCACACGCGGCAAGTTCAAACCTTGCTTATTGTTCCCGGTTCAAATCCGGGTGGGGCTACCACCGGCTCGATCGAGTCGGGAGATTATTGGGTGAAACGGTTTGGCAAATCGGAAAGACGGTTGACTGCTGGACAGACAGCTTTGATATGCTACCGTGGTGGAAAGCATACACGTTCGCCTTAAGAGCGAATGCCAGTGATGGATTGCGGGCTCACATCCCGCCGGTAGCACCACCCCGAAAGGGGTAACATAATAACTCTTGTCAATTATTCTCGGCTCGCTCGAAAGGGTGCAATTGGCCTTGTAAGCCGAGTATCTTATGCGATTGTAGCTCAGTTGGTAGAGCAGCAGGCTGAATGCGCGTCGATGGTTCAAGTCCATCCAATCGCACCAGGGTTCCTGTCTTTTTGGTATGTTATTCAGCAGGGACCTTTTACCTCATTCTTGTTATTCCCGGCTCTTTTAATACGATGCTTCGGTCTATATCGTATCGAAAGCAACAAGGCTTTGTAAGCCGGGCCCAGCCAATAGACCATATATACGATTTATTGAGCTGGGAATTATATGTGACTGTAGTTCAATTGGTAGAGCGTCGGATTTCCAATCCGAATGTTTGCGAGTTCAAACCTTGTCAGTCACTCCATGCCGCAAGGCAAGACAGCTTTGCCCATTAGGTCTCTAACAAAATGGGGAGTTCAGGTGCCACGAAACTGTCGAAGGTGATAGTTCACGAACGATAGCGGGGAATACGAAACAGTGGTTAAACAGCAAAATGATCCGGCCTGAACATTTTATATGCCGTAAGAGGTAATGCAATAATCACGATGATTCTTTTACAGCGAATTCTTAGTCATGACAAGGATAGGGTGAAGGATGAATGGTGTGAGCACAGTAGCTGTTCGACTCAGCTTTGCGGCACCAATAGGTACATGGTGGTAAAAGTACGATCAATAAAATAGCCACGACTTCCTTGTTGCGCCCTAATGTTTCGGATATTGTGGTCCGAAATGGAAGTTGTCCTGCCTGGAGAATCGGGAGTACAGGTGTACCTAATTTATAAGCGGCTATGGTGGAATAGGCAGACACGCTGGTTTTAGGTACCAGTTCCAAGTGAGTGAGGGTTCAAGTCCCTCTAGCCGCACCATGTTCGAATATCAACAATAAAAAACCGAAAGGACGAAGTATTATGAAAGTGATTATTAGCACAACTCCTCTTAACGGCGTACTGACTGATATTACTCTCGACACGGGAGAAGACAAGGGCGACGTGATGGAAGTGGTTGGAAACAGCATGATTACCACTACCATTGATTGGCTCAACAGCATGAAGATGTCGAAAGAGGCCAAGAAAGCATACACTGATTCCTTGTGCAAAGTCCTAAAGGAAAATATCTTAAAAGGGCTCAAGTAAGGAGGGAACAGCCGTATGAACTCCATTATCAATCCTTGGGTGTTCTACTGGATTGGCATCGTAGATAGTGTCAGAACACTACTAATCGTCATTCTAACCGTGCTTATGATCGGAGGAGCGATTATGTTCATGTGTACTATGAGCGATGCAGACGATCGGGGCTTTAAAGACAAAGATGTAGCCGAGGAAGTAAAACTCTGCATCAAGGTTGCAATTGCAACTTTTGTTGTCGCGGTTCTGGTTTGTGTGGTTCCTTCTGAAGATACCTGCTATAAGATGCTCGCCGCTGATATGTTTACACAGGACAACATCAACAACGCCACTGAGTATGTCACTGATGTGATCGATTATGCTGTGGACAAGGTCAAAGAAATGGATAGAAAGGACTGAGCGACATGGACGAGAGAAAATTCTGTATCGGTGATCGCGTAAGGCTTGAGTCTCCGTGGGGTCCTGATGATCCCAATGAGGGTAAAGAGGGAATTGTTGTTGGGTATACAGAAGATACCGATTGTCTTCAAGTGCAGCTCTGCGATGGGTACACATGGAGCAAGCCAGAATTTCGCCTGATCGAGCACCTGCATGATGATTGGTGGGCACCTGTAGAGTCAACCAGTGAATGCCGCTGCGAGTCTCTGCTTTAATTTTTTCGCCATCCAAACACACTTTACACTGTCAAATGAAAGGAGAAAACGGATGCATATCAAGTATGTGGACGGCCATTATGAAATCGTGTCGGCGGATAATGGCCAGTTCATTCAGTCGGCCGACACATGGGACGAGGCTCTTGACGATATGAAAGAGCTGCTAACAACAACGGTATAACGAGCAAACCGGCTCGTTTACATAACATTTTTTTATTATAAAGGAGATCAATATTATGAAGGCAACTGTTAAGTACAACAACGTTTTCGTCACTTCTGCTTACGACATCGAGACCCTGAAGAAGGTCAAGAAGTTCCGTCCCGAGGCTCTGGTTCTGTACAAGGGCGAGGGCAAGGAGAAGGAGCCTGTCTGCGCTATCGGTGTCAGCGGTTCTGCTTCTGCCAATGAGATGGGCGTGACTTTCGCAAAGAATTCTGTCACCACTCCCAAGGTCGCTACCATGAGCATCGAGCTGCCCAACGGCAAGACCACTGTCGAGGAGATCAACGAGTTCGTTCGTGAGAAGCTGGGTCTGGCTATCGTGAACTGCACTAAGATCGAGGAGCAGATCGCCGAGGCTATGAGCTCTATCGCTGCTGATGAGGCCGCTATGAACGCTGCTATCACCATCGAGAACGACGCTGAGCCTGAGGCCGCCGCTGAGTAAGAGCGCCGCCTGGTAAGAGCGCCACTGTGGTTCCACGCCGGATGTTCCAGCGCAATACGTCCGGCATTCGTTTTAAATGATTCGTCAATCCGACGTTTCAACAATAAATTTTTCAAATTAAAAAGGAGTACATATTATGCTGAAGATCACTGTGGGTACCAACACCAACCGTAAGACTGTCATGGCTACTGAGGACACTACCCTGCGTCAGTGCCTGGAGGAGAACGATATCAACTACTCTGCTGGTCAGACTTCTCTGGATGGCTGTGTTCTGCAGCCTGGCGACATGGACAAGACCTTTGCCGATATGCACGTTACCGAGAAGGCTTATCTGGTCTGTGTTCAGAAGATGGACAACGCCCGTTAAGGGATTAACGGAGCTTGATCCTGAATCTGTTCGAGCGAATCTCGAATAAAGTCCGAATATAAATCTGTTCTGGTTACAACAGATAAGTAGCATTGCAGCCGCTGGCAGGCCGGTTAAAGTCTGCCTTATATGTGTCCAGTATCTGGGCTTTTTAAATGCAAGATATGAATTTAAGGAGGAAGTAACTATGGCATTCACTGGTTTGCTGACGAAGCTCGGCTCGAACGAATGCAACGAATTTTTCTCTGACATCAAGAGCAGGAACAAATTCGAAACCGAAGATAACACCGTCCTGACCGTTCTCCGGGCAGTGATGAACGAGGAGCGGCTGGCGACTTTTACCGCTGATCCCGAGAACAAGGGCATCATGCAGTCTCTGGTAGTCGAGAACGAGATCCGGCTCCCGGACGATGAGAAGTTGACAGCAGCCTATTACGCTGGTGAGCGTGGTCCGTTCACAAAGATCAAGCTCGGTCTGTATTTCCATTTCATCCCCAACAAGAAAGCAGCCGATTACATCAAGCAGGTGAAAATGTTCGACGAGGACTACAAGAAGGCGGGCTGGGTTCGTCTTGAGGATGTCTCTCTGTATGTCGATCGCAGCGGTGACGCTCTGGTCTACCAGAACGAAACCAAGCAGGCGACCATGGTGTTCGCTCCTTCGCCCAAGAGAATCCAGGTCATGCAGATGATGATGAGCTGTCTGCCTCGTCTGCTTCCGTGGGCATTCAAGGATCACCCGGCAACCAGGGATGAACTCGATCTGCTGAAGATGCTGGCTGAGCAGAAGTATGACAAGTTCAATACGGCAATCGACAAGATCTGTGCAGCTTATGACTTCTACGGCAAGAAAGTCGAAAGCATGCTCAAGGGATTCTGCAGTCAGAACTTCACCCGCTCGATCCACGATCAGGAAGAACGTGTCCGCCGGGCAGAGAACAACGTCAATGATTACATGAGCAGCGCCCGCAATGCCATGAAGCAGGTGGATGAAGAGCAGATGAAGCTTCTGGTGCTCCGGAATCGTGCCTGCAACTCTGGAGACGATGAGAAGGAGTTGGTCGATTTCTTCAAGGCGAACAAATCTCTTATCGCTCTGGATAAGTCCGGCAATCAGCTGTGGGTCGGCGTGAACTGCTATCTGAATGACTACAACGAAGATATTTTTAAGCAGTATGTCGAAAAGCAGGATAAGATGTCCAGCTACATCTACGAGGAGAGCCCGTATGATATGGATCTCACCAAGAAGTTGTTCCTGGCTATCTGGAAAGAGCACCGGTTCAATCTGCGTGTCTACTGCGAGTGGATTGTCTATGATGACTGCCGCGTCGAAGCCGTCAGAAGCACTAACATGAATCACCGAGAAGACCTGATGAAGGATCGTTTTCCTCAGCCGCATATCGACCGGTTTACCTGTTACGGCGGCTATCGCGGTATGCTTCAGGATTTGGCTCTTCGTCGTGATTACATCGGCGTTTTGTCTACTCTGGTAACTTCTTCTTCCTATATCAACTGGACGGATTCTACGGTCGTCGAATGGATGATGGAAAAGCTGTTCGGCGATTATAGTAATCGGAAGTGTCTGGAAGATAAGGATGGCAATCTCTACACCATCAAACAGGTGGTTGAGATTCTGGAAAACGAAAGCAGAGAAACGGCATAAGGAGGTTTGAAGTATGCAGCCGGTTAAGATGAATGACGAACTGATCCAAGGGATTTTGCAGGAGTTCTATGCACAGGCTTCTGCGTTGGGCAATCTGCAGGCGGATAAGTTCTCCTTTAACAAGAATTTTTCCAAGCCTGCCAAGGACGCAGTCGAGGTGAATTTCACTCTGGAAGCTTATCACGAGATGTGTGCCCTGATCGATCACTTCAGTACCGAGGTCGCCTGGCACGGTCTGGTGAATCGCATTGATAAGACTCACTTCCAAATCACCAAGATCCTGGTTTATCCGCAGCAGGTCACGGGCGCAACAGTGAATACGGACCAGGAAAAGTATACGACCTGGCTGTATGAGCTGGACGATGAATCCTTTAATACGCTGCGGTTCCAGGGACACAGTCATGTGAACATGAGCACTTCTCCCAGCGGTGTGGATATGCAGAATCAGTGGGATCTCATTGATACTCTGAGCTCTGAGGATTACTACGTCTTTATGATCTGGAACAAGCGGCGGGAGTATAACGTCCGTGTTGTGGACATGGCGGACAATGTCATCTACAGCGGCGATGATGTCAAAGTGACGATTGGAGAGGCCGATACGAAAGGGTTTCTCGAACAGGCGGAAGCGCTCGTCCAAAAGCCGGTCACAACTACATACAGTGGCTACAGCGGCAACTACAATGGTGCAGCTTACTCCGGCAGCTACAGCGCGGGTACAACAGCTTGTCGGGGAGGCGCGTTCGTTGGTAACACAAACACCGCAGCCGCGTCCACGAAAACAAAAGCAGAAACGAAACCGGCAGCCACGACGAACCCGGCGCTGAAAACTGTCACGGGTGGAGCCGCCCCTAAGATCGATTCAGCCAAGAGCAAGGGAAGCGAATCCAATCTGATGAAGTATTATCAGGAGAATCCGAATGACCTGATGAACAATTGGAATTCGAGCTGCTATCCCTACGCTGAAGCATTTCAGGACTAAGAAAGGAAACAACAATGGATCTGAGCAAAATCGAAATGGTGTTTGACCCTGCGTCTGTTAAGGGTCGCATTCATATCATCGGCTGTGGTTCGGTCGGCTCTACTGTGGCTGAACTGCTGGCACGATACGGTCTGACCAAGTTCACTCTGTGGGATATGGACTTTGTCGAACCCAAGAATATCGTCAATCAGATGTTTTTCCAGCAGGATATCGCTCATCCCAAGGTGGAAGCTGTGGGCAACATCCTGTGCAATGTGAATCCTGATATCAAAGAGGATCTGGTCCTGATGCCCAATGGCTGGCAGGGCGAAACCGTCAAGGGTTATGTGTTCCTGGCCGTGGATAGCATCGAGATTCGCAAGCAGTTCCTGGAGAAGAACAAATACAATCCTGAGCTGCTCGGTGTGTTCGATATCCGCACTGGCCTGTATGATGCACAGTGCTGGTCGGCCGATTGGAAGGATCGTAAGCAGATCGACAATCTGAAGAACTCCATGAACTTCACTCACGAGGAAGCAAAGGTAAGTACGCCGGTGTCTGCATGTGGCATCGTTCAGGGTGTTGCACCGACCGTTCGTTTTATCTGCTGTCTGGCGGTTACGAACTTTATCAATTTCGTGGGAGGCAACCAGCTGAAGAAGCAGATCGTTGCAACCCCGTTCATTCTGGGTGAAGAGAGCGTCATGGCGTTCTGATAAAATCGTAAATAAAAAAATCGTGATGAATAGTTGTTTTTTTATAAACAGCGCACTTAGGCCAAGCCAAGTGTATCGAATTGTTAAGATGAGGAGGGGCGACCCAGGAGGCGTCAACATTGCAAAAACAAGCTTATGACACCGGCCGTCGGCGCTCCCACAGAGCTCGAATCGACCATTTTCGGGTCACCTGAAAGCGGTTATATAGCCAATTACAGCATCCAATCATGATCGGGACCTCCTACTGCACGCGTTTTTTTAGCCTCAAGAAACCCATTTAGATCACGATGAAATCATAAAGGAGAAACAATGTACATTACATATCTGAATCCTCCTAAGACCCGGCAGATCACTTTTGATGAGATCCTCGCCGGTGTCCAGAATGTAGAAGCACTGCACTATGGTGGCAGCAACACATCTACAATGACAGTGTGTCGCAACGATTTAACCGCAAAACTTCGCGCTATCACCAACGTTCCCGAGATGATCGAGAAGCTGACGGCCTACAACGTGAAGTATGCGGCGCTTGAATCCAGCGATATCCCGAGTCACTATTCTCACTTTGAGATCCCAAAAAAATCTGGCGGCTGGCGACCCATTGATGCGCCCGATGAAACTCTTTCTGATGCACTGATTGAGCTGCGGGAACTACTGAAGAGCTTTATGATCGTAGATTATCACACGAATGCTTTCGCATATATTCCAAATCGCAGCTTTATCGATGCGGTCCGTAAGCATCAGGCAGGTCACAATAAAACCGTCGTTGATGAGGCGACCGGCATGAAAAAGGTCGTCAATTATCAGAATCATTGGGCGGTCAAGTTCGACTTCCATGGTTTCTTTCCCAGTACGACACCGGATTTTCTGCTCGGCATGATGAGTGTGATCTATCCATTTGCTCTGATCATGCGGGATGCACGTGGCCGAGATGAACTGGCAAAGGCGGTCAACCTGTGCTTCCTTCGCAACGGCCTGCCGCAGGGAACTCCCATCAGTCCGTGGCTTACCAATGTGATGATGATTCCGTTTGATCACTGTATCACTCGCAAGCTGTGCTATGGCTACAAAGCAAAGGACGGCATCGATCGCGAGTTTACTTTCACACGATATGCAGATGATATTCTCATCAGCTGTTATCATCACTTTGACCCGATGGAAATCCAGCAAATTATCATTGATGCGCTGAACTTCTTCCATGCGCCGTTTACTTTGAACGAAACGAAAACGCATTACGGTAACCGGCACTCCAGCAAGAACTGGTGCCTCGGCCTGATGTGGAATAAGGACAATCAGATTACAGTCGGATGGCGCAATCTTAAAATGTTCCGTTCGGCTATGACGAATTATATCTATGCAAAGCAGCACGGCAGAACCTGGGAGCTGGAAGATCTGCAAAAGTTCAATGGCAAGCTCAACTATTATCACATGGTCGAGCCTGAGGTGATCGACGAGCTGATTCATCGTTACAATGCAAAGTTCGGCACTGATATTATGGCGATGCTTAAAGAGGATCTTCGTCCCAAAGAGGGCGTTGTTGCATAAAAAATGGAGACATACACAAGGAGTGATGATCTATGATTGAAATTATGTGCCGGGATGGAAAGGTCCCATCGAAGGAGCTCGAAAAGGTCGCGGATATGATCTACTATTCCACGGGCATCGAAACAGAGGTGGTCTACGAAGAGGATCGGCGAGCCCTGGTATTCTGGGGTCCTGAGGATGTCAAAGAGATCGTGGAAAGTTTGAATCTGAAATCGATCAACACAGACGATACCAATTTCTGCGATACTATTGTGGCCGCCGCAGAACCGCGCATTCACCAGGCAATGCTGGAAGCCGGCAGAGATGTCCTGTTTGATGAAGTCTGTGAAACGGCTGCATCCATGGGCGAACAAATCGAATTCGATGAGCCCAATCAGTAATCAGTAAACAAAAAAATCACTTTGCATATCGTTCCAAAAGAGCGAGCATCACGCCCAAGGCGGATGTTAAGAAGAATACCACAGCAATCGGCCGCTGCACTCCGCCATAGGCCCCTGATCGTGCAGCTGGCCTCAACCAATCCTTGTCAAGAAACACTCGTCCTTCGATCCGGGACGAGAGTCACGCGCCAGGTCGCGTGACAGAAGTCCCTGATCGTGCGTCCTCCCGTTTCCAGAGCATCGGATTTAGAAAGTGATTTTGATAAAAAAAGAAAATGAGGTAGAAATATGGAATTGATGTATAAGCCAGGCGATAAAGTAATGATTCGCCCGGATCTGAACTGCCGTGAAATTTATTGCATGAGATCAGGTCGCCACAATGGGGACTATACCTACAATGTGGTTGATCAAATGGTAGATCAGGCTGGAAAGGTTTTTACGATTCAGGGTCCTCGCCACGGAGGAGCTGGATATACTCTGGAAGAGTCTGATTATGGCTGGACCGACGAGATGTTTATTTCTATCAATGAGTGTTGCTGTGATAGCATTCTGTGAGGTGAACTATGAAATACAGATACGATGTCGGTGACGCAGTGGTCGTAAAGCGAGATCTCAGAAAGAATTGCAGCTACTTTATGATGTCCGGCCCCAATCCCAAAACATACAACACTGTTGTTGACGAAATGAAAGAGCTCGAAGGCAAGACCGTTCATATCGCAGGACATATTGATGGTCAATACTTCATTGAAGAAGACAATAAATCATATGCCTGGACGGATCAGATGTTCCTGACGCAGGACAAATACAGCGCTGCTTGTGTTTGCGAAAGTTTACTATGATTGGAATGATTTGAAAATGCAGAATCCCTGCCATTATTGTGTGGCTCCCAAGCGTTATCCCGGGTGTCACGATCACTGTCAGGAGCGCCAGCAGTACGTCGAAACTGAGCTGACACAGCAGCACCAATACAAAGAAAAGTGCCGCATGATCAACGATTTTGATAATGAGCTATACACTCATAACCTGCGTTACAGAGAAAAATATCAACACAGATATTGATTTACATAGAAAGGATGAAGATCAATGGCAGAACCGGCACGTAAGCGCAAGGATCGCGTAGTTCAGTTCCCGCAACAGCCTGGTTCCGAAGCTCACATCACCATGAGCGAAGCCGAGCTGAAGGAAATGATTTGGGACATCGTGGCTGCCGCTCGCAAGAAAAAGCGCAAGACAAAGCCAACCAACAGCCTTTATACAAAGGATGGCCGCATCAAACCTTCGCCTGCTGATCCGATTCGTTCCAAAGAGGATTTCCAGAAACTGGCGAATTATCTTGCTTCCAACGGCGACCCCAAGTTTCGTCTACGCAACAAGGCGATTTTCGTGTTCGGGTGCAGTCTGGGTATTCGTTGTGGCGATCTTCTCAATCTGAAAACGGCCGATGTTTACGAACAGGATGGCAGTGTGAAAGAGCATGTCGAACTGATCGAAGAAAAGACCCGCAAGCGCAATGTGTGCAAGATCCCCAAGATGGCAGCCGACATTTTGGAAGATTATTTCGATGAACAGGATTTCGAGATCAGTCAATCTGATTATCTGTTCCGCAGTCGCAAGGGTGGTCCTCTGACAGTGCGCGGATTCTATCGGATCTTGAAAGAAGCAGGAAAGGCGTGTGAGCTGGATATCGATCTGTCCACTCATACCATGCGCAAAACCTATGCAATGGCTGCACTTCAGACAGCGAAAAAGGCTGGTACATCTGGGCAAACGATTGAGATGCTTCAAGAAAAGTTTAAGCATAGCAGTCAGCGTGTCACGATGCATTATGTCAAGGCCGACCAGGATAAGATGGACGAAATGTCTGATCGTGTGTCGGACTGGTTTGATGATGGAGGAACAGAATGACTGATTACATGTATCACCCAGGCGACAGAGTCCGCGTTCGACTTGATCTTTCGGAACATGAAGAATATAAAATGTTGTCTGGCGAAAATAAAGGTCAACGCTGGGTGATTTTTGACTGGATGAAAAAATACGCAGGACAAGAGATCGTCATTCAAAAGATCGCACAAACTAGTGGTGTTTACAGAGCACAAGGAATCGATGGCTGCATCTGGGCTGATGAGATGTTTGAGCCGCTTGTCGTGGACGAGTGCGTTTGTGATTCATTGCTGTAATGGAATGGAGGAAGTAGAGCAATGTCAAGATATTATCAGTATAAAAACGGGGAGGAAGTGTTTGTTCGGCCTGATTTGGAGCGCGGTGTTCAGTATTATATGCGTTCCGGTTACCGAGCAAATGATGTCAGTGCCACCCTTACTTATTCTCAGGCGCAGCGGCTTGGCACTGTGGTTCATATTGCCGGCAAGCGCAATGGCCGCTATTACATCGACGAAGATTATGGCTGCGATCGGTGGACGGATGAGATGTTTGCAGCACCCAACGAATGTATCTGCACGCCGCTGCTGTGAGGTGAATCATGGAAGGGAAATACCTGTATGAAATTGGCGACCTCGTAAAAGTTCGCGACGATATTGATCGAAACATGCAGTATCGTATGCGTTCCGGTCCCAAAGCTGGACGCGAACCCGGGACTGTATATCATATCGGAAAATATAAGGGGTCAGTCCACAAAATCATTTCTTATGAGCGGGGTTATTACAAAATCGATAATGACCCTGATCATCTGTACTGGTCTGATGAAATGTTTGAGCCGATGTCGGTAAACGAATGCTGCTGCGAATCTTTGTTGTGAGGTGAATGTGATGGAACCTTTATTGTATCAGCCGGGTGATCTGGTAACGATCCGTTCTGATTTGGTTGGCGACCGCGATTATCCCGTCCTGTATGGCCCTTCAGCAGGTAAACGAACTCTTTATTGTAACGATAGTATGGTCAACTATAGCGGCAATACATATGAAGTCAATGGATATTCCGATGACGATGATTTCTATACGCTAAGGGAAATCCCATGGCTATGGACTGAGTCGATGTTTGAAAGCCCGACCGAATGCATTTGTGACAGTTTACTGTAATCAAAAAAGGAGAATGAAAACAATGGCAAACTTCAAAGAATTCCGCACTCTGCTTCAGAAGCATTTCGATGAGATGGTTAAGGATGGCGCACCTCTGTTTATCACCAATGCCGACGAGGACAAGCTATATAACCTCTATTTGGACAGCTTCCCGGCTGGTACGAATTCTACCTTCCGTAAGCGGCGTGAGTATGATTGCTCCTGCTGCCGTCGTTTTGTGAAGAATATCGGCAAGCTGGTTTCTTTCATGGATGGTCAGATGGTCACTGTCTGGGATTTCGATACCAAGTCCGATGTTTATCAGCCGGTTGTGGATGCGCTGGCTGCCTATGTGAAAACCTGCGCCGTTGTGAATCCGTATTACGTCAGCCGTAACATGATCTCTGATGGCAAGTTCGGCACAGAGATGAACTATGAGTATGACGCTGATCATAAGGCGGTTCGCGCCTGGGATCATTTCGCTGTCGAGATTCCTCAGCGGTTCATTGTCAATTCCTATGATGTGTCCACCAAGATGGCCGAGTGGCGTGATTCTGCCAATGTGTTCAAGCGCTCTCTGGAAGAGCTGACTATGGACGCTGTGGATACTGTGCTGGAGCTGATTGCTCAGAACAGCCTGTATCGCGGCAAGGAGTTCGAGGGTTTGGTTCGTGGCTTCAAGGGCGATAAGCAGGTGTATGATCGTCTGCCCGATGAAAAGAAGTCCGCTTATGTCTGGATGGCTCCCGGCGGTGCATCGATGAACCGGCTTCGTATTCGCAATACGGCAATCGGTACTCTGCTGGTAAACCTGAGCGAGGGCATGGACGTGGATGCTGCTGTGACCGCTTTTGAAAAGGTGGTTGCTCCTGCAAACTATAAGCGTCCTAAGGCGATTTTCACCAAGAAGATGCTGGAGGATGCACAGAAAACCGTCACTGAGCTGGGATATATGAACAGTTTGGCTCGTCGGTTTGCCACTCTGGATGATATCACCGCCAACAACATCCTGTTCTGTAACCGTGATGCTGCTCCTCGGGTGATGGGCGCTGCGAATCCGTTTGAGGCAATGGCGAAATCTCTGGGTACTGATCCCAAGAAGTTCGGCCGCGCAGAAGAAATCGGCATCGAAAAGTTTGTCAAAGAAGTTCTGCCTACTGCGGCAGGTCTGGAATTGTTCATGGAGAATCGCTTCTCGAAGAACATGGTATCTCTGATTGCGCCGCAGGATAAGAGCGCGCCAAGCATGTTTAAGTGGTCCAATGGTTTCAGCTGGGCTTATACCGGTAATATGGCAGACAGCGATATTCGCGAAAACGTTAAGGCTGCTGGCGGTAAGGTGGATGGCGTGCTGCGTTTCTCGATTCAGTGGAACGATGTGCCGGGTGAATGGGATGAAAACGATGAAGATGCTCATTGCATTGAACCCGATAAGAATCACATCTATTTCGGCAACAAGTGGCACCCTCGTACTGATGGCTGCCTGGATGTGGATATCACTCATCCTTCGCGGGATAAGGCTGCGGTCGAGAACATCACCTGGCCTGACATTAAGAAGATGAAGGAGGGCGAGTACAGCTTCTATGTGAACTGTTTTGCTAGTCGTGGCGGTAAAACTGGTTTCCGTGCTGAGATCGAATTCGATGGCAACATCTACTCTTTCAACTACGATAAGCCGCTGCATGGTGGTCAGAATGTCGCCGTGGCAAAAGTCACGCTGAAGGATGGTAAGTTCTCTATCAAGGAGCAGCTGCCCAGTTCTACCAGCACCCGCGAGATCTGGGGTGTGAATTCCAATCAGTTTGTACCTGTGTCTGTGGCGATGTACTCTCCAAACTACTGGGACGAACAGACCGGCAATGGCAACCGTCACTACTTCTTCATGCTCAAGGACTGCGTCAACCCGGAAAAGCCCAATGGTTTCTACAATGAATTCCTGAAGACAGACCTGCTGCAGCATAAGCGTGTGTTTGAGGCACTGGGCTCTCAGATGGCAGTTCAGTCCGTCGATGACCAGCTGTCCGGTGTTGGCTTCTCTGAGACGCAGCACAACAGCTTCATCGTCAAGGTACAGGGGGCAACCGAGCGAGTTCTGAAAGTGGTGATTTGATGGACTATCTTTATAAACCTGGAGACAAGGTCCGACTAATTGATCATTTTGTTAAAGAACGCGAATATCGTATGGTGTCTGGACCGGGTTATGGGTGTACTACAACCGTAAAATGGACTTATGAAGAACGTTCAAGACTCGCTGGCTCTATTGTTACGATTGCCGAATATTATAAAAGTGGACGTTATCGGATCAAAGAAACTGGTGGCCGTATGTGTTGGACTGATGAGATGTTTGTCGGCCTAGCTGACGAAAGTGAGTGCTACTGCGAATCTCTACTGTGAGGTGCTAAATGGATTATCGTTATAAGCCGGGTGATCGTGTCGTAGTGATCAATGAAATTCGAGAAAACGAAGAATACTATATGCGCTCTGGGAGTCAGTCTCCGCTTGATAATGCGATCTGCGTGAACGAATATACGATTCGCACACGAAAAGCTTTGGAGGGAACAGTCGTCACGATTCTTGAGTATCGCCGCAATCGATATATCATCAAAGAAACGAATCAGAAAATCCTGTGGACAGATGATATGTTTGTTGGTCTAGCGAACGAAACTGAGTGCTATTGTGAATCTCTGCTATGAGGTGTCAAATGGAGTATCGATATAAAATAGGCGACGCTGTTTTAGTTCGAGATGATCTTAAGTATGGTGCCTTTTACGATATGAGGTCTGGTCCTTATCCAAAAGCCAACAGTAACATTGTGACATTGGATATGTCGGAACTTCATGGGCAATTGGTTCATATTAAAGATTATTCTTCTCACGGGCACTATATCGTAGAAGAAACGTATGATTTTAGATGGACTGATGACATGTTTTCTGGTTTGGCAAACAATGAGTGCTGCTGCGAATCTCTGTTATAAGGAGGCACAAGTTGCAAGATACAAAATATCATGTAGGCGATGTCGTTATTGTCCGCCAGGATTTAGATTTTAGAAAATGTTATTGGATGCGATCAGGTGGAAAAGAAAACGCTCCTTGGAGGAACGTTGTTTCAGATGTTGTAACTGAAGACATGATAGAGCTTTGTGGACAGACTATCGAAATCGAAGAAATAGTCGATACGGTCGATGGTAAAAAATACAGAGCAAGAGGTCGCTACTGGACAGACGACATGTTTTCTGACCAAATCGGCAACGAATGTTACTGTGAATCACTTCTGTAAATCTGAAAGGAGAAATTATCATGGAAAAGAATCTGTTTGAAATCGCAACTCGTAATCGCTATCGCTTTAACTACAAGGGCGTTATGACCGTAGAGGATCTGTGGAGTCTGCGGGTCGAGGATCTGGATGCCATCTTCAAGATGCTGAACCGTCAGAAGAAAACCGCCGATGAAGATTCTCTGCTGGCCACTAAGAGCGCCGAGGATCAGGATCTGGCCAATAAGATCGATATCGTCAGGTATATCGTGTCTGTCAAGTTGGCTGAGGCAGCGGAGCGTGTGTCTGCCGCCGAGAAGAAGGCACAGCGCGATAAGATCATGGAGATCGTGGCAAAGAAAAAGGATAAGGCTCTGGAAGACATGGGCATCGAGGATCTGATGAAGAAGCTGGAAGAGCTGAACTGAGAAGGGAAGTATCAAACATGAAAGTTGTTGAAAGCGCAAGCAATCTGTTCCTGTATGGCGACGATATGAAGGCGTATGACAAGATTCCGGCGGGTACCTATGATATCCACTGTTCTGAGATGACCGGTTTCTATCTGTCCCGCCGCCCCGATATGGTCATCAACGAAAAGGTGTATGGTGTCCAGAGCAGCAAGGTTGCCAAAGTGCTGAATTCGTTCAAAGTGTTCAACCGCAACCTGGGTGTCATCCTCAGCGGCAACAAAGGCATTGGCAAATCTCTGACCGCTAAGATGATTGCAATCGAGGCCGTCAAGCAGGGCTATCCTGTCATTCTGGCTAACTGCTATATCGGCGGTATCGCGAATTTCATCGAATCCATCGATCAGGAAGTTATGATCTTGTTTGACGAGTTTGATAAGACATTCAAGGCCAGGGACAATGAAAGTCCGCAGGATACGATGCTGAGTCTGTTCGATGGCACCAGCGCGGGCAAAAAGCTCTTCGTTGTCACCTGTAACCAGCTCAATGGCCTGAACGATTATCTGGTCAACCGTCCCGGCCGCTTCCACTATCACTTCCGCTTCGATTATCCGGGCGCTGATGAGGTCGAAACCTACCTCAAGGATAAGCTCGAAGAGAAGTATTACGATCAGATCCCCGCTGTGGTCGATTTTTCTGGCAAGATCGATCTGAACTATGACTGCCTGCGGTCTATCGCCTTTGAACTGAATCTGGGCACTCCATTCGCAGAGGCCATCAAGGATCTGAATATCATCAACATGAACGAGACCAGCTACAAGCTCACTGTTATCTTCAAGGATGGTTACCGTGCGTCCTGCACCAAGCGTTTTGATATGTTCAATGGTGCACAGCGTATCTGTTTTGATGTCAAGCTGAAAGATGGCTACTGGCCTGATTGCTACATCAACACCGAGGATATCCAGTATAACCCCGCCAACGGTGAGCAGTTCATTGATGGCAAGAAGGTTGATGTGATCAATCCGTATTCCAAGAGTGATGACGATGAAAAGGACCGTTATGAAGCTTTTGAAAAGGACAACGGTGTGGTCAAAGTCATCATCTCCCGTACTCGTGAAAGAGACATTCACTACATGGTCTAAGGAGGTTCAATATGGTCAAAGCAAATCATTATAAAATCAGTTCTTTTCCTGACGGTACTCCGCTGATCAAGAAGGATCTGACCATCAATTATCTCAACGTGATCAGCATCGTCTGGACGTTTGAATCCATGGCCGAGCTTCCCACGGTCATTATGATCGCAAAAGACGCAAAGGATAACGGAGCAGACGTCGAGCTGTTTATGCCGTACATCCCGAATGCTCGTATGGACCGCGCCTATCACGACGAAGATGTGTTCACTCTCAAGTGGTTCGCAGATGAAATCAATCGATGTGGATTCAGCTGCGTTACCGTGTTTGACCCTCACAGTGATGTGGCCCCCGCACTGATCGATCGGTGCGAAGTACATACTCCGATTCGTGAGATTTGTCAGGCAATCGAAGAAAGTAAGCCTGATGTGATCTACTTCCCGGATGCCGGCGCAATGAAACGATATGAGGAAACTGTTCACTGGGCACTGGAGCGAGTCAAGTGCAACGCCTATATCATCCATGGTGATAAAAAGCGGGACTGGGCAACAGGCAAAATTCTCGGTCTGGATGTTGTTGGTGAAGTGAAGCCTGGTGAAAAGGTTCTGATGATCGATGATATCTGTTCTTACGGCGGTACCATGTTCTATTCGGCCAAGAAGCTGAAGGAACTGGGTGCTGGTGATATCGATATGTATGTCAGCCATTGCGAAAACAGCATTCTGGATTCTGAGCGTGGCCATCTGTTTGATGATCCGGAACTGATTCATATGGTCTATACCACAGACAGTATCTTTACCGGCCATCACGATAAGATCACTGTTTTTGAACACAAGTGGGACGAGGACTGATATGGAAGTTTGGGCATTAGATATTCATTTTAATACAGATGGAGATTTTGGTTGGCGGCTTGCTCCGGTTGCAATGACCTATAATGCCAACAATCAATTTTACAGGCTGAGTGTAGTTCGAGAAGTTAAAAACGATGTCGAAAAACGTCAAGTGATTGCCGAATTTAATTGGATTTTGGAACAGCTGATTAAAAATCTTTATACCACCAGAGAGTACGTTTCCGACTACGTTGAAGAAATACTAAATGACTCTCTTGACGAAGAGTGGAAAGAAGATTTCTATCATGAACTGTCTGGCAACTACGATGGTTCCTATGTTCAATTCCGAATTCATACGTCAAAAGATAAAATGTCTTTCAAGATTAACTGCACAAGAGAAGAATACGAAAAAATTCAAAAGAAGTATGGAGACTGCCTTGGAATCGATGGAAGGCAGGTTGTAAAAGAATTATTGAAGGGCTAAATATGAAGTATGCAAAAGGTGAAATCCTTAGTGCATATCAGCGCTTGACGAAAAGTATCAAATATGGAGATGCATACTGGTCTGAAAAAGCAATGATAAGTGATGTTCTGAGTGATTACTTCAATCGAATCGAGAGCAAGAAAGTTGTAATCGATCCAAAGTATGAAAGCTACAGATGCCCAAAGTGCAATACAACGTTAATTGGTCAATATGATCACTATTGCGGACAATGTGGTCAGAAATTGGACTGGAGGATTTGAAATGATCAATATCAACCCGATGCTGCTGTGTGATTTCTACAAGACAACCCACAGTAAGCAGTTTCCGGCCGGCACTACCAAGCTGGTCAGTTATTTTACTCCACGCATGAGCCGACTGGATGGCGTGGATGAAGTCGTTGTGTTCGGCATTCAGGCGTTCTGCAAGGATTATCTGGTACGATATTTCAACGACAATTTCTTCGACGAACCAAAGTGTATTGTAGTTCCTCAGTACAAGCGTGTCCTGGATGCGACCATTGGTAAGGATGCTTACGATCTGAGCAAGATTGCAGCGCTACATGATCTGGGATATCTTCCTGTTGAAATCAAGGCGCTGCCAGAAGGTACTCGTTGCCCCATCCATGTGCCGTTCCTTGAGATGAGCAATACGCATCCTGATTTCGCATGGGTTCCGCAGTTCCTCGAATCTTTTATGAGTTCTGAGCTGTGGCATCCAATGATTTCTGCAACGGTCGGAACTCTGTATCGCGATATTGTGGACAAGTATTACGATGAAACCGTTGAGGATGGCGTGCCTCATGCTCGTGCTTTGGGTGATTTCAGTTTCCGTGGTCAGGAGTGTATGCAGTCGGCAGTTAAGTCAAGCGCCGGTTGGTGTCTGAGTTTTCTGAATACGGCTACTGTCCCTGCGATTCCGTATCTGGAAGAAATGTATCGCTGCAATTGCGAAGAAGAGCCCGTTGCGTTTGGCGCTGTCAGTACCGAGCATAGTGTGATGTGTTCTAACTTCGCTGTCGATGGCGACGAGATCACTTTCATCCGCCGGGCGCTGACGGAGCTGTATCCCAATATGAGCTTCAGTATGGTGTCTGATTCCTACGACTACTGGAATCTGGTCGATAATATCCTGCCGCAGCTCAAGGATGAAATCATGGCTCATAATGGTACGCTGCTGATCCGTGGCGACTCTGGCGACCCGGTCGAAATCGTCACGCAGACGGTCTATCATCTGTGGGATATCTTTGGCGGCACAGTCAACAGTAAGGGCTACAAGGTACTCAATCCTCATGTGAAGGCACTGTACGGCGATTCCATTACGGTGCAGCGGTGCGAAAAGATTTATGCCGAACTCAAAGCACACGGTTTCGCCTGCAACAATGTCAGCCTTGGCGTTGGCTCTTTCTCTATGCAGTGCATCGAGCAGAATGGTCAGTTGAAACCGTTCACCCGCGATACGTTCGGCATGGCTGTCAAGGCAACTTATGGCGTGGTCAATGGTAAGGAGATTCAGATCTTCAAGGACCCCAAGACCGACACTGATCACTTTAAGAAGAGCCTGAAGGGTATGTGCTATGTCACTAAGGATGTAAACGACGAGCTGGTTTATGTCGATGGCCTGATGGATCACGCAGCTCATTCGGATGGTAACCTGCTGCAAACCGTGTTCCGCAATGGGGCCATGATCAAAGAGTACAGCCTAAAGGAAGTTCGCGATCGTCTGTGGGAAGGTGAATTCTGATGGAGAAGCCGATTCTTCAGTTTTGGAGTAATCAAAGACTTATCTGGAAAGGTGAGCGGAAAGATGCTGTGAAGCTGATTAAGGCAGGAGCGTTTGACAATCTGAACGTGATGGTATGGACGCAGGACCTTGAGAATTTTAATCTGCACAGTCAACGAGGAGCACAATATTTTGGAATCAAAGAGCTAAATCGGAGGTGAAATATGGCTGTTGTAATCAAAGAAGGCAATGTGTTTGATTCTGACGCTAAGATCATCTGTCATCAGGTGAATTGTCAGGGCGTTATGGGGTCAGGTGTTGCCAAAGAAGTTCGTGAGCGGTATCCAAAGGTGTACGAGGAATATCACATTTACTGCGAAAGCAACAAGGATTGTCCTGAACGAATGCTGGGTGTCGCTCAGATGGTTCCAGTTGATGAAAAAGGTTCTCGATGGATCGTCAATTGCTTCGGTCAGAACGGTTATGGATATGACGGAAAGCAGTACACGTCTGTTGGCGCACTGTTTGAAGCATTCAAAGAAGTGGCCAAAATCGCCAAGGCATCAGGAGTCAAAGTGGCTATGCCGTATGGGATCGGTTGTGTTCGTGGCGGTGCAAAATGGCTGCTTGTGAAAGAAATCATCGATTTTACATTTAAAGACGTTGACGTGGAACTGTGGAGATTGGAGGGTAAATAATATGCGCAAGTATGAATTTGATGCAGCAAAGACAAAGGATGAAATCATTGCGTGGATTCGGAATTATTTCCGCAAGAATGGTCCTGATTGTAATGCGGTGATCGGTATCTCTGGTGGCAAGGATTCCAGTATCGTGGCTGCTCTGTGCTGTGAAGCGCTGGGCAATGGCCGTGTAATCGGTGTTTTGATGCCCCAGGGTGCTCAGAGCGATATCGATGTGGCGCGGGAACTGGTTGCCTATCTGGGAATCCAGTCTCATGAAATCAATATTGCCGAAACTGTGAACGCATTATTGGCTAATGGCCGGGCGGCTGGTTTGTGCGATTCCAAGCAGGCTCGTGTAAATCTGCCTGCACGAATCCGTATGGCGACCCTGTTCATGGTATCTCAGAGCAGGAATGGGCGAGTGGCTAACACGTGTAACTATTCGGAGGATTATGTCGGCTGGGCTACGCTATTTGGTGATGGCGCAGGTCAGTTCAGTCCTCTCGGTAAGCTGACCGTCACCGAGGTTAAGGCTGTTGGTCGTGAGCTGGGTCTTCCTGAAAAGTTCATCGAGAAAGCACCTGCTGATGGTCTGACTGGCAAAACCGACGAGGACAATTTCGGCTTTACCTATGACTTCCTCGATAAGTACATTCGCACTGGTGATTTCGGCGGTGACACTGCAACCGCAGCAAAGATCGATCGGATGCACGATGCGAACGCATTCAAACTGTTGACGATGCCTGTATATAAATCTAATTTTTACGAGATTGACTGGTAAGGGAGGGTTCTTATGGGAAAAGAAAAAGTTGATGTCTTGATTGTTGTTGATATGCAGAACGATTTTGTCACCGGTCCGCTGGGTACTCCTGAAGCACAGGCCATTGTGCCGAAGGTCGTTGAGAAGATCAAGAACTGGAAGGGTGAAATTCTGTATACGCAGGATACGCATTATGACAACTACCTCGAAACTCAGGAAGGCAAACATCTTCCTGTAAAACATTGTATCGAACATACGAGGGGCTGGTTATTTATTGATGAAATCGAACACGATATTTTGCCGGAAATGAAAGACCCACAAGCAAAAATTTACGAAAAGAGAACTTTTGGTTCGACATTGCTAATGGAAGATTTATGCGACTCTCATTTCTCTACAATTGGAGGAATGGCAGATTTTAAGGTCAATTCCATTACTCTGGTCGGCCTCTGCACGGAGATCTGTGTCATTTCGAATGCGCTTCTGCTTAAGGCAGCACTACCTGAAGTTCCCATCATTGTGGATGCAAGTTGCTGTGCCGGTGTGACTCCTGAGTCCCACAAGAATGCGCTGGCCGCCATGAAGATGTGTCAGATCGAAATCGTGAACGAGGAATAAAATGCACTACGTTAATAGCGATATTATTTTGGACGCTGACGAAGCAAGACGGTTTCAGTATCTTCTAAGGCATCCAAACGTAGAGGAAATACAAAGGAAGTTAAAGGCTTGTAACGATGCTCTCGCTAAAATGAATTATCGAGAGAACGAAGACGGGACTACTTCTTTTGATATTGATCTTGAGGTGTAAACCATGCGCTACAGAGTAGATGTAAAAGTCGAAGGATACATTCTGGTTGAAGCAAATGATCCTTTTGAAGCTCATAAAATCGCAGACATGCATCAAGAAGATATCGTTTGGGATAACTGGATGACATATACAAGCTGTAAAAAGATTCAAGGAGCCTAATATGGAAGAGATTATTATTTTCGGTTAACGTCCGGATGCCAGGTGATTGGCGGTACTGGGGCAGACATAACCGCCGCCAGAATAATTTGTAAAGGAGAATAGATATGAGCGAGGAAATCGAAAAGAAGCAGACTGAACTTAAAGGTGAGATCTATGAAGATCTGAAGAAATATTTGACGTGGGATGATTATATCAAACTCACCAAATGGCTGAACGAACATAATTTTTGGTTTGCTCCTGCATCTGCAAAATATCATGGCTCTCATCCATGTGGTTTGGCCGAGCATAGCATTGCCGTTGTAAAGGCTCTTGTTTCGTTGACAGATAAATTAGGACTGAAATGGGAAAATCCACGCTCTCCGTATCTAATTGGGCTGCTGCATGACGTTTGCAAAACAGATCAGTATCTTTTTATCCCGGATAAAGGAACATATGAGTATCTGAATAACTCTATTTTCAGTCATCATGGTGAAAAATCCATCTGTATGCTGGCGAGTGTTATCACCCTGACAGAGGAAGAAGTCGCGTGTATTCGATGGCATATGGGGGCATATGAGACAGATACGAACGAATGGAAGTATTATGGTCGGGCCATTAGCCAGTATCAGAATGTGCTGTGGACTCACACGGCAGATATGATGGCCAGTCATATTGCTGGTGTGTAAGGAGGGATTATAATGTCGCCCTGTTTGATGTGCGCCGAAAAGAACTGTCATAACTGTCCATGTGCGATCTGTGAGGTCGTCAATGGCAAGCTGCAGGACAATTTTGTAATGCAGACAGCAATGAAGAATAAAGCGGACTACAAGAAATTCATGGTGCGTCTTTCAGTAGAGCTTCAACAAATCGGCCAGATGAAATCCAGGAGCTGGACGGACAAAAACAACTGGCGCGGATTCCCGGCGGGCTGGTTCAAGCATGATGATCTGGTTTCGTGGCTGCTCTGTCATTGTTAAAAGGAGATGGCAAGATGAGATACACGGTATATATTACAGCAAATCGCTATTACGAAGTACATATCAAGGATGCAAAAGATACAGACGATGCAATGCAGCAGGCTCTGGCAAAGTATGATAACGGAGAGCTCGAAAGCTATGAGGATGAGTTTGAATCGGCGTTCGCAGAATCGGAGGATGATTGATTGGCAAGCAAGTGGCAAACCTGTCGGCTATCAGAAACTCAGGATCGTCGGGTGAAGTTGACCAAGGCCAAAAAGGAAGAAATCGCCCGTAAGTTTGAAACCGGCGAATACTCACTCCGGGGTTTGGCGCGGGAGTACAATGTCTCGCACAAAACGATTTCGCTCATTGTCGATCAGCGGGCGAAACGAAAGAACGACGAATACAACAGAACACACTGGATGTATTATCGTCCGGATGCAGAAACAATGCGGGAAGCGCACCGAAGGTCAAAAGAATATAAAAAGCGACTGTACGAAAGAGGAGAGTTGAAATAATGGGACAGCGGTTGGTTATTACGGTCCATGCGTTTGATGAGGATATCGCCACGATCTATTATCACTGGTCTGCATATACAACCAGCGCACTGGACGAAGCTCAGAAGATCCTTAAAAATGTCAAATGGGAAGATACCACGTCAAAGGACGAATTGATCCTGCGTATCGTTCGCTTCATGGAGTCCAATGGAGGCTGTATCGATTTTGAGGATAAGCCGGAGTTCAATAAGCGTTTTCCGAATGTTGAGTTTAAGGACGATGGCTCCCGCAACGATGGTCTTGTTGCAATCTCTGAGCAGGTAATGGACAAGCAAAAATACTGGTCTGAGGGCGATTTGACCATTGATTTTGATAACGAAATGATTTGTAACTCGGTTTTCTGGTGGTATGATTCGGACGAATCTCTGCGGAATGAACTTGGCGAGGATTGCGATATTGATTTTGACACTATTCCGGAGCTCAAGGTCGATCCTGACGAATTCTCGTTCGATGATCTTACATATATGATCAAGACGTTTACAGATGGCTATAGTTATCATCGCTATCATGGGGAAATCTGGGAAAGTATTGATGGATGAGTGAGGTGATAAAAATGACACGAGAGGAATTGCAGTCGATCATTACAAGCGAACCGTATAATTTTCTGCGCACCAATCCGAATTTGGGCAAGCAAGTGATGTTTTTGACCATTGGCGGCAGCCACGCCTATGGAACGAATGTGGAAGGGTCAGACGTTGATATCCGGGGTGTCGCACTTAACACAGAACATGAGCTGCTTGGCATGGACACGTTCGATCACTGGGTCGATGAAACCACTGATACAACGGTATTCAGTTTCAACAAAGCAGTCAAACTCATGTGCAGCGGCAATCCGAACATGCTGGAGCAGCTTGGGAATGCTGACGATCTTGTCATCAGCTATCATCCAGCCACAAAGCTTTTGATGGATAATAAGAAGTTGTTCCTATCCAGACAGGTCGTGTATTCGTTTGGTGGCTTTGCAGATAAATTGTTCAAGAAGGCAGTCACTTTGGGCGAATGGTGTAATCAATACCCAGAAGATCAGATCACAAAGAAGCGAATGAACAAAACCATTATGAATATGATTCGTCTTTACCTTATGGTCTTTGATATTCTGGAAAAGGGTGAGATCATTACGAATCGGGCGGAGAACCACGACCTGTTGATGATGGCTCGAAACGGTGAATTCCAGGCTGCCAACGGTTATATCAAGCACGATGTAAAAGATTTCCACAAAGAATATGAAAAGCGCCTGCAGTACGATAAGGCGAACACTGCTTTGCCGGACACCATCGATAGAAACCGTGTCAACGAGTTAGTTGTGACTATCAATCGAATGGCGCTAGAAATGGCTTGATGTCCGATTTATAGGACTGGTCTCGTAATATTATAATAAGGAAGGAGTATACCCTCCACGGATGAGGGTATGAAAATTGAATATGTTAAAGCTGTCAGTGTCGAACGCAAACAGCAAGATGGGGAGTATCAAGTCGATCTCGATGCCCCGTATCAAAACCTGTGCTCCAGGCGTTCCGTGCGCAAAAACGTGCTATGTCAGTCACTTCGACTGGCGAACCACGGTACGAAACGCCTATGACAACAATTTGAATCTGTGGTTAACAGACCCTGACGGCTTTGAAGTCCAAGCGACTGCAGCTGCTTATGGGTCTTTTTATTTTCGGTGGCATGTCAGTGGAGATATCGTGGATGAACGATATTTCGATATGATGTGCCGCATCGCAACTAGACTCCCTCGCACCCAGTTTCTCGCATTCACTAAGAAATACGATCTGGTTAACACATTTGTGAAATCTGGCGGTACGATTCCCAGAAATTTACATATTCTCTTTTCATCCTGGCCTGGCTATAATGTAAATAACCCCTATAATCTTCCAGTTGCTTATGTGGCATTTAAAGATGGATATTGTGAAGCGCCAGCAGATGCATATGAGTGTTCTGGACATTGCGAGGATTGTGCTTACGCTGGTAAAAACTGCTGGGTCATGGGGCGAGGCCAGTCCATTGTTTTAAAAGAGCATTAAGGATTTTATAGACCCCTATTATAATAATGTAGGAAGGATGATATAAATGGCGTATGTTCTTACCAACGGACACACCTATATCACAAAAAAGCCGAATGGCAAATTCACAACAACATACGATTCAAGCCTGGCCTCGCAGTATGATGCAGAAAGCAAAGCCTGGAACGTATTGAATTGTCTGCCGCGTACATATAAAGAAGCCGGGTATCTCCCAAAAAAAATCGAAGTCAAGGAAGCATCGGCACAGTTAAAAGAGATGGTCGCTCCAGCACAGCCAGAACGAAAGCGGTTCGATCCTGTATCTTATCCTGTCGAAGATTCAGAGTGGATGACTGATTTTAAAAAGAGTCTCAAAATTGTCGATAAAACTCTCAGCAGTTTAAAGCCGATGTATGCAAACCTCTATTCTGATCTGACTCGGGCAACAGATGAGATTGATGATCTGGAGCACGCCATTGAGCTTGTCAAGGCAAATGCAGTCCAGCGCTGCTTTCTGGAGAATGAACTAAAGAAGGCGCGTAAGATCCGCCGTGAATGCAAGGATGCGATGAGTCTGATCGAGATGGTATTGAAGTTCAATCTGGATGACTGGGGAACTGGCAGGGTGCAGTCTGAAATCGTTCGCCTGGAAACCCGGTGTTATACACCGAAAGTCCGCGATGATATTTTTGTTTAAGGAGTGATTTATTATGAGTGGAGCAGTATCGTTTGTTTTAGGGTTATTGGGACTGGGAGCGTCTGGCGCAGTAAATGCGAAAAACGGAATTGAACAGATGAAAAAGCAGGCAGAGCTGGATCAAATTTATACAGCACAAGCTACTGACCGGTCAAACTCAGAAATCCGCCAGATGCATGATCGCGTTCGCAAAGAATGGCATAACATTCCAGACTGTCATCCAAATTGTCTTGGTAAATGGCCACACGATTATTCTGACCGTATGGGTCCCTATTATCAGACTAAGTTTTGGTTCCGCGATCATCTGAACGCCAAGGGTATCCCGTATGACGATGCCATCCTGGACGAAGTCTGCGGCGTGAACTATGAGAAGCTGATGAACAAGATGCTAGACGATGCTGTTCATGGCAGAAGACGGCACAGATCGTTCTAAACAATTAAAAGTTGTTATTTCGGGTTGAAATGCGCCATGTTTTGTGGTAAAATAACAACCGAACTGAATTTGGTTAGAAAAACAGGACATCTTTTAGTTGGTTGGAGGGCAAAATGCGGATCACATATACTGCCCAGGAAATGTACGAACATATCCGATCATATGACATCATTGAGTTCTGGGGCAGCCGGAACGAAGAAAATGTCTGCATGATCAAAGCCAAGTCATCCTGCGTTGCACTGAGAAAAGGCAAGCAATACAACTACATCAGTATCGAATGCCAGTTTGACCACAGGTCAGACATCCTTTGTTGCTGCTGCAACATTACAGGCAACGTGTTCTCTTGTGAAATTGAGAGGGGGAAAAAGTCTGAGCACCTTATTATTACATCCGATTATGCAGAGGAGCCAATCACACTTTTTTTAAAAAATCTCTGAATTGGTATTGTAAAGTGTGAATGAGTGTGGTATAATAAGGACACAAAGTAAAACAGATGGTCAGCAAGGAGGTCATAATATGTTTAAGGCTGGCTCAAGTGTCCCAAAAATCGGTGAGATTCGTCTCGGTTATGTTGCCGATATCAAGCAGGAAGGAAAAACTGTCCATAAATATTATGGCGTTCATCCTTATCTGATCGTCAGCAACAACATCTACAACAAAAACTCTGGTCAGTGTGAGGTGATTCCCTTCACCACAAAGCGCTGGAACAGCCGCAACCCGGTCCATGTTGATTTTGGTGTAGGTGAAGTAGATGGCTTGCCGCATGAATCCACTCTTGTGATCGAAGGCCGCGATACGTTGTTAAACTCTCAGCTGAGCGAACCAATCGGAACGTTCTCTGATAAGAACTGGCAGCGCGCAGCGAACGCAATGGTGATCCAGTGTCCGATGCTTGCGGCTGCATTCAGTACAAATCTGGTCTCTGCATCATAAAATCTACGATTCTGTTTGCAAAATCTTCTTACATAGTGTACAATGAATCTAATAGTTCATATACCGACCCACTGTGTAAGGAGATATCAAACGATGAGACAGAGTGCGGAATATTATAATGAAGAGCTCAAGACCAGATTTATTCTGGATAAAATGTGCGAAAAAGATTCCAACGGAGATCCAGCTAAGGATTCCGCTGGCGAATATATCATTCTTGCTAAGAGTAAGAACAGGTATAACAAGGTTCGCAGCATTTTTCATAAGCTTGCCGCGTTCGAACAGAAGTATGAGAAAGACTTTTATGAGATCGAGTCTGACAAAGACGAAGAATTTATAAATGATCTGTTCTCAAGGTGGATTTCCGAACTGAATGAAAACTACAGCATCTTTGTGTTGTCTATTTTCAAGCAGTATATTATGTGGTGCAGAGATGAGGGTTTGCTTTCAACGCAGCGGTACTATCAGCATCCGTTCTTTGACATGGAAATGTCCGGATGGAAAAAGAAAGACACCAGTTCCACTTTCCGCTCTGAGCGTGTAAAGAACCAGCTGGAAGCCATTGCAAACAAGAGTACCGATGAATTGGCTGAAAACTATGTGTTTCCATCAGAAGATAATTTCTTCACCTACGTCGTTTCTGTGTTCTCGGAAGAAGGGGCTATTATAACAGGCGCAATCATGTGTCTGCTGTATTATGGATTCCAGTCCGAAGAGATTCGCATCATCAAAAGAAAAGACGTTGATGTAGACACGAGAACCGTCTGCGGGAAATATATCGATCACGATATCGCATGGTCGATCATCTGTAAAGCCAAAAACACGACCACCTATCTCAAAAACCACGCAAAGGGACAACTTGGGAAGTTAGAAATGAATCTCGGCGATGGTCCATATCTTATTCGTACAAGCAGAGAGAGTTCCAATGATAACCCTGTGCCAATTGGATACTTCAAAGACCTGTATCGAAGAGAAAAGAAAATTGTTGAGGGGCTTCCGCCAACATCTAACTATAAAAACATCCTTGTTAAAACAAGCACCATCAAAAACCTGCGCGAATTCTATGAGATCATGTCGGAAGAGCAC